GATGATCGGGAGTTGAAACAGCACTCATAGACTTGGAAGAAAACTCTACGAGTGGACCTTCGTAGTCTGGGTAGAATTTTAAGTCAGTAGGATGTTGCCATTCCAGTTCTCCTGTATCTGCATTCTTGGTAAGAAGCTGATCATCCATCTTAAGATCAAAACCTTTTACCCAACCACGACGAGTTAACGCTTCAGTTTCAGCATCGAGACAGTTCTTTTGCTGGGTGTAATCGACGCCGCCCCTGAGACGCCCAGTGAGCGTGGGGACGACGCCTGCACAGTACTTGTAGAAGAGTTGTGGCGAACCCTTCTTCTCGAACAACTGCTCGAGGTCTTCGCTCTTGACCTTCGGGGAGAGAGTGAAGACAGAAATGATTGAGTGCCACATGCGTTCGACGAACTCCGGCTTGTAAGGCGTCCCATCAAACTTGACAGGAGAGCCACGAATCACCTTGCCGAGAGCGCGTCCGGTGATGAAGCCCTTGTCAGGATCTTCAGCGTCGAAAGCTTTGCGAAGGATCTCTTCTGAAAGGCCGAGCGAGAAAGCCATGTTCGTCCAGCACTCATCGGCGAGAAAGCCGTCCTTGTCATTTAGCTCGGGGTAGATCTGATTGATCAGCTTCTCTCGGAATGCCTGAGCTTCTTCGACGGTCAGATCGACACCGTAGTTCGCCTTGGCGTAAAGAGATAGCTTCAACGCACCGAGGCCACCAGGGCAACCGAAGTTTAGTGCCTTCGCTGCTTGCCGCTTAGCCTTGAAGAACTTCTCGTCGGACTTCTTCAGGAGCATAAAGTCCTCGAGAGGCACTCCGAGAATCATCGAGGCGGTGTAGGCGTGCGGGTCCTTCTTGTTGCGAATCAACTCGCCAAGCTTTGAATAACCGAACCTCTTTTGACACACAGATGCGAGTGTGCAAAGCTCGATGGCGCTGTAGTCGATCGTGAGCAGTTTGAAGCCTGAACGAGGGATGAAGATCTCACGAAACGCCGCTAGTTTCGGCCATTGTTGCAGGTTCGGAGAGTAACAACTTGTACGTCCAGTGAGCTTCAGGAGACCGTAGCGAGGTCTGAGGACTTTATCCTTGGCGGCGATCGACAGGAAGCCGAGGAGCTTCGAGGACTCTGCAACAAGCGGCCAGGCTTGAAGGAAGGGGTGAGATGCACCGTACTCTTTCGCCAGCTCGCTCCACGCCTTCACGCTCGCGGAGATGCCCTTCTTCTTGCCGTCTGACTGTGGGGCGTCCACCTCGAGTTCGTCAGCAAGCTGCTGCAAGTACTCCTTCAGCCACTTCGAGTTCAAGGAAGGTAAGCCTGACTTCTTCGTCAACTCCAGGGGGAGTTCTTCGCGAGGAGGAATTGGCGGAGGGGCGGGCTTCGCCGGCTTTTCTCGCGGCGGGTCGCCCTTCTTCTTTCGAGGCAGTTTGACTTTCTCGACTTTCGGTTGCTTGACCTTCTTCGGCTTCTGGTACTTGAATAGATCGGGCCATCGACACCGCATGAACTCGATGACGTCGTCAACGTGATCACGATAGGTCTTGTCGAGTGTCGCGACTTTCTGGTTGTCAACACAAATACCACGATCTTCCATGTACTTCAAAGTGACCGACGCCTTGACCTGGAGCGTCTCGGTGAGCAGACCGTACTTCTCGACGACGTCGCTGCGGTATTCCCGCTTTTCTGGCGGGTAGAAGAGGGCGTGCGTCCTGACAAGCGAGTCGGCGACGGCTCGCATCGCGTTGTACGTCCTGGCCGTCGCGATCGCATCCTTGATGGCGTAGTCGAAGAAGCCGACGTCAGTAACTTCCTCGAACGGCTTGCCGAGGATCTCGGCGTACCGCATTCGGTAGGGGTCTTCCTTGTTGACGGCGATCTTGGCGTAGCTCTGAGCGACTTCGTCGAGGTTGCGAGCCCAGATGCCGTCCTCTGCTCCGCCCTTCGCCCCTTCGCCGCGAGCGATGCGGACGAGCATGTCGAGGACCATCGTGTCGAACACATGGCCGCGGTCTACGAGCGACCACCAGATACCGAGAGCTTCTCGATGGTCGCTCTCTCGAAGGTATCGCTCGACGACCCAGAAATCGAAGGCGAAGTTGTGTCCGACCAAGTAAGAACCAGCGTGCTGCTGGATGAACGATGGAAGTTGCTGAAGAGAGAGGACAGCGCTTCTAGTTCCTGTTGAGATCGTGGCAAGTACCGCTTTAGGAGTTCCGACATCAACAACTTCTGTTTCTGTATCGAAGGCGATCGGGTTCGTCTTTGACGAGGGGAACTTCTCGCCGCTCCAGGGAAGAGAGTAAGTGTAACGAGAGTTTGCGAATTGTGTGGAGCGAACCGTCATTACACTTACTTTCTTCTCTAAAGCGAATTAACGGAGCGCGCAGTGATAACTCTTGTGGTTGACGTAATCCTTTGCATCCTTTACATCCTTTGCGCTAACCTTTTTGTCTTCTTGCTGCTGTTGAGGCGCTCGCAGTTCAGCCGGAGTGAAGCCCACAGGAGAAGCAGAACCTCGGACTTCAGCAAGAGGAGAGGTGGTAGGGGTAATCCAAGTACCATTCGCTGACAGAACCTGACCGTTGCGAGTGAAGTTCGGCAGAGGCGGGGAATCGGGGTCAGTAACGAAGACCTTGGCAAGAACTTCACGGGCCTGGTTGTCACAATAAAGATCAACCTGTTTCTGAAGCGCCTTGCAGTCGTTGTAAAGCTGCGTGTACTGCTCGCTCGTCAAGAGCTTTGTCACGTCGATCATGCCCTGTACAAGGACGATCTGTTCGTCCTTACAGGAAGTTTCAGGGATGAACGTGAAACCGAAGCCAGTGCGATTCCTGTGAATGTAGCAGCCAGCGTCCCTGACCCAGTCCGTTACCTTGCTGCCGTTGATGATCGCACTGAGTGGGTGATAGACGGGGTCGTACTCCATCTTCTCTTCGATAACGACTATGGGCTTCTTGTACTTCTTGATGAGGAGGATGGCAATGAACCCGAGAGTCGTCAGGAAGGAGTTGAACAGACTGACTTCGGGGTGAGAGACGATCGAATTCCACAGCCAGATAACGAACTCTTCAGGAGTCATGTGTGTTTTCTTTCTCTGTTATGCGGTGTGTAGAAAAGAAAAGAAAGCCCCGCTGCCATCCGAACGAGTGAGTGAGAGTCGGAGTGCATTGTGGATGACAGCGGGGCAATTTCAAGAAGTTGCTGTTAGAACGGGATCTCGGCAGAGGCGACTTGTGTCGTCTCTTGCTTCGCCTTCTTCCGCTTCGACCACGTCTCGGTCACTTTCGAGAGAACGAGATCGCGCTTCTCGGTGTCGAGGCGAGCCTGGAAGCGACGAGGGAAGCGGAGGTTCCAGAACAGCGATGTCTTGCCGTTCTGACTCGACAGCGTGCCCTGGAGGAAGACCTTCTGGCCGACGAAGGAGTGATGGCCGGGCTCTCCGGGGATCAAGGCGGTGATTGGAGTGGTGTCGGCGTCGAAGCCTAGCTTCTCGAGCTGCTTCTCGAGGATGTCCATGCGAGTATCGGAGTCGGAGAAGTTCAACTGCACCTGGACAACGGCGTTCTGGTCGAGTGGATCGACACCGCCGTCAGGGTTGAACTTATCCATCAACTTGCCGGCGAGCTTGACGTCGAGGACGACCTTCAGGTTATCGTTCTTGTCAGCACCGGCGTTGTGTTCGACGACTTCACCGACGTAAAGGGACTCAAGATCGTAAGCCATACTCAATCACTCTCTTTCTTTACTTCAACAGATTCAACAGATTCAACAGATTCAGGTTCTTGTACGTTCGCCACGGCGACAGTTGCCGCAGCATTGTTTTTGTTCAATTGGACTTGCTGAACTTGGCGGATGGCGAGCTTTTGCTCGAGGAGGCTGATCGCCGCAGACGCTGCTTGATCTCCTAGATCTGCGATCGTCGGCGATCCGTAGTGCCTCAAGAGCGCTTCCACAGACGTCTCTGTTTGGTTGCAGAGGTCTTGGAGCTTCTTGGCGATCGTCGGAGAAGTCGGACTTCCATCGTCAGCAACGATCTCGCCGTCCTCATTCTCCTCGACTCCAAGTTCGTTCGGGGTGTAGACGGGCGTCCCAGCACTCAGGTCGGGGGCGAACATGCGCTGTCCGTTGGAAAGCGCACGCGCGAAGTACATATTCTTCGGGTACTGCTTCCACGGGCCTGGCTTGTTTAGCAGCCCTGCTCGTTCAGCGTCGGCCTTGAGAAACTCCGACGTGCCGATCGACGTTAGCTTCTTGCCTTGAGGAGTCTCCTGCACTTCGAAGAACTCGAGTACGCATCCTTTCTCAGCGTCAAGAAGTTTAACGCGGTAGTCGTAACGGCCACTCTTCTTCACCAGGCCGGCGAGAAGGTTCGATGAGAGGACGACTTTGTCCTGGACGATGTAGATGCCGCTGAGAGAAGCGCCAGGCCCGATCCCCAACTCGTGCCCAATCATCATCTTGACGATCGCCTTGTTGGGGTCCTTGGCGTCCTTGTAAAAACCGCTGGCCGAACACGCCTTGGCGAGGGCGAACATCGCCTTGATCGAAAACTGACTACTATCGGCAGTCGTTACAGATAGCTCGTTCCTTTGTTCTCTCTGACTCCTTAAAGGAGCAGAAGGAAGATTTTCTTGGTAGCTCAAGTTGACGTGACTCGCTTACTTTTTGTTGACAATGCCGGGGCAGTCTTCACACTCACACTTGCCTGGCTCACAGGAGCAGGGCTTACCTTGATTGCACTCGCAACTATTACCGCACGGACACTTCTTGCACGGACAGCACTTGCCATCACAACAATCGCAGTCGTCGTCCGAGGAGGGAATGCAGACAAGGACAGCGACTGTCAGGGCGACAAAGAAGAAGCCGACAACGAGCAAGTACTTGGTGAGAGACATTCGATTCATGTGTGTTTCTTTCTTCTTGTTATCGAGTTGTTGACATCAGGGGGACAAAAGAAACTTTTCACAACTCGCAACCCCCTTCGACGTCCTCGTCTGGTGTGAGTTCTTCCGGCAAGGCGGGCTCCTCGCAGTGGCTCTTGCCGCTTGAGTTCTTGCCCTTGCGATCGTAGTAGTAACCACGGAGGCGCTCAAGGTCATTGTCGTTCAACAACTCGAGGCTCGCAAGCTGGAGGAGCTTCTTGCGGACTTCTCTCGCCGGCATTCGGGACTGGAAGGCCAACTCCTTCACACTGGGATAGAAGGAAGGCGTGATCGCCCTCGCCAGGATGACGTAAAGGAAAACTCCGAAAGGCCCCAGAACTTCCGCGTGAAGATCGACGAGATCGTTGGGAAGCCAGAAGCCGGAACCGTCTTTGAGTTGCTGGAGAAAGGACGAATCAGTGGGACGACGAGACATCAGAACCGCGAGTATTCAAATTCATTGTGAAAGTTACCTGACGAAAGAAAGCTAACTCGAGATCCGAAGTTGGCAAGAAGAAAAGTTTCTTCTGCTCCTTTTCGACCAGGAGTTAAACTTATGTGTTTCAGTACCGCCCGCATTTATAAAGGCACGTTTCGTGAAGATCATTAATTTACAACAAGGAACGCCAGAGTGGCTCGCCTGGAGGCAAGCAGGCATTGGAAGTTCCGACATCCCCATCATCCTCGGCGTCTCTCCGTGGACAAAGCCCGAGAAGCTCCTCAGAGAGAAGGTAACGGGCGTGCCAGCGAGGAAGAGCAACGGGGCGATGCGACGAGGGCACGACCTGGAGCCGGTCGCTAGGGCTCTCTACGAGGCCATCATGGGCATCCCTGTCCTCCCTGTGTGTGGTGAGGACGACGTCAGAGAGTGGATGAAGGTATCTCTTGATGGCTGGGATTCCAAGAATCGCATCACCATCGAGATCAAGTGCCCAAACAAGGATGACCACAAATTAGCACTTGATGGGAAGATTCCTGTCAAGTATCAGCCGCAGTGTGATTGGCAGATCGGCATCTCAGGGTCGTTGCTTCATCATTATGTGTCGTATAATCCGACATCATTCGCAAAGAGTGAGGAATTCGCCGTCGTGCTTTATCCTCGCAACGAAGGAGAAATTTCACGCATCAATTCTGAAGCCGAGAAGTTCTGGTGTCGCGTTGTCGAGGAGCGAGAGAAACTTGCAAAGAGTAAATAAGAACTCACGAAGAAGTGTTAGGAAACTTTTTCGTAACATTTTCGCGATTATGTTCAAACTGCTCTTGACAGCTTTTTCGACCCCTTGGTATAATCACCGTACAAGAAGGCTAGCTCCCAAGAAAGTTTCTTCTTTCTCCTTTAGGCAGTAGAGAGTAGATCAAGTACAGCTTGACTTGTTCTCTACTCTCTTGCCTCGCCGGGGAGGAAGAAAAGACTTTTCAAGACGAACGGTAAGTCTTGACTAGCGATATTGTACGAGTGGCGGGCTCGCAAACACATTTCAGAAGAGACGAGATCGGTTAGACTGTCGCAGTTCGTCGCGCGACGGTCAACCGCTTGGTCTAGACGGGCGTCTGGCAAACTGTGATAACAGCTCGGTGCAAATCCCAGCCACAGAGACTCCGATCGACCGATCTCATCTCTTTAAAGCACAATGGCCTGACTCAAACGAGTGGCAAGGCTTCTGACTTCCAACGAAGTGCCAGCAGCTTACACCGTGACTCCGGTTGAATGATCAGCTTCGGCGGTGCCCCTTCTCGAGCCTAGAGCTTGAGGGAAAAGTCACCAGGCCATTTCTTCTCTTAAAGTCTCTTCCGCTTCTTGATGAGGTGGAGGAGACTTTTCTTTTTACACACAAACAGACGGAGGATCGAATAGTGTCTCACATCAGCACTGTCAAGACGCAGGTGCGTTCCGAGAGGGTGTTCGAGCGGGCTTGCAAGGCGTTGGGTCTTGTTCACGGCGTCGGTGAGGTCAGGGGGTACGCAAGCCGGACGATGAATGGCATGTGGGTCAAGTTGCCTAACTGGCTTTACCCCGTCTGCTTCAACGCGGACGGCACGCTGACGTTTGACAACTACTCCGAGAACCCACCGACAGTGAACGACATCCGCCAGGTGCAGGACGGTCACTGGGGGAAGGTCAGTGAGCTGAAGAAGTTCTTGCGGGAGTACGCCAAGCAAAGCGTCCTCGTGAGTGCGGAGGAGCAGGGACTCACGCTTCTCTCTACGCAGGAAGAGGGCCAGGAGGTTGTTTTGGAGTTGGCCGCTTACTGAGAGGAGCAAGAGGTGACTTTCCAGGAACGCGAAAGGATCTTGAAGCAGGCTGTCTCGAACACTGAACTCGTAGTCGCACTCGAGGAACTCCATGACATCTTCTACGCGGAGATGGACCTCGATACTGGCAAGTACGTCCTGAATCCTGACAAGGAATGGGACTGGGAGCAGATTCAGCATGTCGCTGGTGTGTTCGAAGGACTTGGGCTTGTCTTTGAAGAAACCGAAGAGGAAGAAGAAGAAGAAGAAGAGGAAGAAGACGATGAGGACTGACCCTCGCAAGGCTTGCAAGAATGCGAAGGAGAAGTTCTTTTGGGCTTTCATTCACGACTTCTTCGCTCACCCATTCATGGCGATCACTCTCTACAGCGAGTGGTCAATCACGTTTCACGACTGAACTTCACGAAAGGCATGGCCGAAAAACAGCAATGCGTAAATACAACAGTGCGACTGACTATCACATCATTCTGGAAGCAGCACGAAAGGAAGGAATCTGCATCGCTGCTATCGCAAGAGCGTTGGAAGGAGCAGGAATCATCTGGCCCGCACTTCAAGATAGCTACGGAAAAACAACTCCAGAACAGGATGAAATGGACAAAGAAATTGGGCGAGCGTGGAAGGAGTTGTGGTACACCAAATGATCACAGGCGGAGTGTTGCTGATTCTACTATTTTTTGTTGCTAACAAATACAGCGACGGCCCTTACAGTTTGATCGAGGGTGTAACGCCCCGTATTGTTAACTGGATAGAGGAAGAAATCAGGAGGTTGATCAAGTGAAGAAGCTCGACAGAGAACAACTGAATAAGAAAGCACGCCTCGCCAGGGAGTTGGCCGAGGCAGCATCAGAGCTTGAGAATGGGATCTCAGACTTCAACGACGCTTTTCAACGGGAGTGGGAGCGGAGTATCGACGAGCCGTTGAAGCGGTTGAACAAGATGATCGAGGAGGCAGTGGCTTTCAGGGACGAGGTCGTTCAGGTCATGACGGACTATGCCGACGAGCGATCGGAGAACTGGGCAGAGTCAGAAGCGGGGCGGGCATTCGAGTTGTGGAAAGAAGAATGGGAAGGCCTGGAGCTTGATACGATCGCCCTCGAGCCGCCTGAAGAGATCTCTGTTCCGGACGTGGCTGTCAAGACTTTCGAGAACCTGTCAGAGGAGTGCTAATAATGAGCCTGCGATTGGCGATCATTCTGCATGACTCCGCAGGCTCAATCCATCACGTTGTGGTAGGCCCGTACGACACTCGTTGTTATGCGATCGAATTCAGAAAGGTGTGTGCGGCTGAGGGCCGAGAGTTCAAGGCAAAGTACGAATGGAACAATGCGTTTGTGGAGTGGCTCGTATCGCACAAGGGCTTTGAACAAACGGTCTTCATGAAAGGTTAACAAGTGAAGAAGATCATCATTCGTATAGACGAGTGGGGGAACGCGAAGGTGGAGGCTCAAGGGTTTGCCGGGAGCGAATGTCTCGATGCCACTCGCCTCGTTGAGATCGGCCTGGGGCAGCAAGAGAAGGACGATCCGACGCCTGAGATGTACCTGTCGCCTGACGTCAACCAGGAGACTTGAAATGAGCAAGTTGATTTGCCGAACGACAGAGACGATTGTCACGGAAGAAGCGGACGTCGTCTTTAAGGGGACTCCTGTTTACGTTCTGGGGATTGCCGATGGCAAAGACGATGAAGTGAAGCTCGTTTGTAAGACAATGGCCCATGTCTATTGCGACAACACTGGAGCTAGGGCGAACGAAGGAGAATACGACGGTGTGCATGGAGATAGCTGTTCTGGGCTACTCCTGGACATTGCGGCAGACAAGCTCGTTTACGAGGCGTTTCAACAGTAACAAATGATGACGAGAGAGGAACTAAACGATGAAGTTCGAGGAATCGTTCGCACAGCACTTGAAGGCAGGAGCGGCGGGGATGTGGGTACAAACACGAGAGCCGCCCGAGACACAGCGAGTCATGCGGCGAGTGTGTACTGCTCACGACGTTCAGCTTCTCTCCTGGGATGCTGACGTCGGCCTGCGTGAAGTCAATGACGATGGTCCCACGGTTGAGGGGAGCAAGATGGCTCCAGGAAATGCCATCAAGAGCGTCTTCCAGAAGATCGGCGAGGCGGCGGAGTCGCAGAAGAAGTACGCAATCGCCCTTCATAACCTCCACGACTTTATCAAGATCCCCGACCTCAAGCAATCGCTCTTGAACGCGATCGCTGTCGGCAAGAGCGTCGGGGCGTACTTCATCATCCTGTCGCCGTTCGTGAACATCCCCGACGAACTCCAGACGTACATCGCTGTCCTCCGCCATGAGCCTCCAGGGCACGAGGAGATCCAGAAGCTAGTCAACCGCACGCTCGGTCGAGAAGAAGGCTCTCCACTTCAGAAGGCGACACTCGAAGCGTTGTCGGGACTTATGCGCTTCGAGGCCGAGCAGGAACTGGCCCTTTGTCTGGCGAGGGACGAGCCCGTGACGCCGAAAGCCCTCTGGCACTCGAAGGCAAAGGTGCTGGAGAAGGGCGGCTTCTTGAAGATGGAGCGCTCCTCACTGACGTTCGCGGACGTCAAGGGGCTCGCCCACCTCAAAGACTTCACGTTGCGGGCTTTCCGCCCTGAGAGGAAGAAGCCGGCGAAGGGGATCTGTCTCGTAGGAGCGTCCGGGGCAGGGAAAAGTCTCTTCTCTTCTGCTCTGGGGAATGAAGTGGGTCGGAACACAGTCCTGTTGAGGATTGGCTCCTTGCTCGGGTCGCTCGTTGGGCAGAGCGAGGCGAACCTCCGCCTCGTCCTCGACCAACTCGAGGCCCTCGCACCTGTCGTGGTCCGCCTGGAGGAGATCGAGAAGGACCTTGCCGGCAGCAGCTCGTCCAATGACTCTGGAGTTATGGCGAGGATCTTCGGCACGCTCTTAACGTGGCGACAGGAGACGACGGCCGACGTCTACCTGATCGCCACGGCAAACAACGTCGCTTCCATTCCGTACGAGTTCCTTCGCCCTGGCCGCTTTGACGCCACGTTCTTCCTCGACCTCCCAACGAAAGAAGAACGCGACTCGATCCTCGAATACCACCTGAAGAAGGCGGGGCTCGTGGACTCCGTCGCCGCGGTCAACAAGGCGTGTGGAGATCTTGAAGGATGGACAGGAGCGGAGGTGGAACAACTTTGTTACCTCGTCAGTGAGATGGGGTACTCGTTCGGTGAAGCTGTGGAACGAGTGCCGGTGAACGTCAGGAGAGCACCAGAAGCCATCCGCCAGATAAAGGAGTTCGCGTCGGGGTGGGCACTTTCAGCGTCGTCGCCGGGAATCTACTACAACAAACCGCTACCGTCCTCTTCAATTCAGAGACGGCTGGACGCGCTCAAGACAGAGAAAGGAACAGAACTGTGACGCTCGAGGAGTTCATGACTGCTGTGATCGAGGAGACGAAGGACATGGACTGGAGGTTGAACCCTCTGGGGACGCTTCGTGCAAGTCGTTACGAGGAGAGTAATAGTACTCTACCGACTTGCACGATGTGTCCACTGACGGCACTCGTATTCAAAAGGACAAGTAAATTGCTGCCAGCGGTCGATTTTCGAAAAGCGGGAACAATACTGGAAATTGGCTTCAGGGACATCGATACGATCATCCGTGCGGCAGACTGCTGCCACGGAGCATCACCAGTGGCAACAGAGATTCGTCGGCGGTTTCTAGAAGGGCTTCACCCAAAACACTACGGAGAATGACATGACACTTGACGAAGCAGTGAACGCGATTCTGGAAGAGACGAGGGACGAAAACTGGACGATCGACGACAGCGACGGCTGGTTGCGGTGGTGGAGAGAGGAATTAGGAAAAGGAGAAGCAAATCGACTGTGCCCGCTCACCGCACTTTGCTTGAAACGGACAGGGAAGGCATACTGGAGCGGAGATTACGCACTAGCAGCAGAGGAGCTGGGGATTGCGGAAAAAGATGCCGAGATCATCGCCGATGCGGCGGACAGGCGGAACACAAACGAGCCGGACTCTCCTAGAGCGATCGTCCGCCAGAAGCTCCTCACGCTCACGAAGAAGGAGAGAGATGAATGACGCTCGACGAGGCGGTGGACGAGATCCTCAAGCTCAAGGATGAGTTCCCGTGGACGATCGACAACTCTCAGAAGTGCATTCGCTCGCACGGTCAACATCCCGCATTCGCCTGGACTTGTACTCACTGTCCTCTTAGTGCCCTGGCATACAAGAAGACGCAGATTGTATTTACAATCCATCAAGTGAGAGCGATGGCCGAAAGGCTTAACCTCAAGATTGACGATGCGGTTAAGATCGTTCAGGCTTCGGACAATGTTTACAATCGAGAACAAGAAAGTCTTTCCGTCGATCATGAGGTGATCAGGATTCGAGATCGCCTTCTTGCTCTCGTGAACTGATCATCGTGAACAACTGGAAGTAAGAAAAGTCTCCACCCCTTCATGATGAGGCGGTGGAGATTTTCATTTAACGACTAACGACTAAAGACTAAAGGAGAGAACTCAATGTCCGAAGAACAAACGAATCAAGATATCAGTTTGCTGACTCCTGGTGAACGACTTCGCAGAACGCGAATGGGTTGCAAGCTCGTCATCAATCGCTGGGGTCTGTCGAAGTCGCTGTCCAAGGATCAGAGGAAGACGGCAGCGAATGCGTTCGGCGCTCAGTCGAAGCGGATGACAGGTGGCAAGAAGCTTGCTAACAGCGACAACCAGTACATTGCCGCCGTCAGCAAGATCCTGTCGAGATTGCGGCAGGAGTGGCAGGAGAGGACGGACGAGTGGATCGAGGACGGCGTTCGCCTTCTCAAGACCTCCGCCCTTCCTTTGTGGACAGACTTCGTCAACTCGATTCGAGCGGAGTTGACAACTGCCGTAGAGGACCTCCAGGCCCACCTCAGCGACGTCAAGGCGGAGGCGAGGCAGGAGTTGGGCGACCTCTACAACGATGCCGACTACCCTGTGTCGATCGTGGAGAAATATGGGTTCACTGTCGATTACCCATCGCTCGAGCCGCCTGAGTGGCTCCAGGGCGTTAACCCTGATCTATATCGGGAGCAGGCCGAGCGAGTCCGCCAGCGGTTTGACGAGGCGGCATCTCTCGGTGAACAGGTGTTCGTAGAGACGTTCCACGAACTCGTGTCGCACCTCTCTGAACGCCTGGAGCCTGGAGAAGAGGGCGAGCGGAAGGTCTTCAAGCAGGCTTCGCTCGAGAACGTCAACGCCTTTGTCCAGCGGTTCAAGAACCTCTATTGCGGGTCGAACGCTGAACTCGAAGGGCTTGTTAACCAGGCTCAGGAGATCCTCACTGTAAACACCAGTACGGGTCGTATTCCCATCTCCGTGAACGAGGTGAAGAACGTGGACTGGATCAAGAGCCAGGTCAAGGACGGCATGAACAAGCTCAAGGAGTCACTCGACAAGATGGTGACGACATTGCCTCGCCGCCAGTTCTCGAGCGACGTTGCAGGCAAGCTCAACGAGGTTGAACTCTGATGAACGTGTTCGTGGAGAACTTGAAGGCGAAAGGATTTGCTCGAAGGGTAGGACTTCCACAGTCATTCGAGAAAGAGCTTACGCCTTACTGGAAGATCATAGTCGAGGGACCTCGATCAAATGGGAAATACAACTGCGGGCTTTACCTTCTCGACGATGACGATGAGTGCTGGTTACTTTATGTGACGCCAGGAGAAAACAAGGATGGTTGGACTGAAGAGGAAGTACTCACGTTCATCAAGGAGGAAGAAGAAATAGTGGAATGAAGTGTGACAAACAATGAACAAAGAAACAACGTACGTCTTTAGTGGCGTACGTTGTTTCATTTACGGAGAATGAAATGCAAACGAAGATCATCGTGAAGATCGATGAAAATGGTGTCGTGATGCACATCACCACGGATAACTTGAAGATCGAGCATTCAGGAGAGTGTGAAGTAAAGAGAGCTTCGCACGTCGAGCCGTGGTCTTGTTTAAGTATGGACGCACAAAATATGTGGATCAAAGATCATCCTTACTACAACGAAAAACTCATCGAGAAAGATAAATGGTTTGTTGATTTGAGGCCACTTGGAGGACCTGTAGTCGGGCCTTATGTAAATCGACTCGCTGCATTAGACTTTGAACAACAGTGGATCGAAAAGAACAGGCTGAATATTACAAAGACAATGGAGAGCCACTTATAATGACCGCATCCCCCATCATTCTAAGGTTGAGAACAAGGCGAAAACCCCGCAGAGATAGAAAGCAGGAAGCCGCCGACCGCATCGAAAAAGAAAACACAAAGAACACCCCTAAATGCGTCACGGTGGACGAGCTGGAAGGCCCTCTCCCCGTCCACGAGTACACGCACAGCGTACGCTGCATGTTCTGCAAGCAGGAGATACGCCCGCAGTGGAAGAAGAATGCGGGCTTTGTCATGAGTTGTGATTGTAAGTAATATCGAAGTCACTGTCGAATTCACCCCCGTATCTAGACCGAGTGCAAGAGAGTCGTGAAGATCCAGTTCTACAGCAATGAGGAGAAGTACATCGACAAAGGGCCTACTCTGTCAGTAAAGAAGCTGCATCTGTTAAGAGATCGTCTCCTCGACGAGAGAGGAAACGAGTTGGCCCAGTTCCTTATCAATTCGTGGTCCGTGAATGTTGTCGAAAGAGAGACTCAGGAGAATGAGGTGTACGAGAACGCGACCATCAGTGACGAAAACAAATTCGAACAGGCCGTCAAGGAAGAGTGCCAAGACGAGACGTACGCGGATGACTTCAGAAAAAACCCCCGCTTCAAGGCGGCACTCCATTACCTCCGCCTGGGATGGTCCGTCGTCGCGCTTTGCCCGCGAGATCATTACGGCGTGGGGGCAGAGCACAGGAAGGTTTGCCGTCGCCCCGACAAGTTCGGTAAAGTGCCAGTAGACTGCCGCTGGCGCTTGTGGCAGCAACGACCTCCCACTGAGCAGGAACTCGAGGACCAGTTCCGCAGGCACCCGTCCGCGAACGTCGGCGTCGTCATGGGCAAGGTGTCGAACCTCGTCAGCGTCGATATCGATGGGCCAACAGAGAAGGCCCTTGAAGAGTTGGCGTGGCTCGATCTCTCCGATACTCTCACATTCGATACGCATCGGGGGCAAAGGCTCGTCTACTTCCTCCCTGACGACATGAAGCCGCCTGCGAACTCGTGCTTGAAGTTCTCCGAGGGCCAGGTCGAGTTGCTGTCAGAAGGTCGCATCTCCGTCATGCCTCCGTCTCTCCATTGCAAGGGGAAGAAGTATACCTGGCAGTTGAATCAGAAAGCTCTCACGACTTTTCAGCCGTGGAAGCCACTACCGTTGCCGTCTCATGCGAGCAGCGTAGAAGGTGTGTCGATGGCGATGGACGGGGGGATCGTCATCCACGAGGGGCTGAGGAATCGAACATTGTTCAGGGCGGCGTCGGCTCTCAGGCGGTTCGGTGCAGCGGAGAACGAAATTCGAGCCGCTCTCAAGAACATGAACACTCGTTGCGAGCCGCCACTCGAGGAAGAGGAGTTATGCCAGATCGCTCGCAGTGCGGCCTCGCGTTACAGTCCAAACCTCTGACATTTAACTTCTGACACGAAAGAGAAAATAATGGACGTTGATGAAATCATCGAGGTGATCAAGGATCTGCCCTGGAAGATAGGAGAAGTTGGGGATTGTGAAGTTGGGGATTGTGTGATTCGCTGCTTCCTCAAACACTCAAATGTGGACGAGGAGCAATGTTTCTGCCCAATCACCGCCTTCTGTTTTTTGCGTACTGGAAGAGTGTATGGGCCTCATTTCCCGTACACGGCGGGGAAGGTGAGTGATATTCCGGAAGAATTGACTACACAAATTGTACTTGCCGCCGACGGAAACAAGAAACAAGACCTCGACATCCGCCAGAAACTTCTGACGCTCGTCAAGCCTTAGTAAGGAGAAACGAAATGACAGTTGACGAAATCGTCGAAACGGTCAAGGATCTGCCGTGGGAACTCCGTCAAGCGGGCATGATCCAGTGCATCATCACGGTGAAGGGCGTGAGGAAACTTTGCTGCCCGCTGACCGCCGCGTGTTTCCTGAAGAACAACACGGTGTTCGACCTCACGGCGTACAAGAGGGCGGGGGAGGGCCTGGGACTATCAGCAAGTCAGGCGTATGATATCGCAGTGGCGGCAGACAACGGCCATTACAGCTCGCCTTCACTCCGAGAGAAGCTTTTGACCCTCGTCAAACCGAAAAAGAAGGAAGAGAAAAAATCGTGAGCGATCACCGAATCCTGTACGGCTGGGAGGCGTATGTGTACCCGTGGAACGTCATGGAGATCCTGAAGTTCTGCGTGGACAACTCCTTGACGTTCCAGCACCGTTACGGGGGAATGTACAACATTCTCGCATTTCCTGCCATTTCGAGCGACCACCACGACAAGTTGATCGAACTCAATCCGCTTAACCCTCGAAAGAGTTCAGAAGAGAAGAAGGTGGAAGAAAAGTCTCCTCTACTCCTTTATGAGGTGAGGTTGGCGAAAAACGACGGAGTGACGATCCTCTTCACTTACGCCAATACGCCCCTGGAGGCTGTCAAGAAGGCGGACATGCACAACAAGGAAGATCAGCTTGTTTACAAGGCGTTCGTGAAGGTGCTGTCCGCGAACAACGAGACGGCGGTGTGGAAGATCCACGACTGCAAGGTGTTGCTTTACGAGCGGTGGACGAACGGCGAATGGAGGGAAGCATGATCGAGATGTGGAAGACAGTATGGCGACAAGGAGTCGCACCTCTTTTAAGTGAAGAAGGCTTGCAGGCCCTGCTGACTGCCCTGGAGAAAGACGACGAAAGGCTGCTCCAGGGAGCAACGACAACACCGCCCCCTCTTCTCTGTGTGGCTTCCTGGCCGGTGGAAGCTGCTTGTGCCTTGGGGTTCTGTGGTTGGATCGGTGACAAACTTGAAACCGTAATGGAGGTTGAGGAATTTTTCGCAACCATGTGCTTCGAGATCGATCAGCGAATGGGGGAGAAAGCAGCATGTAGATACTGGTTGAACTGGTTTGACGATACGCCGCGTGATGAAATGCGAGCGAACCTCATCCCGGAAGTGAAGCGATCGTTGGAGTTACGAAAGAACGTGGAAGAAACGACGGGGGTGTACGGTGGTTAAAGAAACAGATCCGAAGACGAACGAGATCCTGACAGAAATTCAGGCATGGGTGGAGGAACGAAAGAAAGAAGGCTGGACGCGAGAGACGTTCTGCAAGGGGCTTGGAGTGATCCTCGGCGTCCAGTTCACGCCACTATCACCGAAAGCAATCGTGCAGCAGATCCGCGAGTACTGTGAGGCAAGAGAGAAGGAGTACCAGGAGGAAGCCGAAAGTGAGTGTGACCCTCTACTCGCTGCATTTCCTCGAGGTAGGGCAGACTCATTCGCTGAGGTCGTGCGAGTGTGTCACACCCTGGAAGCTTTCGTGAGTGAAGGAGAAAAAGAATGCCGGTGACGAAACGTGAATACTACGAGATGCTCAAGAAGGCGGCTATAGACGGCACCCTCCCATCAGTAACTCCTGATAGCCAGTGTTTATACCGAGGTCCGAATGAGACGAAATGTGTTGTCGGCATTTTGATCGAAGACGAAGACTACCACGAAAGCTTTGAAGGCTCTGCGGTATGGGACCTCGACCACGAGCTGATCAAGAAAATCCTTCCGCAATCCATGACGATCAAGGATCTTGAACAGATCCAGGATCTTCATGATCGAAGAGCCCGAATGGACAGTCGGGGAGAGCAAGTATGGAACGGCGAGGAGTTCATCGAGGCCCTTAACCAGCTTGATTGCTTCAAGGAGTTCGCAAGTGTTAACGCCGGGGAACTCAAAGCTCCGGAGTAAAGGACGTCCCGGTTCAAAGAAGAAACGAAGGAGAATTTGGTCGTTCAGTTTGCCGTCTCGCAAGACGTGTCCTGGCCGCTCCGACCTCTGCTCGAAAGCTTGTTACTCCGCTCACCTCGAAGCCTTCCGCCCGAACATCAAGTCGCAATACGAGAAGAACTTTCGCCTCTCCAGGCGTAAGACTTTCGTGAAGCGAATGATTCACTTCATCGAATCGAAGAAGATAGAAGTTGTTCGCATTCACGCTGCGGGCGACTTCTATTCTTCTCTCTACACAAGGAAGTGGCTCGAGGTAATGAAGACATGCCCACAAACGATCTTCTACTTCTACACAAGAAGTTGGAGAGTTCGTGAAATCTTGAAGGTGTTGAAGGAGATCGCCGGTCTGAAGAACGTCAGAGCGTGGTTCTCTTGCGACCAGGAGACAGGAACGCCACGGCGAGTTCCTGAAGGCGTCAGGTTGGCATGGATGATGACAAGTCAGGAGGACTTGCCGCCTGAAGGAAGTGAGTTGGTGTTCAGGGTGAGGAAGCTGCGTGGGGTCGTGCAGAAGAAGATCGGGCTGACGCTCGTATGTCCGCCTGAGAACGGCGTGACAAAGACGACGTGTGAACAATGTGGTGTTTGCTGGAGGTCTTGAAGTGGCGAAGAAAGTAGACGCTCTGGAGAAACAGTTCAAGGAGGTGCTGGCGAACAAGAAGACAGATAAGGAGACAAGAAAAGCAACGGCAGGAGCTTACGCCGATTGGCTGTCGAACCAGGAGCGCGAGGAAGAAGCCGCGAAGATGCGAATGAAAGCTGGCGTCTCGTGGGTCTACTACGGCGTCATCGACAGGAAATCGAAAGACGTCCTGTTAAGATACAAGTCATTGAGTCGGGTTACTCGCTGGATCGAACATCACAAAGGGTGGATCTGGAGGAACTGGTTAAAGCAGACAGTCCTGTACACCACAAAAGAACAGTTCGATAAGTTTTTCGACGAAATCCTCGAAGTTGTCCTTTACGAAGTACCGCGCACGCTGAACATTGTCGCGAGGTTCTCACAGTTCGGAGAAAAGAAGTGAAGAAGGTCACAGACCCTATCGAGAGGGAGTTCAAGAAGGCGATCAGAGAAGGGAATTGGTCAGAGCGAACGGCGGCTGCGGCAGCTTACGGGGACTGGCTGGAAGAGCAAGACAATGATCGCAAGATCGAGGCTGCTCAGATGCGAGTCAAGGCAGGCGTCTCTGAGGCGTATTACGAGGTTGTCTCGAAGAAGGACGGCTCGAAAATGGGTCGTTACAAGTCGGTGAGTGCAGCTCGCGGGGCGATTACCGACACGGCAACCCAGAGGTACACAGATTGGAGTCAGGGGATATATGCATGGCGTACGTCAGTTAACAAGGAATTGTATGACGAGATGGAAATTCAACTTGTTGAACTACGACCGATGAAAATCGGCGTCATTCCTTCTGTTTCCGAAGAGAACAGAAAGAAATTCGGCCTTGATCTAGACCAAGAAGAAAAAGAAAACGCCTCAGTCAATCAAGACTGAGGCGTTAAGTGTTTCGGGTTGTTAAACGACCGTTACTTCGGTACGCCGTCGAGGAACGTCTGAAGTTGGCGTTCGGCCTCGATGGGCGACTTGAAGTTCTCGTTCGGATGCTGAATGAACTGACTGATGATGCCGACGAGTTTGAAGGAGTCTCCACGTTTCACGAAAACGCCACTTCCAGAGTGTCCAAACCAACCGCAGCCGTTAACGACGAGGTAACGATCATCAAAGCGGGAAATGATCGTCTTCTCGAGTCCCCACTTGATGCCGCCCCCCGAGCCGCAATACCAGGCGTCTTCTCCTTCCTCAAGCCCGGCGTCTTCTTTCCCAGCGAGTGTTGCCCCCTTGACGCCCGCGTCCTTGAGCAGTTTAAGCCCGGCTGCGTCGGGTTTTAAGAGAGCAAGGTCGATGGCCCCTCCCTCCCAGTCCGCAGAGTACCAGACAACCTGACAGCGAAGCTTGGTGTCGTTCTTCCAGGTACAGTCAACGTAGCGTGGCGTTACTTTTTCCTCGCGGGAGTAGACCTCACCCTTCGCGTCGATGAAGCGGATGGATTTAAGCTTCATGACGTCAGAGACGACATGGGCTGCGGTGAGAACGTGCAGCTCTCCGTTGTGTACAATTGTGATCCCGGACCCCAAGTACTTGCCTGCGTCGATGTGAACGACATTCAGCAACACGTCCTCCTTGAGCGTGGCAGCAAAGGCGTCGAGTGAGGCAGGAGGAAAGAGAAAACAGAAGAAGGAGAAGAGAGAGAAGAATCGTGTCATGGGGAAGGTCTCGGTAAAGGCGGAGGCAGCGGCAGGGGGTAATCCCGGAGGACGTCGAGGATGACCTTGGCCGCACTCGCAGCGTCCTCGGGAGTGTGGAAGGATAGCAGGATGACGGCCCCGCCGTCCTTGATCTTCACTAATCTAGCTTCCTTTTGGAACGGGTCACAGACCACTCGAACTTCGCAGTGAATCTTCCCTGCTGGCGATCTATTCGGTAAGGAGGAAGAGGAGGAGAAGAAGATCTTGTCAGCGAAATGAAGGAAGACGAAGAGGGCGAGACCGTAGACAAGGAGCTGCCTTGGCGTAAAAGTCATGGCGGCAAAGGAGCCGCCCGGTGTGATCTGGCTCACGGCTTGATCTCCCCAGTCTTGATCCTGCCAAGGAGGTATTCGACAAGAGTTGGCAGGACGGCAGAGATCGCGGCCAGGAGGATAGGCATGGAGGCAGAGACGGAGGACGCGAGAGTCGCCGGATCAGTCGCAGGGGTCGAAGAAGGAGTCGTAACGACAGGAGAAACAGGAGAAACAGGAGAGACAGGAGAGACAGAAGGCGGAGGGCTCAGAGGAGTTGTGTGGTTCGCAAGAATGCTCGTCAGCAGGGGAATGAGATGGGGCAGAAGAGCGGCGTGCTGCTGAGGCGTTAGAGGGGGCATCGAGGCGAGGGACGCTGGAGTCGTCGCCGAAAGAGGAGAAGAAGAAGAAGGCGGTTGAGAGGAAGGAGAAGGCGAAGTCGAAGGCGGAGTTGGTGAAGAAGGAAGAGTAGGGAAGGGGATTCGCAGTTTGCCGTGACTGAGCCACTGAGCGAGGAGGGCAATGATAGCGCCAACGATGTAGGGGATGAGCGAATTCGTATCCATTGTGGTCAAGTCCGTGGTGATGGGAGAGGGAGTAGGAGTAGTAGAAACAACATCAGGAGAAGGAATGGTTTCGGTCGAAGACGAGTTCATGCTCTTACTTTTTGTCGGAAGGAGACGGAGAAGGAGAAGGGGGAGGTGATCGGGTGAGGAGGGCATATCCACCGAAGGCCCCAGCGAGGATGGCCCACGGCGGGACGTTGGAGAGGTCGAACGACGGAAGGATCGAATTCGGCCGGCGCAGATCAGGATCATTGGCGGGGTTATAAGAGGGGTCAGCCTTCCTGAGAGCGACAGCGAGCTTCTCTGGGCCATCGTAGCCGTCCTGGCGGTGGAGGACCTTCCCCCGCCCTGCCTGGTCTGGAGGCTTCTGAACGTAAATGGTGGGGTCTACAGTCGCCAGAAAGCCGCAGTTGAGTGCCCACTCACCAGGGCGATAATCCTGTATGAGGACGTTCGACGAATAAGGCAGAAGGGCGGGCGATGTCTTCAAATCATTGACGACTTGCTGGCAGGCGGACTCGCTCCCGATGACTGTAACACGGAGCTTCTGGCGATCCTCCGGTAAGCCTTTCGTGATGATCTCGATGGCCTCCTGCCGACCAATCTCCTTCTTGTCTTTACTCCCTGTTGAGGGACTAACGGTAATCTGCTCCGGAGAGCGGTGAATCCGGTCCACGTCAACGCCGAAGTTCTCGCGTGGAATGACCACAGGAGGAAGAACAGGAGGAAGAACAGGAGAAGGAGGAGGAGGAGTAAGCGGCGGTTGAATGGGCGGAGGTGAAGGTCGTGTTTCGTAGCCCCTTTCACCGTCGAAGTAGAAGAACTGCCCGGCCTTCAGACCGACTGCATGATACTTGCCGATCGTCGTCTTGCTCCCGTCGAGGTTCTTCCATACGAGCCAGTAGTGAGTGGGCGGAGTCGTGTCAGACGGTTGCGGCCTCTCCCAGCTCGCCCGGCTGTAGTCGGGGGAACCCCTCGAGGCTCGCGAGACGATGACCTCCTGTTGTTCGTCACTGCTATCATGAACAGCGGCAGAAAGAAACGCGACAAGAACGAGAAGAAGAAAAACAGCAAGAAAGAACAGAAAGGAAGTTCGAAACACAAGAAGTCTCTTTAGTTAATTGGAACAGGAGGGGGGCCAGGGTTCAGGAGGATCACACTCCAGCCACCGCCACCACCTTTGAATCTTGACACGAAATCGGCGGGAGACATCCAGATGTGTTCGGAGTCCTGGGGGAAGTTGTTGTCCGTCACACAAGCCCACCTGTCGTCCGCCCACGCACAACTGACCATGTGAGCGACGGGGCCTCGATAATGGGGATCGTAGCCGTTGTAAGTGACAGACGGCATCCGCCCCGACTTGATTGCCGCCTTCAACAACTCATAGTCACCCGTCGTGTCCTGGATGTAGGCGACACCAGGGGCGTACTTCGCCATCATCTTTTCGACCTTCTCTGGATGGCCGCCGCCAGGTTCTTTCCTCATCTGATTCTGGAACTCGTAAAGCCGCCGCTCGTTACTCCATCGAGCAGAGTACTCGATGGATGTAAACACGCAAAGCCCTGCCCCATCTCGACCACCGACGTTGTGCTTTTTCTCGGACTGCGGTAAGTCAAGACAATCGACAGTGCCGTCAGGAGAAGTCTTTGTCCCCTTTACCGGATTACCGAAAATGACTCCGCGAGTAGACCGACCGGCCTCGGAGTCATCTGGCTCCCACGGCTTAGGAGGCGGTGGAGTCGGAGGCTTAGGTGATGGAGGAAAAGGGTTGAAAGGAGCAGGAGAAGGCGGAGGAAGGGGACAACGGCCGTCCGGACACTTGTTCTTCTGTTGCTGTTGTTCGACGTAAAAGAGGGCGGCTGCGGCAAGGGCGAGGACAAGTAAGAATTTGTTGCGTTCGGAGTTCATGAGGGTTAGTCCACATCGCCAGAGTCGATGACCGCCTTGACGACGGCGATGATCGAGTCGAGGGCGTCTTTGTTCTTGCCGGCTTTGAGTTTGTCTTTCGCGTCCTTGATTTTGTTGTCGTCGCAGAAGGCGATCAAAGCAGCGCGAGCCAGTTTACCGTTGGGGCCTGGATCATCCAGGACGGACTTCGCGGAGAGGCGATCACGCAAAACCTTCGCCGCCGCTTCGTTCGAGTCACTGATTCCCGTGGCCTGGGTCACGCACTCGTTGAAGGCCGTCCGTGCCTCGGGGGTGTCCCCATCGAAGGGGAGACTGACGTTGAGTTGGGCCACGCCAGGAGAGCCGTCTAACTTGCGCCCCCGGAACACCTCGACCGTGCCGCCCCTCGCCTCGACGAGGGCGCGGAGTCGGGAGAGGTTGATGCCGGCCGGGTCCTCGCTATAGGTGATCATGACGCCTTTTTCCTCGTCAGGTATCGCCTGCCCGTCGTGTCATCCACGATTACCTCGCCCGCGCCGGGTGGCAGTGGAGGGAACTCGATGAGCCCACCACAAAAGCAGATCGCGTACCCCTCGGATGGTGCCACGGTGTGCAGCCCGAACCGCCTCGCCCGTCCCAGGCAGTGCGGGCAGTCGAGGGGGATCTTCCACAGGTTCAGGAATTCGTCGCTCGTGTAAGTGGTCATGCGTAAACACCGCCATTGCTTGTGCTGCCGGCCGCATTGCCGGGGAAAAAGGTGGCCCCGCTGCCGCCGGTGTAGATGAACGACACGTTCTGGCTAATGTACCGCGTCCCCGTCGCAGAGCCCGAATAGGTCGGGATGGTAGACGTCTCGACCTTCCCCTTGCGGTCCGCCAGGGCGAACGCCGAGGCGAAGGCCGGCGTCCCCGTGAGGGTGACGGTGGCCGAGCCGGAGTAAATGATGTACCCGCCAGAAGCATTCAGATGCGTGTAGGCCCCGCCCGTAATTGAGTAATCGCCAGTCAGCACGACGGCGGAGTACGACGAGCAGAGTATCTGCGAGTAGTTGGTCGCCATCGCCCCGAAGTTCATGTTCTTCAGGGAGCTGATGAACGTGTCGTTCGTGACATTGATGCCGAAGCCGCTAGTCGTTGTCGTTAGCTTGAAACCGCGAATCTCGTAGCGTCCCACCACGCCGTTGCCGCTAAAGCAGTCTCCCCCCGTGACGCTGATGACGCAGTTGGCCGGTGTGGTGGTGTTGCCCACGATGGCGATCGGCCCGGCACCGACGTAGCTCTTCAGGGTGTTGGAGCCAGTGTACGTCCCGTCGGCTACGCTGATGGTGACGCTGTAGATGGACAGGTCCAGGGCCACAGCTACATCGATGGCCTTCTGTATGGTCAAAAAAGCGTGGGAGGAATCGTTGGCCGACCCGTCATGGCTGTCGCTGCCATCCGTGCGGACGTAGTAGGTACGGTTGGCCGTCAGCAGCTCACGAGTCACCGGCACGAGTGCCAGGATGCCGGCAATCGTGTTGGTGCGATGACCGCCAGCAGACACGTCGTAGAAGAGGAAGTAGTCCAGTGCTGTCGGCACGGCAGTCGTGTAGTCGCCAATCCCCATTGACAACGCCTGACCGGAGCTGCCAAACACCGCCAGCGTGTCCGCCGTCCCCGTGTGGCCGCTGACGGTCCAACCGAGGCTACTCAGCGAGTCGGAGTGAGAAGCCTTGCCGAACCCAATCGCCGTGCCGCTGCGGCGCAGGACCTCGTTGTCGTTGGCAGCCGTGATGTCGGCCACGTTGCCGGTACTGTTGACACTGCGGCCAACGACAGACAGGCCGGCCGACTGTCGGATCTGGGAGTCGCCGACGCCGTTGGTCTTCACGCTGAACTGCGTCCCCGACAGGTGCAGCGTGGATTCATCCGCCGTGTAGGTGCTGCCTCCGTTGAACTGCGCGAAGACGAGCGCCGTCGTGCCGAGGGTGATGGGATCAGCCGTGGTGAGAACCCACGCCGAACCCGCGTTCGTCGAGCCCTCGGAGACGAAGCAGGCCAGCCCCGACGTCACCTCGGCCGAGGTGTTCGCGTCGGTGGCGCGTGCTGGTGCCCCGGACGCAGCCACGACGTAGATTCCGTTCTCCGCGCCGCTGGTCTGGTTCTTGAGCAGGATGCGATCGCCAGTCGCCAGGGTCACGCCGTCGATCGTGTCGCCGTTCTCGTAGGCCGTGGCCAGCGTACCGTTGGCGGTGGTGGCAACGCGGACGGACGCCTTCCAGTCGAGCCCGGTGGCGACGGCATCGACGTAGGTCTTGACGGCGTTCTGGGTGGGGATCAGCGTGTTGGAATTTGCACTGAGGGTACCGTCGGTGTCGATGTTTAGTGGGGCCGACGTGCCTAACGTGCCGGGACCGACGGTGGTGCAGAGCCCACTCGTGAAGACGTTGCCGAGAGCATCGGTGCCATCATCACCCAGAAGTAGCGTCGAAGAGAGTCCCTCTACTTTACGAATGCCTAGTTGCGGGTATGCCCCCGTCGAGTGAGTGTAATTCGTGAACCAGATCGCATTCGCCGCCCCCCCGGTATAAATGAAGGAGATATCGACTCCGACGTCTGGAGTGGACGTCGTGATCCCGACGGCCCCTTGTTTCGCCGTCGTGTCGTAAGTGAAATACGCCTTGTTGGTGCTGCCCGAGTTCTCCTGGATGAAATAAGTGCCGACGCTCCCAACCGAAGCGTAGACAGTGAAAAGACCGAGGAGTGTTTTATCCCCGGCCAGGTTCTGAGCCGCCGTTGTGATGACGCCCGTTTGCGTCGTCGAAGCCGCCAGTAAGTCTACACGCACCACGTTCGCCGAGGGCTGCGACAGACTGAAGCCGTCCGCCTCGTCGAAAGCGACCGTCCCGGTGGAGGCATAAGAAGGCGTGCCGTCCACTGTTGTGATAGTCGGCCATGCCGCGTTCAGCATGTTGTAAGTGACGCCGTTGATGCGGGCGAAGATGCCGCCGGAAGTCGTCCACACCTCGCCGTTGACAGGCGAACCGGGGGTACTGCCAGGAGTTACAACAAGATAGCCATTGAACGTGACAAGGTCACTGAACGTTACAGGCCCAGTGAGTGTACCGCCGCCTGAGATATCGTTGTAAATGCAGACGTAGTATTGTCCGTTCTCGCTCCGCTTCGCCCACACCATCGAGTCAACAGGGAAGACCTTACCGTTCGCTTCATAAAGCGGCGTGGCGTAAGGGTCAGAAGCGTCTCCGTTATAACTCGATACGCCCCCGTCGCGCTCCTGGAAGAGCCCGTCATCAGCAAAGGAGTATTCCTTGAAGGCGTACTTACCTGACGAGGATTCGTAAGCTGTTGCCTTGACGAAGATGACTTCGCGATCGCTCTCGTAGCTGCCGGCGAAGGAATTACTAACGATGCCCTGGCCGACAGAGATACGAGAAGCTCGCTCGACGCCTTCAGAGAGGGCATTGAGGTCTTCTGAGAAGATGTAATCTCCGCCGCACCATCGCGGCATGTTCTCGCGGTCAGGCATTAGGAAGCTTAATAAGGCTGAAAGAGAAGAGAGAAGTCTTTGCTTGCAAAGACGTTGTTTTCGTTGCCGTCTGCCTTGGAGTTCAAACGACGATAAGCAAGTTGATTCGTTGCTGAAAGATACCGCAGGAAGTAGTTATGCCCTCTGCCTGCTTCCGGTTCGAAGTATTTCATCCGGTAGGTGATGTCGAAGACGCCATCACCGCTGGCGAGCTTGTAACGATTGAGATCGACACCAAGTAAGAGCAGCGTTCCGGTAGCGTATGTTATCTGAGCCGAATCGTCAGAATTGGAATAGATCGTGAAGGGGGCGTTATTTACACAACCGACCTGAGTTTGTGCTGCTGTGGGGATTACTGGAACTTGCCGCCAGATGAAATGAATTTCAATAGAAGGCAACAGCTTTGAACCCCCAAAGTCCATTTTGTTACCTGAAGGTTCGCCCCCTTCTGCAACCCAAAAGTAATAACCGCGAGGGAGTGTAATGAACTCCGCTGAAGGTTTGAAGGCGATGGTGACGTAACGGAAGAGCTTGGACTCGTCAGGAAAGCCAGTAGCACCAACGACTTTGGGATGTCGATCTTCGAAAATTCCGTGTGAGACAGCTTCATAGATGACCGTCAGCCTCGCTTTTTCGTATTCCGCAACTCCTGTGACGTCGTAAGTACCCAGCGGCCCAATGCCCTCGATCTTCTCGATCTGTGTTGCCCACAGGTAAGGGCCGTCGTGGTTGTTTTTGAAGTCCCGCATGTAATCAGGTAGTGCCCGCGTGATGTAACGGTTCGTAGCCAAGGGCCCGTACGGCATCACACGAGGAAAGCCGAGGAAGCAGCGGACGGCGTCCGTACGATTGTCCCAGGCAACGTCCACGGTGCGTCTAACGCGAGAAGCGCCAGCGACAAGAGAGTACTCCGGGGAGTGAACGCCGCGAATGACTTCCTCGTAGACAGTGGCATACTGCTCGCCGTTCGGAAGAATCTTGAGAATTTGCTGAGGCATGAGAACTTAAAAGAAGAGAGTTAACGACCGCCGCCGACGACCTTGGCAGGGGGAGTAGTGAATTCAATGCCCGCGTCTTTGGCAAGCTTCTCGAGGTAGAGATTTCCCTTGCACATCGCCTCGAGCTGTTTGAGCTGGATGTTCTTGATCTCCATCTGGAGAGGATCGTTCTGCAAGGCTTTGAGTTGGACGTTCTTGTACATTTCCTCGACACCCATGAAGGCGGGCTGGGTGTGGGAGGCGTAGGAGTGCAGAAGCCCAAGCTGATAGGGATTCTTTTCTATCTGTTCGCCGGCGCTCTCTTTGATCCCCTTACGGAAATTAGGAAGCACAAGCTGAGGAATATCAAACTTCTTGTTCAACCCATCAGCAAAGTCTTGAAAGGCAAGTAGTTGCCCCTCAAACTTGAGCAGCAATTCTTTTGCTTCCGCAAGCTTTTCTCGATCTTCATTCGTGACTGTCTTGTTGGCGATGTCAACACCGCCCGGAAGTGGATTCAGCCAGTGAAAGATGCCCTTACTTTTTTCTACTTGATTTTGAAAAACGTCGGCCGTTTCCACAAGAGACGACAGTTCCTCAACCTTGTTCTTGGCCCATTCATGTTTACTTGCAGTAAACTCTGCTTGTTGTTGAACGTACTTGATGATAGTAGGTAGCTTGTCTTGATTCTGATGAGCGGCAATGTCCAGGAACTTCTTTTGTGATTTATAGACATCTGAGCCCTCAGATTGAGTAGCTTGAAGAAGTCGAACTTGTCCTAGTTCCTGAAGAGACTTAACGACTTTAGGGCTGTGGAACTTGTCCTCAAGTTGGTCATTTTGAACTGTATCTTGGAGCCACTTCGATACCTTCAAAAGAGCAGGCTGAAGGAACTGCCCAAACTGCGCCATCAAAAGCTTGAAAGAATTCGAGAAAGTCGCCATTGCGTCGGGCGAAGAAGCAGATGCCGCAGTGAACGCGAGGTTGAGTGCCTTCTTGAAAGACAGCAAGCCAGTGATGGAGTTCGTCAACTCATTGCCGAAGTTGCGGAGATGTCCCGTCACGGCAGAGAGGATAAAGCCGTGTTGTTGCTGGCCGTCATTCAGCTTCCGCTTCTGGTTGTCGGCGTCTCGATCGAGTTGCCCCTCCTTAGCGAGTACCCGATTTCCTGATCGTTGATTAGCTCTGTCGTCGTAGTGCTGTTCTGCCTGTGCGTGGAGTTGCTGGAGGGCCTTGATCTCGTTCTCGCTGAACGCCTTCTCCTTTGTAGTCGTTTTTCCCTTCTCGCTCGACTCGTAAGCTCGTGAGGCGTGTGTGTCCGACTCGGTGTAGCCGCGATCTGTACGCCTGCCCTCCCTGTCGCTGACACTTTTGGAGGAATCGCCGTACTTCTCACCTTCACCCGGAGGGAAGAAGTCTGCACCGATACGATCGTCACGACCGTCGAAGCCATGAGCCCGCTTGACGGCGGGCTGTTCTTCGGGGCGGACGATTTCAGGGTACTCGACGCCCTTCGGCAAGGAGGCGATCGCCGCCTTGAGGTTCTTCTCGGCCTCGCAGATCAGGCCAGAGATGAGGTCGAGATCATCGGCGATTTCTTCGCCTGGAGTAATGACATCAGCAGGAGTAGTAGAAGAACGACCGCCAGGCGTTTCGTGTTGTGGTTTGGAGAATTCAGAAGACTCAGATTTTTCTTGTGCCCCGGCTTCGTTTAGCGAAACACCAGAAGCACTAGAAGGAGAAAACGCTTGTCCTTCCTTCTCGAAGTTGTGCCAGGAAGAAAGAGAATCGTTGAGCTTCTCCTGTGTGGTTTTTGTTAGCTCGTGTACATCTTGATGAACATCCGAGACAGGCTTATTACTGAACACATCTGAATGCTCAGTCGATTTCTTCTTCTCGACGGCTTCACGTTCTGCTTCAAGTCGCAGAGAGTACTGTTCGTCGGACTCACCGAATGCGCGCATCCGTTCATGAGCGTGCGGACTTAGAGAGGAATAACGAACTGGCTCGATCGGTTTGAGCGAAGAAAGATTTCTAGGCTTATCAGCCGGCGTCCACTCGTTCGATACCTTCGGTCTTTCTGCTTCAATCTCTTCGTTCTTGCGCTGTTCTTCCTGCTGTTGGGCAAGGGAAAATTCCTGACTAGCCTGTTCGAATTCCGCCTTCTTCTGCTTCTTACCCGCTTCCTCTGTGTGTTGACGGTGGTGTTCGGTCTTGAGGGCTGTAAGTCTCTCAGCTTCTTGCTCTTCGGGAGTCTTCTTTTTTTTCTTCTTTTGGTTGTAACGGAGAGGGTGAAGGCTGCGTTTCCCTTCGTACGCCTCACGAGCTTCTTCCTCCAGGAATTGTTCCCACGGTGTGAGTGGGCGATCACTTACAACAGGGGAGAGAGAAGGAGAGGAAGGCTGATAGGGAACAGCCGGCTGCTTGAGTTGCTCGTGCTTGTCTTTATTCTCTTCGATCTGAGCAGCGACAGAGGGATCGAGGTAAGCCGCTTGTTTCGCTGAAGGGAGAGGCGGTAGAGGCTTCTTCTTTGTCTTGTTGACCTCGGCCGCCAGGGTTTGTCCAGACGTCTCGGTGTGGACATCTTCTTGCTTTTCGACGGGAGTAAGCTTCGCCGGCTTCTGAAGCTCCTGAGCTTTCTGGAGCAACCCAGCAAGTCCGCCGTGTTGTTCTAACAACTCCTTTACAGGCTTGCTTACCGGCTCCCGCTGCCCCGTCACCTTGTTGTACCGGAGAAGCGACCGATTTACATAGTTCTCGAACGGAATGGGCTTCATCTTCAGCCGAGAACGAAGATCGTTCTCCGACTGATGACCGGAGAGGACGGACTCCACAGAGAGAGAAGGAGCGGCGTTCCGTAAAAACGGAGACGGTGCAGGAGCGGAAGGAGAGGTAGCAACAGGGACTGGAGTGAGAGGTCGAGTGGGGTAATCTCCTGGGGCCTGTGATTTACTTTGTCGCCGCCTTAGTTCTTGTTCTCTTTCGTCTTCTCGTAATGCCGCGTGCGCGGCCTGGATGTCGGACGGACCCTCCGGCATCTTGAACTTCTGCTTCAACTCTTTGACAGAAGGCGAAACAGAAGAAACAGGAGAAACAGAAGAAACTACCGAAGAGTCGGTAGTTGCTTGCTGGAGAGATGTGGTTTTCGACCTATCTTCTTTCCGATTTTCCTCGAAGTTGTCTTTTACGCGATCCGTAGTTGAAGCGGGTTTTCGTTCTTCTCTCGGAAACGAAGAACGCGGCTTCTTTTTCTTCTTCGGCTTGTCCTCGTCTTCATCGTCGCGGTCCTCGATGACGGGAGTATTTTTTGACCGCTCATGCTGCTCGTAGTCCTTGATGGATCGACTGTCAGACTCTCGACTTTCATTGGAAGAGGAGCGACCCTCCTTGACGACACGCTTGCTCGATTGTGTGCGAGTTGTTTTTGCTTCCTTGAGTTGCTCAATGAGCGACGAGAAGTCCTCTCCGGACATCTTCGCGCCGCCGGAGAGATGCGAGAACCACTTTGTCACGAGCGCGGGATCGACCTGGCCCAGCGCCCTCTGCAAGATGCGGTTGACGAGCGGACCCGCCGCTGCCTCCGTGGACATCGGTGCGGACGGGAACGCCCTCCCGGTCCCCTCCCACGCGGCGGGCGGCTTGTTGAAGCCGGCACCTTCTCCCCACCAACTACTTCCACGTTGTGATTGCGGAGAGGCAGTCGCAGCAGAGAAGGAGTTGTTTGTTTGTCGAAAGTTGCCCGTGTAAGAAGAGAATTCGCCGCGAGGAGGGATGCCCGCCATCGCGTCGAAGACGCCGCGTTCGTGGCGGTTGTGGCCGAGCAAATGCTCAATGAGCATTCCACGATGCGTGATCCCTGAAGCGAACTCGCCAGCCTGATCGAACGTGTGAGCCGCCGCCGTCGCCGAGGCAGTGAGGTTCTTCATGACGAGGACAACCTCGTCCATGACCTTCATCACGGCGTCGAACGGGTTGGACGCCACGTCTTTCTGATTACTCACGAGTGGCGATCTCTATTCTTGTCTTGTTGTTTACTTCGAGGGTTTCGTTAACGGCGACAGCGGGAAACACGGCGGCGGCACGTTCGCCTGCGATGGATCTTCCTTCATCGGGATGCCGAGTTTGCGCAAGACGTCCGGAGTGAGTGAAGAAGAACCTCCGACGCCAGGTGCCCTCGACGGTCCGCCGACGTACGGCGATTGTGTTTTGGGGTCCTTGGCGTAGATCTGCTGCACCTGATACGGAGTCAGTTTGCGGATCTGTTCGAGGGAGAGGAAGTAGGGCTCGCGGACGAGGATGCCGCAGACGTAGTTGAAGTTGAGCAACTGGTGCCCGGTTAAGCGTCTCAGCCGTTCGGCTGTTTCGTTTCCGGGCTCTGGCGGTTTGGGTCGGCGTTCGCCAGATTTACGCTGAGCATCAACCGATCTCCCTGCGCGTCGAACATCTCGCGCACGAGTTCCACGGTGACTTCGGGGTGGTTCTTCTTGAGCATCAAAAAGACCATGTGGCGGAGGTGGACCTTGCTGTCCAGAGCTTCGCGAACCGCCTTGCTGCCGAAGCTGTAAAAGCCCATCGAGATGTCGCGGTGGAGTTGTGCGAGCATCTTGTCGCTGTCCTCGACACTCATCTTCCGTGAGAGTTTGTAGTAGGTGTCGATGGCGTAACCCTCGAGGTAACGCTCGAACGCGGCTTGCACTTCATAAGTGCAAGGGTGGACCTTGTAGGTCTTGTCCTCGTAGACGAAATCAGCGCCTTCTGCAAGCGCTGCGGAGACTGCTCCCATGTGTTTCGGTATCTCTGGAAATGAAAGAAGTAGTTACTTGGAGCGGGCGTAAGAGATGAAACCGTCAGACTTGAAAGTGAAGGAAAACTCGGGTACTCCCCTGACGGAGTTGGAGGACTCGGCACCTGTAATATAGGCGTAGAAATGGAAGAACCCCTGAGCGAGGTTCCTGGAGAGCCACAGCTCGAGTTCCACGCGGGAAGAAGGCCGCACGTCCTCTGCGGTGAAGAAGGGGTTGTCGTCGTCGTTCCAGACGGCGCGTACGCCCCCCTCGGCCCCCTGAAGCGTGGTGAGCGTCTTCATGAAGCCGGCGTCCACGTCCCCACGCGGGAGGGCGTGCGTGACGTCGAACTCGTCAGCCAAAAGGCGGAGCGACCATTCCTTCGCGTGAAGGAAGATCGCCCCGCCTTTCAGTGTGACCGCGCCGTTAAAGCCGCTGAAGGAGGCCATCAAAAGTCAGAAGGAAGAAAAGACAGGACCGATTACACGGGTGCCACGAGGAGCGTGCCGCAGTTCTTGAGGCGGGCGGTGAAGCGGATCGTCTCGCGGACGGCTTCCATGTGGTCAAGGCTCTCGACGATCATCTTCGAGAAGGACCACGACTTGTTGACGTTGACGGAGTCGAGGAGGATAACGACAGGCCCCACGACCACGCCGGGGTTGATGTTGAAACCCACGGCGAGGTAGGGGTTGTCATCCGAGAACCAGAAGGCGTCGAGAGTCACGTCAGCGTCGATGACGCCCTGGACGTAGTTGCCGTAGCCGTTGGAGCCGGCCGCAGCGCCAACCGCAACAGCCGTAGGGAATGTGGGGATCGCAACGGGCGTCCCGATGTTCTGGGAGAAACTCGTGACGTCCTGGATGTCGCTCTTGACGTTGATGGTCACGGAATTAGCGTGGAGCGCGACACCGCCGAACGTCACTCGACAATTATAAGCAGCAAATGCAGGCATTTATGAGACTCGAAAGAAGTGCGATTTGAAGTGGAGCGAAGCGGAGAGAAGGGATTACACCGACACGCCGATGATGACGATCTTGATCGTCGCGACGTTCGAGCCGTCGTCGTTCGTGAGCAGGAGTTTGTCCGCCGTCGTCGCGGTCACGGGGTAGGCCGTCGCGCCCGGAGCGTGAATGAGGAAACACCCACCGTTCTTGATGGTGATCGTCTGGTCGTCAGCACCGAACCACAGCGGAGCGGGAGCAGTACCGGAGTTACCAAGCGTCACGCTCGAAGAGGAGGTGTCGGACGTCAGCTCGAAGTAGAACGTCTTGACGCGGGCGAACGTGATGCTCGACCCGAAGACGTCCGTGAGTGAGGCGGCGAGGTCAAGGGTGAGAGTCGCCCCGCCAGCGATCGTGGACTGGAGGACGTAGAGGCGGTTCGCCTGGTCGGCACCCGTACCGTCGGCGAGGGTGTCGTTGAAGTTAAAGGCCGAGGACTGCGAGGTGGCGTCACCCCACGTCTGAGTCTGCGAGAAGGTCCAGCGGATGCCCGCACTGATCTGGGGGACGGTGAGCGTGGTTGCCATGAGAAGTGTATTTGTCTTTCGTTAAACGAAGAAGTGATCGAAGAAGGGATCGAAAGAAAGAAGTGATTTAAGCGTGTTAAGCGTTAGAAGCTCGCGGCTTTTCAGCCCCGACGCGCCATGTGAGGACGCCGCGGTGAATGACCTCGTTGTCTCGCCAGCGGCGGCGTTCGTTATAGACTCGCCAGCTAAGAGGCCAGATGCCGACAGTGCCGGCGAAGGAAGAGAAGGTGAGGGACTGATAGTCGTAAGTGGACTTGAGTTGCCGGACTGCCTTGTAACAGTTGTCGTAACCCAGAGCAAAGACCTGCACCAGCACCCGAGAGAACTCTATCTCATCGACGAAGTTCGGGAGCGTGGTGGCGACAGACTGCTCGATGTGACAGTAGGGAGGCTCGACATGCTCAGGAACTTCGCCTGCCCACATGCCCCCCGTGATCATCTCGACAGTGATCGGGTTGGCGTCGAATCTCGCGATCATCGCTCCGGTAAGCGAGTCTGTCGCAGCGAGTGAGACGGCCTTGAATGTCGGCCTGGAGTAAGAGGAGATGCCGTCATCCGCGACGACATAGGCGAGATATTGCCCCTGACTCGTTAGCCCGAGGACGTTGACAGACCCGCTCCCGACAAGAGTAGGCCCTGTCGTGTCGAGCAAGTCGCCAATCTTGCGGTAAAAGAGCCGGTGCGTATTCCCCCCATCACCGGAGATGGAAGCCGAAAAGGACGTGTTCGACGTCCTCGCGAGGCTAAGTCCGGGTTGTGTGAGGTAAGAAGGCATTTACTGAATCAAGTAAGAGGAGAGGAGGCGTTGAGTTGAGTCGCGCGCGCGACCCAGATTTGAGAGCGGCCGGCAATGTTCTCCCAGTTTGTCACTGAGTAGTAAATCCCGTCCTGGTCTTGCAAGCGGTCGCCGCGTTGAATTCCTGGATCGGTGTCGAAGTAGACGAAGAACTCGTTCGTCGTCTGCCTTTCCCCGAAGAAGTAACTCGTACCGCCGCCCGCCGGCTGAATCGAACAGGGAATCTCACTCGCACTAACCTGGAAAAACTGCTGCCGGCCTGCCCCCGAATCGTCCTTCGTGTAACGCGGACGTTGCACGAGGACAGTCTGGAGAGTGAAGTTTCGGAGGTTGGTCATCGCCACGACAACGACAAAGAAAATTAGTTCTGGAGGAAGGCGTAGCGGAAGATCAAGTCGCTCGTAGAAGCGTAAGTCGGCGTGCCAGTCGTCAGAACCGCAGCGTAGAGGTTGGCGGAGCCGTTCGCCTTCAGGATGAGTCCAAGGTTCTCAATCGTCGCGACAGCTTTTGAGTCGATCGTCTGGTAGTCGCCCGTGACGACATCAATCTTGCCGACGAACTTCGCGATGTCGGTACTCCAGGCGAAGGCGGAGTTGTCCGTGATCGTCGCGGCGGAAGGGTCGGCGTCGAAGAAGAGGATCGTCAGGGCAGCCTTCTGATTGCCCTTGTCGATAATCGTCAACGATTCAAGCATTGGCTTGCCGCCGCTGACGCGAGCCGCGGAAGTGAGGGTTTGCTTGCCACCGACAGCATCACCAGCAGTGTAGGCAGAAGAAGCACTGACGGTCGGTGTGACGGAAATAACGTCGCGGGGGTCGCTGACATGCGTCTCGCCTGCGTCGATAACGCCAGCGTGCGTCCAGAGTCGCCCGCTGGCGTCCACCTGGAGTGGCTCATAATCACCGTCACTATTACCGGCAGAGAGATCTGTAGCCGTGGCTTCCCGAACGGCAAGCATCATGACGCCCGTATCACCGCTCGAATGCGCAGCGTCCTCTGCCTTGCCAAGATTAGCAGCAGAAGTACCTGGGGTGACGGCACCCGCGTTAACCCACAGACGGCCGCTCGCATCGACCTGAAGGGGTTCATAATCTCCGTCCGTGTTCCCTGCGGAAAGATCGGTAGCAGATGCCTCGCGCACGGCGAGCATCATGACACCAACATCGCCCGAACTGTGAGCAGCGTCTTCAGCCTTACCAAGAGAGGTCGCAGCAACGCCAGTTACAACGCTGGTGACGCCGACAGTACCGACCGCCGCAGAACCAGCAAGAAGCGTGGTTGTGTTCTGCGGGATGAAGGGATCGCCATCCGAGCCTGCACCAGAAGACTTCAGATAATCCGTTGCGCCAAGGGCATCCTTGACAGGAATGTTCGCCATTTATGTTCTCGTATTCTTAATTCTTAAAGGAGAGGAAGATAGCCCGAAGTGCCAGGCGAAGAGAAGTCGAGTGCCCAGGCAAGGCGTTCGGGAGTGACTTGGTTATGGAGCATCCAGTAAACGACCTGAGTGCCGGCAGAGCCGATAAGCCACACGTCAGAGGTGAGAGCCACCAGCGCCTTCGGAATACTCAAGGACTGATTGGCAGAAAGAGGGAAGCCGTCAAAGCCAGCATCGCTCCCAGCCGTGACTGTGTTACCGAGGCCGACGTAGATGATTCCGCCGTTGCCAGCAGCGGCCTTCAGTTCAAGTTCGTAATCATTCGGCAGATCCGCAGCGGTAAGGCGGACGGCCGTTTGCTCGATTGTCCTGTTGGAGCCGTGTGAAGCGGGTGTGGAAGCCATCGTTAGGACACTCGTACGTCAACAGGAGGAAGAGGAGGAGGAGAAGGAGGAGAAGAAGGAGAAGGAGTTGGACGTCTTACAGGCCCGCCTGGAACGAAACGCGCAGTTGTTCTTCCCTTCCAGTTCGCTCCAAGCTTTGCAGGCTCGCTCTCCAGGTGGAGGACGATCAGCTCGGGGAGTAGAACTCGCTTGCAACGATCCCACTGAAGGGCGTGCTGAACGTCACCGCGGGCGGCGTCCTGGTGGTGCTGTGGGTAAGGGCGGGCGTGAGTACCGCGATAGAGGGAAGAAGGCCCGTGCCAGAGCTGAAAGAAGCCGATCGGGACGTAGCCGTGTTCGGGGGAAGCCCACCTCGTACCAATGGCCGTGTCGGGGGGAGGGTTCACACGGCAGTGGTAGTCATGCGTCAGCCAACCGCTCGCCAGGACGCGCTGCCAGTGATCCCAGGACTTCACCATGCCGCGATCACATCCATAAATGCAGTCCTCCTCGAGATCCGCCCACTCAAGTACCTTCCTGGTTCTCTCTGGAAGAACAATGTCGGCATCCATGTGAACGACCCAGCCTCCGTAAGAGAGCTGATCAAGCCCTCGCTGAATACACCGGCCTTTATTGAAGACGTCGTCGTTCTTCTTGTGGTCGTTTGTCAATAAACAGCGAACGCTGTGCTTGCGACAAACCTCGCGTGTCTCCTCGTCTTCTGGCGAGGTCACGATGACAAGGTGATCAAAAATCGGCTGATTCTTCGGTAGTGTGACCGACAGGAAGTCGCCGTAACCGATGCAAACACTGACGGCTTCAAGAAAGAGTCTTTGTGAAGACATTACCACGGCACCTTCTTGTACACACGAAGCGTTCGCTCCACAGAGCCAACCTCGCTAATCGCCTTCTTGGCAAGTGGAAGGAGGTGATAGGTGTAGTCGCGGAGCTTCTCGGACGCAAGGAAGTAACCGTACTGAGCGTTCTGCTGCATCCTGCGAACGACGAGGGCGACACAGTACTGAATGTCTTCGGGAATCGTCGTGAAGCCTGCCGTGTAACTGACCTTGATGTTGCCGATAGCTGGAGCAACTTCCTGCGTGACGTGGGCCTGCGTGTACGAGCGGTTGAGTTCCGACCACACCGTGCCAATTCGCTCGACGATGCCCGAGTAACTCATGCCGCCACGATCGATCCTGAGTGCGTAGTCCTTGCCAGCAGTGAGGAGAGTTGAAGAGGGGAAATTGCTGTCGGTGTTCTGTCCGTAGTAACCTGAGAAGTCGATATGAATCGAGGATATGGAGGCGACGGGAGTTTCCCGAAGGCAGAGAACGCGAGTGCCTGTGCCCGAATAGTACTCCGTCAGGGGGTTTGCTTCAAGGTCGCGATCGAGTTCCGTCTTGATGGCTTGCTCCGCAGCCGCACGAAGAGCATCGAGCTGAGTATCCTGCGTCGTGGACGTGATACCCAGGAAGGACTTCATCTTCAGGAGCGTTGTCAGAGCCATGAAAGAGATGAACCCCCGCGACCGACTTGTCTACTCGTAAAACTTGAAGGAGAGAGGATTGGTGAGAAGTTTACGAGTAAGAAATGAAGTCGGTCGCGAGGGTTTCGAAGGGGAAGTGACTTGCGAGTTCTAGAATACTCGCGTGGAAGTGACTTCGTTACGAAACAGTCGTGTAAGTTCCGGCACCGCTGCCAGCAATCTTCTTCCGACCGAAGACGCCAACGGCAATATCCACATCAGCCGTACCGGACGTCGCGATCACGACAGCAGCCCGAACGTAACGCTTGGTACGCTTGTTCGTGGAGACGGCAAAGAGAAGGTTGTCCATGCCGCTCGCTCCCGAGTAAGTCGAGGAGGTAGAGTCGGCGACATCTGTGATGTCGTTCGTTCCATCAACGGACTCCTGAAGCTTCACATAGAAGCTCGTGTCGGCATCGCCGCAATCCCCCGTCATGACGAAAGCATGAACCGGGCCGTCGGAGCCGAGGAGATCAACAAAGCTGCCAGTCTTCGTGCCCGCCGTGGAGTAGTTCTGCGGAGCAATGGAGACGTCGCCCTCGAGCGTGTGGGCGAGGTCAACTAAAAACGTCGCGCTCATTTATGTATCTTTCTTGTGTTTAGTATCTTCGAGAAAAGTTAGCGGTTTACCGACCGTTGGCTGCGTTCTTCGAGTAAGTGATGAGGAGGGCAGAAGTGTTCGTCGCGCCGGCGACGTAGATGCCGGCCGCACAGGGGGCCTGGATGTCGTAGACCGCACCGACGGTCGGGTTGGCCTTCAGCGTGAAGACCTTCGTCCCTGAAGCAGCGTCGTCGTTGTCGTAGATCACCGTCGCGGCGGAGCCAGACGAGAGGACGACAAGTCGGCAGAGACGACCCTGCTCGGCAAGAGCAGCACCCGCTCCGGAACTCCCGGCGGCGTGGTAGGACGTGTAGTGTCCGCCAAGAGCGACGGGGTGAGATTTGTCGGCCGACTCGCCAGTGCCAGCGACCTCGTCCTCCGTGAAGTAGATCGTGACAGCGGCCGTTCCGCTTGCTTGAAGGGCGACGATGCCGTTGGCGACAGGGATGTCCAGCGTCTTGTTGTCGGTATCAACAGCCGGCGTAGCCCCACTCTTCCATACGAGCTTCGCACCCGCCGTGGCGGAAGCGTGGTCGTAGAGTTCGAGAGAGGCCGTCCCTGCGGTGGTGATGACGATACGATTGATGCGGCCAGGCTTGGCGCTGACGACGACGTCGGCAGCACCAGAGCCCGCGGCAACGGCGGCGGTCTTCTGCCCACCGTCCGTCTGAAGTTTAGAGAGATCTGCCATTATCAGCTTTCTCCGAGATAAGTGAGTTTGTTAGAAAAAGCTGACTGCTTAGGCGTTCAGCAGGTTATCGCAGAGGATGAACGAAGCCTCGTGGCGAGGCCCGCCGTCACACATCATGATGGCGCGGATCTGCGTCTGGTCGTTGGCGAAGACCGTGTCACCCTGCGTGTTGATGGCGAACTCCATGACGGCACTCATCGCGAGGACGTAGTCGTTGAAGTCGCCGCCGAGGATGTAGGTCAGGTTCGAGGCACTCCCCTTCGAGCGGGTGTTGGAGATGTTCGTACTCTTCCACACCGGGTAGCCGTAGAGGTTGGCGTCGGTGCCATTCTCGAGCTTCTGACTCTGCTCGTAGCCACGCAGGTAGTTGAAAACGAATGGCCCCTTCGAATCGCCCGCGTTGACAGCGTCCGATCGGCGGTTGACGATCCCACCCCAAAGCTGCGGGCGCATCACGAAGCCCTTGAAGACGGCGTTCTGCTCCTCGACCTTCGAGATCATCGTGGCGACGTCTTCCGGCTGGAAGGTGTTGCCGTTCGCGCCAACAGTAAGAGCGGTGTGGGTATTGATGCCGGAGTAGTTGATGAGGCCCTTGGGAGCGACCGTGCTGCCGACGCCCTGGAGCAGGGCGCTATCGAGCTTCAGGGAGCAGACCTTCGCGATATCGTCGCGGAGGAACATCTCCATGCTGACGGAGCTAAAGCGGAACAGCTCGTTGGGGACGGTGACGCGGGCGGCGAGTTTCTTCGCCTGGAGGGTCAGATCGCCGGAGGTCTGCTCGCTCGTGGTGATCGACGTGTTCTCGCCGATGAAGTAGGCACTCGACGGCCCGGTGTGACGGGGGAAGACAATGCGGCCGTTGGGCGGCATCGGCATCGCACGAGCCCCCGCCCGCATGAAGACTTCACGGTTGCGGAACAGCTCGATCAGTTCGCCCTGGATCGGCGGGGCGACGAACGAACCGAGAGCAGACTCGTCCGTCCACGACAGCGTCTTGCGAAGAGCGACGTACTCATGCCAGTCGAGCCCGTGCAGACCGGCCTTGACGACCTGGCCGACTTCCTCGCTGAACTGCCGCTCTTCCGGGCAACTGATCGCCAGGAAGGACGAGGACATGGGGACGAGGATCGAGTTCGTCTCGGCCTTCTGGTAGCCGAACTTATCGACGTACAGCTTCTGGAGGCGATTGTGGAGGTCGATCTCGACCTTCGCGTCCTCATAAGGAACGATCTTCGACATCGCCTGGAGCAGCTTCATGTAGCTGAAGCCGCGACTCGTTAGAGCGCTCTCGCCAGTGCGGACGTTAGGAGCGCCGCCACCGAAGAGCGACTTGCGGTTCTGCTCGGCATTCGAGGATGTCTTCTCGACGAGTTTCTCGAGGACCTCAACGGTCTTCTTCTGCGAATCGGCCAGCGACTCGACCTTCTGAGCAAGCGAGTCAGTAACGGAAGGAGTCTTGTTATCTGCGGACATTAGAGTTGGATTTCTCCGAAGTGAGCGGCGAGAGATGAGTGCCGCTGGTTATTTCTGCGTGAAGTGAGAGCAGCAGTCGCTGCCAGATGTGACGGGGTGGAAGGAGAGAGGGCCGAACTGAGTGAGAGGGATTCCAGGGACGATCAGGAAAGGGGGCTCGAGACGGCAGTCGCCGAGTTCTGCTTGCGTCTGCTCACTGACGCCCTTCTTCAGCCAGTGTTTACATTCCTTGCATTCTTTACTTGCTTCGCCTTCTCGAGTCGCCGAAGACGTTGCTTTCTGGCTAACTGACAAAGAGATAGGAGTTTGCTGCGTCTTGCTAGCGGAAGTCTCACTACGTCGAGAAGAAGACGATGACGGCGGCGGCATTCAGTTCTATACATAAAGGAAGAAAGACAACGAATCAGTTTTCATGATAACACGAAAACGACGCATGTAATTTCTATACATCACGATTACATCTCTGTGCCGAACAACTTGTAAAACAAACTCTTGATCTTCTCATCGACCTTCTCGCAGTTCTCCAGAACTTTGACAATATGCGCCTCTTCCTTGTTAGGGGTCTGAGTTTCGGTCGCCGATGTTTTTTCCTCGAAAACCGTTTTCACTTCCTGCGGTTTTGCCGGTGAACTGGTAAAATTAACGGATTTGAGCGACTGAGAATACAACTTGCACGCGGCTTTCTGGGCCTTCGTGAGCTTGTTATCCTCCGCGAGTTCCTTCAGGAATTCGACAACCTCGACAAGAGAATCATCAATAAAGAGCGACTTGTGTTCCGGTTCGTCATCGTCGCTGTTGTCGATGCCCGCGACTTCGACCGGCTCCTTGACGTGCTTCGGGTAATTCTCTGCCGCGAACTTCGACAGAGCGTTCATCGCCTTGGCAAACTTGTTCACATGACGGGTGACGAACTTGATCGTCTTCTCGTTGTCGATCTTCTTGTAACTCGTCATGAAGTGATCATGAGCCGCCTTGTGCAGCTCGTGAGCCTTGCAGAGGACGCTGCATCCGTACGGCATGTCGTCGCTGGGAGTCTTGTCGGAGGAGTTCATCTCCGCGGCGGAAGTAGCTTCCACGCTCTTCTCTACGGCCTTCTCAACAACTTCGACGTTCTTCGTTTCAGGGTTATCAGTGACGGTAGCTTCAACAACCATCGAATCGATATTTTTTGTGACGTCCTTCATCGTCTCAATGACTTTGTCCATGTTTTCAACCGCCTTGGTAAGCTCCTCCGCTGCGGTTGTGATTTTATTTTCTTCAGTGTTCGTATCGACAGACATATGTTGAATCTCTTTGGTGAGTTGACCGGGAAGGAAGAGGAACGCCTTCCTCTCGGCGGCGTAAGGAGAGAGGAAGTTGCGGGTGATGGGGGAGAGGGACTTCTCGCGTGACAGGAAGCCGCGAATGGCGTCAGCGTTGGCGGGGATCGGGACGACGCTCCACTCCAGAAGTTTCCACTTCTTGAAACGGATGCCGCCGAAGTCGAAGTCGATCTCGTTCTTGTTTTCGTCCTTGTCTTTCTTGCGTTCGGGCCTTTCGATCCACTCTCCGAGGACGGGCACGAAGCCGATCGATGCCCCCTTCAAGTACCCGAGCGTGATGAGCTTAAAGACCTCGACGCTCTCCTGCGTGACGTTGTGGAAGTACGCCCTTGCGACCATGTCCTCGTCGGTGACTCGCAGGCGAAGTTTGCCGTTGGCATCGGTGGACTTGGCGATCGGTACATCACTGGAGCGGTGGCTGAAGAACACCTGCGCGTTCTTCTCGTACTCCGAGAGGAAGGGCAGACAGCCCTTCGGCTCGACGATGTCGCCGTGGTGATCTCTGCGGAGTTGTGTTAGCTTGAACTCCGCCCACATCTCCTTCTCGTTGATCTCAAGGACGGACGGATCGGTGTGGTCGTGACCGACAATACCTCCCTTCGACTCCGACAGCGTGTAGGAGAACTGAGAGGCGTCTTTGAAACAAAGACTCTGCGAGTCCTTGTGATTCGCGAGTTCAGAAAGTTTCTTCTCCCTCTCGGCGACGGAGAGGAAGACGGATTTGATTTCGAGAGTACTCATTATTCTTTATCGTCAGTGTCGTCGTTTTCGACGAGCGGCTTTTCGGTGGGAGAAGAGGGGTCTTTAAGGGCGTTGCGTTCGTTGTCGAGCCCTGGATCAGCGATTTGCCACTCAGGCTTTCGCCCCGTACCGATCGGCAGGACGGCGAGGTTACGGGCGACGATGGGATCGTCACCGCCGTGCGTGTAAGCGGCGTATCCGCGAAGCCCGCGAATCTCGTTGGGCGTCCTGGCAGCGGCGAGAAGATCCGTCTGGATACGCTTTTCCACCATCTCAGGATCGTCGGGCGTCATGTCCTCCCACCACACGCGGAGCTTGCGATCGTAGAGCCACGCCATCTTCTCAGTAATCACCTGGCCGAGAAAACGAAGAAGAGGATTGACGGTCATCGTGAAGAAGCCGGCCTGAGCCGCCGTCACGCTCCCGTACGTCATATCGGAGTTGATCTGAGCGATACACGCCGGCACGCCGAACGCTGCCAGGATGTTGTCGCGGAGTTGCTCGGCGCTCTCGATGAAGCCCATTTCCGGAGCGGTAATCCACAGCGGCTTGAGCTTCATCCCCGGAGGAACAAAAAGTGGTTTCCCGCTTTTTGTTTCGCCTTGAGAGCGGTTCATCAACTTCGCCTCGATCTGATCGAGTTTCTCCTTCGTCAGATCCTGAAGGTCGCCCGCGAATTCAATGGCGACGGTTGGGAACGTGCCGTTGCGGAAAAAGAAGAAGCGGGAGCGATCAACGCTCTCCTGCGTGTCCACCCAGTTGTTGACTGCGGTGAGCGGGGAGTAACCGTCGATCTTTGAAGTCGGTGATTTGAACTTGAAGTGGAGGACGTCCTCGTAAGGGAGGAACTTGCGGAGGTAGTTGCCCTCAACCGGGCGGACCTCGTAGCCGTCGATCGTGCGATCCTTGCCGACGACAGGCCAGATCCAGTGAGAGGGGATGACCCAGATCGCCTCGGGCAACCCCGTCGTCTTGTTCTTCGGAATCCACCAGTAGGAAGAGCCGGTGAGCTTCAAGAACAGGACCGTCTCGTACCACAGGTCATAGGCGGTGTCGGGTTCGTTCGGGTCGTGGAGGAGTCTGACAAGCGGGTGATCTTCTCTTGCCGGCTCGAGTTCTTCATGACTGCGGAGAGGAGTGAGAGCCTTGCTGCGGTGATAGGGAGAAAGAGTCGCCTTGCCGTTTCTACGCTTCTTCGCCGCGTCCATGTAATCCAGGTCCGCACGAACGAACGTGACGTTCGGAACCTGCGTGGCTACTTTTGTCGCGATGCGATCGACGGCGATGTAGACCCAGTGGCGGAAGTGCCGCACCAGCTCGATGCGCGAGTCCGTCCACGCTCCTGAGAAAGTCCCGAGGCCAGCCCCATATTGTAATAGCGAGGCCATTTCTCTATGGGAAGAACTGCCTGCCCATAAAGACTTCCAAAATTGAACAACTTTGTTGATTAGACCCACGACCAACTACAATCTTAAAATGTCTGAACTAGCTGAAAATACCCTGCAATCGACAACTGCTCGTTACTCAATTGAACTGCGTGAGGGAATCGTAACTTGGATTAGTCCGGAAGATATCGAGTTGGTAAGGAACTATCACTGGTTTTTGAACAGAAAGAGAAACGGCGTATATGCCGCAGCAAAAGTGAAAGTCGAGGGGATCTGGAGAACTGTTTATCTGCACCGACTCATCATGAATGCGCCTAGAGGGATGGAAGTTGACCACATCGACCAAAACGGCCTGAACAACGTTCGCTCAAATCTTCGTCTAGCTACTCACAGACAAAACAGGAGGAACTCGACACCCCAAAACAAGCCTGGTAAAACCAGCCGGTTCAAGGGGGTTAGCTGGCATAAGCAGTACGCAAAGTGGCGGGCTCAAATAAAAAACGACCAAAGCGAGACTGTATATCTAGGGAGTTCGGACAGCGAAGAAGAGGCAGCCAGAATGTACGACTCTGCCGCTATTGAAAGATACGGAGAATTCGCCAAGCTTAACTTCCCTACTTAGGCGTAGACGGGACGCCACCTCGCGATGAGACGAACTACCAGCCCAGAGGGACTTCCAGAACGTCTTGATTTTACCTAGGAGGGTGTCGAACATTAAGTGAAATCAAGAAGTGAGTGAATTAGAGCGATGATGCTGACAGAAGATTCTTGTTGCGGACTTCTTCCGCACCAGGAAGGATAACTCTCTTTCTTTCTTCTGCTCAGCAGCCCGATGAAAATTGAAGTTGGTCGTGATAAATACGACGCAAAGAACAGGAACCACGTCCTCGTTACGAGCGTTCACCCGTTACTAAACAAGAAGACGCCGTCCGAGTTGGCTCCAGAAATCCTTAACAGGAAAGTGGAGAAGGAGCTGAAGAAGGAAGTCGAATTCATTGAAGGCGAGTTGAAGGTCAGGGAACGGAAAGCTTATGAGAAATTCGCTCAGATCAGCAGAAATAGCCCGAACGATAAGTCGAAGGAAATGAAGGTGCAGCGGGCCAGAGATGAGTACATCGCCGCAGTCGAGAAGCTTCGTTTTCAGGCAGAGAAGGCCAAGATCAATGCGAAACAGACGGCAGAAAAGGAGTTGGCAAAAGTTGTGGACCGTTACTGGTTCCTCCTGACGACGGTCAAACGACTTCCTGGGAATGCCGTTCTCTTTGTGGACTCGAAGGAGGATGTAAGGGAAGTTGAGAAGCGGCTCAAACTCGTGGACACACTGGAAGACAGCGGATACGCCACTGGCTTTAGCTTCCGGACGAATGCCGAGAGTGCAGGCATCGCGGGCAGACTCAAGGAAATCATCAAGGAAGCCGAGGAGAAGGGTCTTTCGGAAGCCCTGAAGTCACAGGCGGAGATCCACCAGGACGTCATCGACGCCTACACGAGACTCAAGAAAGGAATTCACAAGGGAGACATCAAGGCGGGAGAACAGGAACGCGACCTGAACTGGTACGCCAACAACCTCGATCGCCTGGGAAAAGCGGCACAGGAGCTGAAAGCGGCTATCGGGCGGAGAGAGCGAGTCCAGGCCCCTCTCGCTGGCGAAGCCCTTACGCTCTCGGCCCAACTCGAGTACGCCCTGGTCGTCTCCTACCGGAAACCACCTGGCGATGTTTACGTCATGACGAAGGGGAAGTTCTTCGGCAAGCGGATCGAGGAGTGTCCGACCGGCTACATCATCTGGCTAGCTAAACGCGGGCACATGGAGCGGAAGGAGGAAAACACCCTCGAGGCCCAGATCGTCCTCAAGGATAAGGACGAACAGACAGGCAAGAACGTCGTCATGCACGGGTTCGTTGTGTACAAGAAGGCGAAGGACACGAAGCCTTACGAGTTCTTCGTCTACACCGACGAGGGAAAGATCCGCAAGGTTTACCGCGACCAGATCCACACGATCAACAAGGCGGCTGCGACGACGCCGAAAGCCCCCTCAGAGTTCGAGTACGACTCCTTCGAGCCCGACTCGTTCATGGTCAAGTACGCCAACGAATACTTGAAGACGGGGACAGGAAGGCGACGAGAAGCGGAATTCGATCGCGAATACCAAAGTCTCTCTCACCCATCAACGGTGCAGAGGTTGACGGAAGACGACTATCGCAGACGAGGAGAAGGGCCTGTCGCCCTCGGCTCGAAGGGTGAGATCGTCAAGGTGGGTACGCCCGAGTTCGCCGAGCAAGTCGTGGAGAAGGAACGGGAATCGCCAGCGGCTTTCGCGGAGCAATACCGCGATAAAAGGGAAATCAAGGAAGAAGAGGAAGAATCACGACACCATGAGGCGATGAAGAAGCGGTGGACCGTCCAGCAAATCATGTCGATGTCGCCAGAAGGTCAGCAGAAACTCCTCGAGTCCGTCCAGTTCATCGAATTCATTGACGACAACCGTGACGAAAACTTCCTTGAGAAGCAGCAAGACATTCTGTCGAACCAGGGGAAAGACCACGCAGACCAGAAAGTCTCCAAGGCCCTCTTCCAGAAACGACTCGCCCGCCTGCATTCGTTGAACGCTAGGACCGACCCTGAATGGCGTCCGTCGATGGGGAACGAGGACTGGTGGTCGATGGGGCAAAAGGAGTGGTCCGCTAAGGAAGGTCAAACACCAGGATCTCCTGGCTGGTGGCGAGCCCACTTCAAGGAACAGGACGAGATGAGGCAGGGACCGTGGAGGGCTTACGAAGACCTCAGCCGCCGTTTGGAGAAGATCACGGCCGACCGAGTCGCAGCACACGATCTGGAGACGATCAAGGACGAAGCTGACCTCCTGCGGGAAGACATCCACCGCCTCCTCATTCGTTACCTCGACGACGAGATAGAGGAGTTCGACATCCAGGATTATGAGCTTCCCCTCTCTCAGCAACTCGGCAACCAATTGATCGAGGAACTCGATGCGAAGCTCGACAGCTTCGAATTCGAAAAAACAAACACGATCTCGAAAGGGCGGAGTAAAGGAGAAAACGCAGCGGACGAGGGTTCTGCCCTCGAGTCGTTCGAGGAAGGAGAAGAGGCTAGGGGAGAAAGAATTGGCAGGAGAGATCGGAGGATGTCGGCACAGGAGGCAGCGGACATCGCCTTCGAGGTCGAAAGAGAATCCTCGCAAGGAACTTATCTGGACTCAGACCTACCCATCGAGGAGCGGGCGAGGATCTGGGCCGGCGAGGCGGCGAAGGAGTCCCGCGAAGCCCGTCTCGAACCTGGATTTACCGAGCAGGGCCAATCGACGTCCCAGTTCCTGCGTGAGGAAGTCGGCGAAACCCACCCCTGGTTCCCGGAGGAACTCCCCGACCTGAAGTCGCTGCCGAAACCGCCGAAGGGGTCGGACATCGGCGGGTAAACGCTTGACAGACAAAACAGCGCGCTGATAGAGTCGTTGGGTCGCCCTCAACGGAGATCCGACATGCTCATCAGCGAACCCCGACTACCCCTCTTCGTGTGCCTGGCTCTGGTCTTCTTTCTTCAGAAAGCCCCGCCGAAAGCGAAGGAGGCTGAATTTGATGCCAAGTCGCTACAAAATACGAAACAGTGGGTGATTGAAAAGACCGACATCGTTCAGCGATTCGACAATAAGAGGAACGAGATAGCCCTGAACGATCAAATCCTAATGTTGAAGAAGGTATTGAGTTCGCAAAACGTAAAGGAAATCTCCTGGAAACTACCGGCGATCGACATCCAGGACGCACCCCCTCTCGGACCTTGCATCGTGTTCCACGCCCGGCAGCACGACGTCAGAGACGCAAGACCTGACAACCGCCGACACCCTCGCGAGTTGTATAAATTCATCTTCTTGATCAGTCAGGAAGATGCCGACGTCCGCCCCCTGAGTCCGGCGATCATTCCGCTCAAGACAAAAGAAGACCGCGAAAAGGCAAAGAAATTAAAACCAGGACACGAGCTGTCTTTCCAGGCCGTCTTGCACCGAATAGAATACGACTACAAGACAACAGGGCATATATTCACCCTCCACCTCCGAAAAGCGAAGTGGAATCTCGACTGAAAATAGAAAGAGCGGGCCTGAACTCCCTGTCAGACCCGCTCCTATCGTTTACAGAACCGGCATCATGCCGCGGTATCGTGCCTCGACGTGTCGTGCCTGTCGATGCACTCGTCGAGCTGCCGTCGCGAGATTCGCCGCTGCCCACCGACCTTCGAGTAGTGGAGAGCCCCAGAGTTCATGAGGCGGTAGAGAGTCGCCCGCGATACCCGCAAAATACGGCATACCTCCTTGAGCAGGTAGAGCTTGTCTCCTCGCTCTCCTTGTGAGGGGGGTGTCGGTTGAGATGTCGTCACCATCCCTGCGTTGCGAGAACCGCTCGTCGCCATCACTGCGACCGTTCCGACCGTCATCGTACTTCTCCTGGCTGGAGAAAAAACCGCAAGACGAGGTTTCCTCTACGTCGAGGAATACGCTCTGCGGCGAGAACACGAGCCTGATGGAGATCCCATCCATTTCCGTCTACTGATCGCAAGTACACTTCTCACTTGTACTCCTTGATGATCCGCCCTCACGCCGCCGTTGTCAAGAGGCGATCCGTGGGGTGATCCAAAGAATCAACCAAAATGACGAATGGACACCAAAAGAGACGCGATACCGCGTCTCTGGCGTTGACCGCTTACTGACAGCCTGTAAGTCGGACAGGGGGCGTTTATCGTGGCAGCCGCCGCTATCGAAAATGCCAGCAAAATCGCTGTAAATGAGGGAAAACGGAAGGGTTTGCGACGATCGGAGGTCGTCAGTGCGGGAGTTGTTGGTGGGATTAAAAGTCCGTTGCTCTACCAGCTGAGCTACGCCTTCTGCGCCTGTAAGTCCTTGCGCCATCATGACTTGGTCGTCCTTTACGTTTGTCCATCTGCTGAGTTGCAGCCTCCGGGACCGCCATCTACAACCCGAGTATTAACCCCGTCGGCCTCTGAAGGTTTCAAATCTTTCTTCGCCATGAGTCCCTCGAGCAGGCCGCCAAGCCTGTCCGCTGTCGTCTTTTGCATGGACGGGAGGACATGACTATAAGTATCAAGTGTGAGCCTCGTTGTCGAGTGCCCAAGGCGCTCTGAGACAATTTTCGCTGGCTCTCCCAGGAGGAGCAAGAGCGTGGCGGATGTGTGTCGGAGGGTGTAGAGCGGCTTGTGAGGAAGGTTCGCTCGTTCCAGAAGGGGGTTGTATGAATCGCGATAGAAGTTCGAGAACCTCATGAAGCCGCCGCGGATGTTGCAGAAGATGAGGTCCGTTTCCTTCGCGCCTGCTAACAGCCGTTTCTCTCTCAGTTCACGAAGGACTGCAACTGTCGGCGGAGATAGAACGACATTTCGCCGACCTTTTGACGTCTTGGGAGCCTTGACGCCGACTGGTCCTAATCCGCCTTCAATCGCCCTGCGGATCGTCAGTATTCCCAACTCGAGGTTCACGTCGGACCAACGCAATGCCCAAAGCTCACCGGGGCGTAGTCCACTGTCGAGCATCGTCAAGTAGAAAGGCCAGTGCCGTTCGTCTTGTTTTGCGGCGGCGAGAAAAGAACGCAACTGCTCCTCGTCCCATACTTCACTCTCCTTGAAGACCTTCTTGGGCTTGCGAATGCCGACAGAGGGATTGACTAGCAGATGTCGGGCCCTCACCGCGTCCGCCAGGGCGACTCCAAGTGTCGTCCCGACCTTGCGCGCCTGCGTCGAGGAGACACCATCCTTGACGAGCTTTGAGTAGAAGTCCTGAACGTTCTGCGAAGTCAGATCTTGCAGCTTGATCGATCCGAGATTCGGCTTGATGTGGACGCGGACATGCGACTCGTACGACTCCTGTGTCCGTTTCTCTACAGAAAGTTTCTTCGTCTCCAACCAGGAGTCGAGGTAATCACAAAGGAGTCGCTTATCATGAGACTCGACACGCTTCGCCTTTAACTTCGCCTTGTGATCTTCCAGAAGATGAAGGACCTCTGTCTTCGACTCAGCGTAGATGTACTTCCGCTTCTTCCTCCCCGTTGTAATGTCAACCTCCCCTGAAGCGAGTATCGCGACCCACCGGCCGTCGCCCCTCTTGTAGATCGATCCTTCGCCCCTTCCACGACGCTTCTTTTTCTTCTTGTGGTGTGTCATCTTAAGGCACTCCTCGATGTGGGGTGTAGTAGAACGGTACAGTGACTCTCAAAATTCGACGTGTTTTCCTGAACTCGAAGTATCCGTAAGCATTAACGCAAATGGCGTGCGTTAAATCCCATCGTCATTTGTTTTCTTCGAAGAAGACGTCCTGGCATTCCTTAGCAGATCCTCCACGGAAACGCCGAGGGCCCTCGCAAGTTTCGTGAGTGTGACGAGTTTTGGGTTCAACTGCTCCCCGCTCTCGATGTAGTTGATGATCCTGAGCGAGACGTCCGCCTCCCTGCTGAGGTCCGCCTGCGTCATGTTCCGCTGCATCCTGTAGTTCTTCAGAGCCTTTGCGATGAAGTCCTGCATGTTCTTTTACTTTCTTTCCGTTCTTGTTTGTTTCGTTACGAATTTGTGAAGAAGTGATCGCTGTTGATGCAAAGCGTCACCTCGAGTTATCGAGAACTCGATAACTAAAAGGAAAGATAACATGCAACGCATTGCATGAAAAAGTTATGAACTCCTGTGATTTTTTTGTAAGAAATTCGTACCAGTTTTTCTGACACGTCTCGAGTTGATTCAAATCGAATAAAAGACTCGCAAAGTATCCCAACTTTGAAAATCCTTTGGGTTTCTGTAAGGAGCCCCGTTAGTGTTTCATTGATTGCTGTGATGATCTGGAGGGGGTACGGGGGTCTACTCGTTGTGTTTTGGGCTTCAAGAGCTAGAAGACACAACGACGTACGCACGACTCAAGAAACTGAACGGTTTGTCGCTTTGCATTCAGGATGTGAATCAGTTGTTAGGTGGATGCGTGTTGCATTCGCGACAACTGATCACACGAAAGGAGACTGACGATGGCAGTCAAGAGTCTGCTCGGCATGGTGGTAACAGGACGACAGTTCGTCTCTGGCGTTCACTCGCTCCCCCACGCACTGCATCTGATCTGTGAGAATGCCTCACTCGCAGATCTGTGCAAGGTGCAGCCCGTGTTTCTCGAACAAGCTCGCTGGTGGCTCAGCGGCTATGCGGAGCGGGAGCGGTGGCTACAACTCAGTGACGCCCTCGCTGAGGAGATCGAAATGCTATCCGCCGTCGAGGCGTCGGCATGGCAGTAGTCGTCACGACACAAACACGAACCCCTCAGTCTACAAGGCTGAGGGGTTTTTCTTTTTCCGCATACGACCACATCATTCAGCGTTACTGGACAGTTTGCCGTTTCGCTTTCTTGAGTTGAAGTGATTTGAGTTGGTGAAGCTGTGTGTTGCAGCTTGCTTGAACTCCTTCACTTCATGGCAAGGAGTCTGTCATGACCGCTTCTTCTTCCGTTCTGGCCGCGATGTCCTTCTCCTGGAAAGTCGTCGATGGTCGTATCGAGTTCTCTGTCCCCAACTCAGGCGGTACAGCGATTCTGTCGGGCCTCGACGTCTCTGCTCCTGCTGGCTTTCTTCCTCTCGTCACTTTCCACACCGGCAACGAGGTGCTGGGTGAGGCGATCGAAGTCGATCCCGCCGAGTACTCCGAGGAAGGGCGTGAAGCTCTCCGCCAACTGCTGAGGCATCTCGGCTACAAGAAGTCGGAGCAGTGGAGTTGGGTCTTCACTCCTCCGACTGCTCCCGCTGCTCCCGCTGCATCCACGTCGAAGAAGCCCGCTCTCGTCCAATGCCCCAAGTGCAAGGGCAAGGGCTTCGTGCAGTTCGCCGGCTGGAAGGAGCCTGGCGTCTGTCTGTGCTGTGACGGCAGCAAGAAAGTCACAATCGAGCGGGCGACGAAGCACCGCAAGTTCGTCGCCGACCGCACCGCCGCTCTCAACGCGAAGAAGCAGCCGACTAAAGAGGATCGCTTCTAAGCGACTCACTCTGTCCCGAAAAGTTTCGAGCCGTCTCACGATCGAGGCGGCTCTCTTCGTTTCTGGTAAACTCTCACTCCAGCCAGGAGAATCACATGAACGAGTTGTCGATTCTGCGTCTCACCCTCTGTCTGATCTTCTTCGCGGCCCTCGTGCTCACGATCCTCATCGTGTGTGAACCGCGTCGAATCACCAGGCCCTCTCACTCCATCGCGGACGCCTGGATGGCGTTCCTCGCGTGTGGCGGCCTCTGCACCCTCTCCACGCTCCAGCGTCTCTACGAGTGCATCGTGGACCTCAGCAGCGACGACCTCCTATTCTTTAGAGAGAAGTGTGTCGAAGAGATGCAGTACATAAAGCGACAGTCGGAACAGCACCCCGACTACAAGATCCGCAGGATGTACACAGAGCGATTCATCAAATATCGCAAGACGCTGTGTCGCATCCACTTCTAATCGTGTGAACGAGAAGACCGCAGCTTCTACTTCGCAAGGAGTAGAGGCCGCGGTCTTTTCTTTTTTCTCTTCTTATCGTCAAACCGTCTCAAGAAAACTCAGCTTCTTGAGTCGCTTCACTCTCGCGGTTTCAATCTCTAAAGTTTTCGAATGATCGTTTTTTCGTCATCTCGAAATGGACAAGTGGAAGAAGAGAACTTCAAAAGTCTCTTCTTACTCCCCAGCGAAGAAAGAGAAGTTGGCTGTCCCTCTTCGTTGTTCGTCACTCGTCCAGGCTGCTGTCAGTCACTCGCTGCTCGTTGTTGTTCGTCAAGCGAGCTTCAGAGCCATGTGTGGGTGTTGGGGACCGTCACGAGGCGGGAAGAGGAAGAAGAACTTCACACCCTCATCAAGGCCCAAGGCCCGAGAACGTTATTTCTGCTTCTTCCTTTGGTCCCCAAGTGCCCAGAGCCTTGCTTCTGGACTGACAACTTTCTCGTCTCTCAACTCCTACAGAGGAGCGGAGGAAGCTTTTAAGATTCCACATCAGAGACCTGTCCACATCGAAAACCTCGATGAGATGATGTGGACAGGTGGAACCAACTTGTCCACCGCTGAAACAATCCTTGCTGTTTTACCGCTTTGGAGGATCGTGGAATAGCAGATAGGACGCTGCGGAACGCTCTCTAAGAGCGTGTAGCATACTTTAAAACAACTTGTCAAGGAAAAGTGAACAGGAAATCATCTTCGATTCCATAAGTCCTTAAGCGATAAGCAGAAAAAACTTCGCCAGGTGCGTTAATGACGACAAGAAAAGGGCGTGAAAAGTTTTTGCTCAGAAGCAGAAAGAACCATTTCTGACAGTGTGTTTAGGTAGCCAGACTAACCACACGCTCTGTGAATAATAGAAAATCTCTCCACTCTCTTCATCGTCGGTTGGAGAGAAGTTGTTATTCGTGGTGTTAGAGATGGACGCTGTCTCGACGGCTTGAACGGTTTGTCGTGGTTGCTTTCTTGGAGTGTAAGTGAGTTTGATAGAGTGAATGTTTCGCTCTTGCTCGCTTACAAGTCTGGTGAAGGAGCGGAAGATGATCGCTGGATTCTTTGGCGAATACCGCTGGCTCTCGAACTTCTGGGCTTGTGAAGTGAAGGCGAAAGACGGCACGCTGTTTCACTCTGTCGAGCAGGCGTATCAGTGGGCAAAGTTCTTCCCTGGAGTCATTCGGCAAGGCGATGATCGCTCTGCTCGTGAGGCGATCCTGCTCTGTGAGACGCCAGCAGCAGCAAAGCGAACAGCAAGAGGACTTCAATCGACTGTTCGAACAGACTGGGATGATATCAAGCTGGAGGTAATGCTGAGACTGCTGCGACAGAAGTTCGCCATCTCGTCCCTGAAAGAGAAGCTCCTGGCGACGGGTGAGGAAGAACTCGTGGAAGCGAACACCTGGGGTGACGTCTTCTGGGGAGTTTGCAACGGCGTCGGCGAGAATTATCTCGGCAAGCTGCTCATGCAAGTCCGCAACGAACTCAAACAAGCAGAGGAGAATCAGTGATGCTTCCTGGTGAAACGATCCTCAGTGGTGCGAGTCCCGTCTGCTCTGAGTGCGGAACGAAACTTCAGATGCAAGTCTGTCGATCGGCCGCGGGCTTCTACATCGGCACGATCTGCAAGTGCGGCCCGTACTCCAGAGAATCTGACTACTTCCGCACCAGAGAAACAGCCCAAGAAGAACTCGACAACAACACCTGGGAGCCAAGATGAAAGTCGTCAACGTGAAAGGGATTCGCCCTGGATCACCACGAGCCAAGCGAATCTACTACTGCGGTCGGGCCTGTAACGGATGGCCTCTTTCGCCTCTCGCCAACGAACATCCGATCCACCGTGCCTGTCCTTGGTGCAGAGACGCCGAGGGCAAGACAGTGATTCACAAACGTGGTGAGGCGATTCCAGCATTTAAGAAGGACCTGTGGCAGTGCATCCAGGATGGATACGAGCCAGTCGTCGCTGCTCTTCAGTTTCTAATCGAGCATCCCGAACTCGATCTCGGCTGCTGGTGCTCGCCACTAGCTTGCCACTGCGACGTCATCATGAAGTGCATCGAGTGGATGAAGTCTCAACAGACACAGCAAACCCAGGAAAACACTGGAGAAACATCATGACGGAAGAACGCGACATCGAGGCGGAGTGCCACGAGGACGAGCGGTGCAGCGACTGCGGCTGCTTACTCATTCGCACTCTCTACGGCGACGAGTACTGCCCTTCGTGTGCAAATGGAGAGAGTGTTTCGGAGGTCGTCGTAAGTGCAAATGGAGCAGCATGATACGACGACAAGGTGTGCAGTCATAGACTCTCTCTAACTTCTTACACATTAAGAAGTTAGAGAGAGTCTTTCGTACGAACAACGTAATACGTCAGAGACACAGAAAGGACATCGATCATGATTCAACATCCTGATGACTGCGAGTGCGTCTACTGCGGTCAGCCGACGCTCGACTACAACAATCTCCACGGCGGATACGTCTGCTGCTTCTGTGAAAACCTCAGCAACCTCGGCACTGAAGAAAAGTACACAGAGGAAGACGGCGAGGACGAAGGAATCAGCCTCGACGAACTCGACAGGATTCGAGAGGCGAGGAGGATGAAAGAGCAGGAGGAGCGAAGGTCGCTACCTCGGTACATCCAGAACCATCTTCAGGTGCTCGAAGATACAATGCCGTTCTGACAAGGAGAGCGAATGGCTCGCTGAGGAAGTCGAGTCAGAGAAGAAGTACCCTGTCTGCTTCAGCGAACAGTACGGCTGGACAACGTGAATTCGAGAATCTGATAAGCATCAACCACGAAAGGAAGATCGAATGAACACAACATCATCAGCTCTCGTCGCCGTCACCATGACTTTCACGATGTACCACAGAAAGAAAGCGAACGGGTTCGGGAACAAGTTCAGCTTCAGAGAGGACGACGGCCGCGGGCACATCGAACACAGCCACCCGATGAACGACGAGGACGCTCACGACACCTTCAACGGACGAGTGGTCGGCTGGCTCGTGGAAGGGTGGACAGTAATTGTCCTGGACGAGAAGGACCCTACCGAGCCGTGCAACTGGAAGCGAATGGCAACAGCGACGAAGATGCTACCAGCAGAAGAGGCAAGGATGTGCAAGGGCTGCTACGCAGATGGATGTCACAAGCGTAAGGAAGACTAAATCCCATCAGGCCAAAGGACAATCTGCACAGAAAGGAGATTCAGTCATGAAACAGATCATCGAGTGGGTGTTCGCATCGATCGTCGTCGCTCTCGTCAGCTTCATCTCTTTCCAGGCAGGAAAGGATCGAGGCTGGCACGATCTCCTGACAGAACAGATACGACAGGAGATGGAAGCCGCCCAGAAAAGACCACCGATCTATCTCTCTCGAATGCCACGAGCTTCGGAGGAGGATAGAAAGCCGGCAAACGACTACTATATGTCGTACGCAACAGACAAGAAACGCCTACCGTGGTCGCCTTCAAGCGAGGAAGTCTGGCACATCCTGTTCTTGCTGGACTCAGCAGATAAGACAGAAGGAGTACTGGGAGAGCAGTTCAAGAGGATCAGGAAGAAGCTGAATGAAGAACTCGACTGGTAAGGAGAAAAAATGACAGCAGACGAACGACAAGCCCTGAAGGACGAATACGCTCAAGTGATGGAAAAACTCAGAGCGATCGACAGCCAATGGATGAAGGACCGAAAAAAACCTCGTCAACAGAACGTCAGAGATCGAACAGGATCTCTGGGACGATGAAGAGAAGCTGCAAGAAAGCCGCAAACTGGATGCAAGACTTCTCCGCGACGAAGTGGTAAAAGACCTGACAACAGACTGATTCGCCCCCCATGCCCGACAGGTAAATGAATGCCTCGGCGGGTCTCGCTAGAACAGAAAGAGCGGGACTTGCTGAGGCGTTATTGTCTCAACACACAACGAACTACTACAGAAAGAGAATGGAATGATCTCAACTCAGGGCTGGCAACTCAAGACAGAAGAGCACTTCAGGCAAGACGGCGACTTCGATGTCGTCGTCGAAGTCGTGGGAAAGCACTTCTGGCTAGTGACGATCGAGGCAATGAAGGGCGAATGGATTCGTCGTGTCTACCTCGTGCGGAGTGACGGGCGGTACAGCTACGACAACATCGACGACATGGGAGGGGAAAGTGCCCTCAGAGCGCTAGCAGTGCGGCGGATCGCGGTGAGAATCGCAAACGAACTCACAGGGCAAAAGCCTGTCTATGTTTGTTACCTCTAGTGCTAAGCCAGCACAGACCGTCTCACGACATTGCACACACTTGATCGGCAATCCTCCAGATCGGTAAAATCACTCTGAAGGGTTGTCTTTCAAGCGTTGTGGTTCGGTAAGAAAAGTCTCCTTCTCCTTCTTGATAGGAGGGAAAGGAAACTTTAGGAAACAGACAACACAAGCGGAATGAACAATCCGAGAAGGAGTCGCTCGATACGCTGCCGCTCGCCTCGAAAAAAAGTCTCCCCTGTACTCCTGAGTGTAGGAAGGGGGTCGAGGATCGTGTCTTCGATATCTCTCTTACTCCAGCCAGGAGCGGAATTAGCTTCGCCGATGTAAAAGGAAGCAAGGACATTTGGGAGATGAATACTGGTATCGAGTCGATTCTGGGTGTGAAGTTCACGAACGACGGCCTGGTCAAGAAAATCAGGGTCAGGCCCGAAGCGAAGCAAGAGGCGTTGCTAACGCTTCGCTACACAACAGGCGACGAGATCGAGCGGCTCAGAAAGAAGCTGCTCATCTTCGCAGAATGCGAACACCGGGAGGAACAGAACGAGATCTGCTTCGAAGTCAGGAGGCAGAACGGACACGAAAGAAGCGTTCAGCTCCTCTTCACGCCAACGACGCTCTATGTCCTCACGAACGCGGAGTATGTCGAACGAACAGTCAGCGTGGAGGAGCAGACGCGACTGGATTCAGTGCCGCCAGCAAGCGAACCGCGGACGACAACGACAACAACCACGACAACGACAAGAACAACGAGGAGGCCACGACGTCCAGGCACGCCAGAACAGAGGGCGTACTGGAGGGAAATGGGACGACGCCGACGCGAACGCCTCGAACGCGAACGAGAAGAACTCGAAGCGAGAGCCCGAGGCGAAAATCGCGAATCAACAACGACGACAGAGTACAGTCGCTACGAACGTCGAACGACGTCAGCGGCTCGATCATGAGCAAATGGCTGTAGAGACAAAGAGAGTGGCGGTGTTACTAGCACCGCCACTCAGCGTGAGGGATCTCCACGATTCCCTTGCGAGAACCGCGTCTCCAGCCAGAAGATTCCCCGGCCCATCACGACCAGGAGAGATTCTCACATGAAGCATCTTACATGCTCGGAAATCCTCAGTCAAGACCCTCATCTCGCCAGGATGATGCCGCTGTACCTCCAAGCGTGGACACGCGAACACGAGAACAAGACTGCACAACTCAGGCGCAAGGTATTTCCCGAAGAAGAGAAGAAAAGTGCAGCCTTCAGCAACGCTCACGACGACATTCCCCTGAAGCAAGAAATCTCAGGAGAGCAGGAACTTCCCGCCAGAAGAACGAAGGAGAGATCGGCGGTCTGCATCCTCCCCTACGGCTTCGAGATCGAGCAGATCGAGGACGCCATGCTCTGGAAAGGAGGGAGCGAGGCGGAGATCCTCGGTGTGATTGCCTCGTCAACGAGACAGAGCGGACGGCCAATCAAGGGGAACGCTCTTCCAGAGCGTAACGAGTACGCGATCATCGTCCTCTCAGCGGCAGCCAGTGAGAAGACAAAAGGCCAGTTCCTCTCTCGAGTCAGGAAGATCTGCGACAAGGGCATCGAGTTCTCAGTCGTCGTCCCGTCGAAGGGATACAAGGTGTACGACAAACTCGTTGGCAAGATGCCGCGTGAAGGAAACTTCGTCCGCCAGGAGCGAGAGGAGTTCAAGGCCCTCGGCTTCACGGCATGGAGCTTCAAGCGGCCAGTATACACCTTCAACGACCTCGCCCAGAAGACGATCAGCACGGCGAAGTCGCATCACGTCTTCGACCCAGACGGATTCGAGCGAGACTCTCTCCTGCCCTGCCTGTCGTTCCTGAACCTGAAGCAGGACGAGATCAGTGGCAAGTGGGGATACGCTCCGGGACTGCCCAGGAAGATATGCGTCGGCACGATCATGGAGGACATCAAGAACCGCCCGAAGACAGGAGGACCGGGGCGATCCAAGTTCGTGATGGACTTCGGAGCTTCACTCCACGGAATCAAGGTGAATCGAGCAACAAGGAAGGCGATCGAGGAGCTGGAGCTGATGGTCATCGAGCGGACGCTCTACGCTCGCCCGAGCCTCACGCCGCTGGTGTTCAACGACGGCAAGGGCCTAGTGGAGTTCCCGACAAAAGTAGAACTCGCCGTGACGCAGTACGACGTCGCAAACAGGAAGACGCAGGAGAAACAAGAGGTCAAGGTCTACAGCCCGCTCTGCTTCATCCCACTCGACAAGATCGACGACATGCTCGGGGAAGGGTTCTTCTTCCCAGGAGCAGGCGAGAAGGACGGCAACACAAGGAAGTCGAGATACATGCTCGACGTTCGTGACGACGGCACAAGACTGCCCATCGTCACCACATCGAAAGAGGCAGAAGCACTCGCGGAAGCGGGCAAGCCGTATGTCCACCAGATGAAGGTGTACGGGGCATTCAGGGAGTGGATGACGCAGTGGATGAAACTGCGTCAGAACAGGACGGACATGAAGTCGAGACACCAGCACAAGCTCGACGTCTGCGAGTTCGTCACATCGAAGTCCGGTCAGGAGTTTCTGCCTTCACGCCTCTGTGGCATTCCGATCTGGCTACAAGTCGTCAAGACGCGAGAGCAAGAACGAGCAGACGAGGACGATCCGCCGTCAAAGTGGATCTTCGGCACTCACGAAGAACTCGACGCCTGCCTGGAGGAGCTTGCGTCGAGCAGGAAGCAGCACAACGCTCAGGACTGGCTAGAGAACGATCCATTCGACAGGGAGGAATTCGAACTGGCGAGTGAGGAGCCACTCGACTACATTCCTCCATCGCCTCTCAGCTTCGATCCAGAGACGTTCTACGTCGAGTCAGAGCGACGATCGATGGAATGGCACGAGGCTTCGCTGCTCAAGAAGAACAACGAGCGACAGACGATCGAGAAGGAACTCGAATCAATGCGGGCGACCTACCGCCAGCAACCGAGAGACGTCCAGGAGGACATGAAGTCTAACGCGGAGTACCTCAAGGACGTTCTCCAGGACATCTTCGAAGAGGAGGCAAAGCTCAGGAACACGATCGAGGGCGTCATGGCAAGAACGCTACGTCGCTGCGGCAAGTGGAAGTTCAAGGCAGAACGACGGGCGGAAGAGAACGCCTGGCGGACCCTGATCAGGATGATCAACGAACTGGAGAGGCTCGACACGAAACCGATCGATTCATCGAGGCTCTGCACGATCGCGAAGGAGGCAGAGTTCAAGTCGCTCTACTCCGCGGCTGACGCAGTGGACATGCTGGCTGCAAACCCCAGGAAGAAGGAGGACATCGACCGACAGAAGAGGCTGCGAGCCGCCCTGGAGCGAACGGCCGAGAGACTCGAAGCTCAGGGAGAGAAACTCCTGACAGAGGCAGCAACGATCATTCGCAAGAGGCTACTCCAGGTCGAGACAATCGACGACGTAGCCCGCCAGATCGAGCAAGGAGGCCAGTGGTTCAAGGAATGGATCGGCCGGAACCGCTCGCTGAACGCAAGAATGATTCCAGCGTCTCAACGAAAGAAGAAAGCAAGGAAGAACCAGAACGACCACGAGAAGATCATCTACGTCGATCGTGAAGAGACGGCGAAAGTCTCAGGGCTCGAACTGCTTCGCCAGACGTACGCAAAGGTACTCGCGAAGGTGAACGGCATGGAAATCGATCCGCTCGCCATCCAGTACGCCATCGGACGTAACGAAGGAGTCGCGTTGGAACTCGCAGACTTCCTCATGGAAAGCAAGGAGCGGCTGGAAACGATCAAGGAAAGGATGTACGTCGCCTCAGCCCTCTGCACCGAGACAGTCGGCAAGGCACTGGACCACGAGCCCGAACTAGACTGGGTCTGCCCGGAAGATCTAGGGGATCACGTCGAGCAGTTCCGCCTTACTCAGGAGGCGGAAGTCAAAGAAGTCGCAGAATTGATTTCCGCGTGACAACAACCGACGAAACGAACCTCTTCATCTCGGTGGAGAGGCTCGTTTTCTTTTTCGCTCAGTGTTAAGAAAAGTTCTCTCCACTCCTAATTGAGGCGGATAGAACTTAACTTCACTACACTTCGGAGGTTACGATGAATTTTCAGGAGTTCACACTGATCGGGCGGCTGACACGAGACGCAGAGACGAAGACGTTCGACAACGGGGGCAAGGTCACGAAGATCAGCGTGGCGATCAACGAGAGAAAGCTCAACAAGAAGACGAACGAGTGGGAGGACTTCCCGGTCTACTGGGACGTCAAGGGCTTCAACAACAAGTCTCAGCAGCTCGCCGACCACCTGGAGAAGCTGTTCGGTCAGAACGGAAAGGGGCGGCTCGTGTACGTCAAGGGCCGACTCAAGAAGGAGGAGTGGGCCGACCGTCAGACGGGAGAACATCGAGAGAAGTGGGTCGTCGAGGCCATCATGATCATGCCGCTCGACGCGAAACCCAAGGAGGGTTCAGCGACAGCCAGCGCGAAGAGCGAGAAGTCGCCCGTCAGTGTCGGGACAAGGACCGTCGAGCTGCCCAACGACCAGGGCGATAGCGACGAGAGCCAGAACGACGACAGCGAGATCCCTTTCTGACGTTCCAGGTCAGAATCGTCAGTCAGGAAAGAAGAGAAAGTCTTCTCTCCTCCACTAAGGAGTAGAGAAGACTTTTTCTTTTCTTCGGCAGGAGAAGCAAGAGATTCTATGGGGTGAAGGCAAAGGAGGTCAAGGGCCTTGAGGAATTTTCCAAAAAGAAGTCCGAGGAATCCGGAAACAGAAGAACACCAGTGGCCGATCGAGGAAGAGTTCGGTGGCGAAGGATGATGAAGAAAAGTTTCTCTCACTCCTAAACGAGGCGAGAAGATCGAAAACGAAAACCACTAAACGAACGAGGAGTCACGAACGATGTCTGAGTCAGCAGTCGAGAGCGTCAAGAACGAGTCACTGTCCAACAACGAGTCGCCTGTCACGAACGAGGAGAACAAGATGAGTCCGCAGAACCGCCGCAGTCCCGCCGTGTACATCCAGCAGCACCCGATGGCTGTCTGGGCCCTCGCCGCCATCGTGCCGTCCCTGGCAATCCTCTGGTATGTGAACCAGAAGGATACGAAAAAGGACGCACACGTCGAGGAGGCTCAGAAGCCGCACGCCGCCGTCGCCGCTGCGGTCGCTCCGCCGATGACGCCCGCAATGTACTACCATCCTCAGCCTCAGCCTCAGTTCGCCGCTCCGGCTCCGACGCCGGTGCCGCTGCCGACGCAGAGTCCTCCGGTCGCTGGTTATCTGAACGCCGGAACGATTCCGCCCGCACCGATCCAGCAGGTTCAGTCGCAGTTCGTCGTGGCGAGCGTCGGCAAGAACAGTCGAGGGTGGGTGTTCTTGAACGACACCCCCGACTACAAGGTCGCCCAGCGAACGATCGTCATCAAGAATCCGCAGGTTCTTGGGCAGTACGCGCAGAACATCGACTACTTCAAGGGGCGAGTAGTCACGGCGAGCGGGACACAGTCCTTCTTCCAGGGGAAACCGCAGGTCGAAGCGGCTTCGCTCAGCGTTCAGTAAGGAGATGTGATGAACGAAGGATACTCGAACGACAAAGAAAGGGAGAGCCGTCCAATGATCAAGATCCCCGCACTCATCAGGGCAGAGGCTCAAGCTCGCGGCATGGACCTCACCGGAGTTTCCAACTTCAAGGACGGAGTGGAGTACTGGCATGCCGCAAAGACGAACACGGCAATCGGTTTCGATCAGAAGCAAAGCAAGTACGTCACGATTAAGAACTAGGAAATCTGCTCTGTTCCGTCTTTTTGTGATCGATCGTTAACACACTTAGACGGAACACCAGCGGTTCTCCTGGTCTGCCTCCCGACGCCATCGCAAGAGAAGCGTCGGGAGGTTTTATAGGGTTGCTGGTGCTAACTAGACTAAGGCGACGATATAGCTAATCAACGCCGAAGGCAGGTTCGATTCCTGCCGGCCCTACTTACACATCAAGTTCAGGAGACAAGAATGAGCGACGATCAGGTAAACCCATTCGTGAAGATATTGATCGGTCATATGGACCGACTCCCACTCGCCATCAAGTACCAGTTGGCGTTCGAGTTGTTCATGAACTGCATGGAACGCCCTCACTTCAGAAGCCTACTTGAGGCGCTTTCCGTCCGCGACGATTTTGAGCAGTCACTACTGAAACTGGCAGCGGTCTTCGATGCCATCGACAAGACAGCGAACGAGGCGGTCCCGGTCGAAGTCGAGGTCCTTGAGGCGACTTCACCGGAAGAGCTTGTTCAACTCATCACCGAACGAGTTTATGAGGCAGCGGGCAAAGAAGTTCCTCCGCCGAAGACCGACATCAAGCCGTCGAGCAACTAACCGACTTCAAGACCAGAACGAACAAGGAGACATCGATGTACCTCGTGATCATGCAAGGCCCGCCAGGCTCGGGGAAGTCCACATTCGCCAACGAGTTGAACAACGGCTGGAGGAACGCACAACCTCGCTTCAAGATCTGCTCGACGGACGAGTACTTCATCGACAATGTGACCGGAGCGTACGTCTTCAAGCCCGAGAAGCTCCAGGAGTTCCACCGCTACAACCAGATCCGCGTTGAGGCGTTGCTGATGAACGGGCACAACGTGATCGTGGACAACACGAACATCAAGGCTTGGGAAGCTCGCCCTTACGTCGAGTTGGGCATGAAGTACAACGCGACAATCGTCTTCATTCGTTGCGAGGGCGGCTACCCGAACGCGCACGGCGTCCCCGAAGAGAAGGTGCAGAAGATGTGGGAGGACCTCGAGCCGTTGTCCGTGAATGCGTGCCTCGCCGCTCGTTACCCGTGGGAAAAGCAAGAGACACAGAAGACGCCGGAGAAGATCAATGACGAGGAGTGACTGGTACAAGATCCTCGAACAAGAGGTTAAGGACTACTGGGATGAACGCTGCGAAAGGCTAAGAGCACCTTCAAGCAAGGAGGCGTTCATCTGGTGGATTCGCGACGAGGAAGACAACGACTACTTCGCACAATTTCAGGAGTGGCTGCTTGAGAGGAAGCTGCTGCCTTCTCTCTACGGATATGGAGGAACGACAACAGGTGACGGCAAGGAAGATTGGTCTTACTGGCCTGGGGAACCAATAGGAGTTAAAGAGAACAGAGGAGATTACCTCTGTAAGGAACTCTTCGACAAAGTGAAGAGGGAACGAAAACAAGAAGGATGGAAAGGGTTTTCATCTCTTCAGAACGCAGAAGAGGCACTCTTCAACGCCTGGAAAGAATGGCGAGAAGAAAAACAAGAAAGAGCAAAGAATGAAAGCGCTCTGGTTTATTAGGCAACTCATCGCCCTGCCTCTACTCTTCGCCTCCTGGATGTTATTTCACGCAGGTAAGAAAGTCTCAGGCGAAGAGTCGTTGACGTACGCCGACGTCGAGTTCAGAGACAGCGAGGATTTGATCCACTCAGAACAAGATACGAGGTACTAGAGATGACCACCACAGAAAGAACAGAGGAGGGCTTTCTCGCCAGGATCGAGCAGGGGAAACTCAAGGACCTCCCGTACTACTGCGACTGGCTCGAGGACAACGACCGCCTGGAGGAGGCTGAGTTCTGGCGGTGGGTGTGGGAGCTTGAGCTAAGACCTTTTATCCACACGGTTAGTCAGGAAGCTTATGAATCAGGAAGGTGGGGCACAACGAAGAGTAGATGGGACACGCTTTCGTTTGACTGGCAAAATTTTGATGGGTGCGTAAACGAGACTTCAAAACAATCGCCAGCAGCTTTACCCAGTCGTCTTTTCGTAATTATAGAGGATAAACACAAGTACACACTACAATATGCCGAAAGCCCGACGTGCTGTGGGGCATATAAGATCCTTCTACCAGCGTGGGTGAAGTGGAAGAGCAAACATCCGAGAGAGTACCAGAACTCGCTCAGGAAAGCCCGAGGAGAACTCAAATGAAACGTATCGTTGAGGCGATTCCGTACATCGCCGCGTTGTTGCTCGTCGCCCTCATGATGTTGTCACTCACGGCGCGTCCTCCTCCGTGAAAAGTCTTCTCTTGTCCTCAGTGAAGGAGAGAAAACTTTAAGGCCGTACAGAAGCCAGGAACGCTCACAGCAACCTCAACCACCATCACCAAAGGTCAAGCGTTCCGTTTAATACACAGACAGCAACTCCGTACGTGCAATGCGTAGGCGGGACTGGCGAGAAGCCAGTCCCGCCAAAGGTAAAGAGCCTGGAGTTGCTGTCTAACCTTCTCAGAAACACCAACAGCATTAACTCTTTATCATGTGGGTTCGAGTCCCACCTCAACAGCGAAAGCTTTTGAGTGGCGGAACTGGTAGACGCGAAAGATGAAAAGACGGTGTTTCGTTTTCTTGCACATAACAAGAAACGCCGACAGCAAACTTACTTACATTAATCTTTTGATGCGGGTTCGACTCCCGCCTCCCCCTCTAGATCACGCTCGATAGTCTACGCAGACGGTTACGAGTCGCGAATCGTTTAACAGTCGAAGTTTTAATCGAGTCGCCGGCCGCGGGCGTTATACGGTATTTACCGTAGCGGTACTCAGGGGGAGTAGCTTAACGGTAAAGCAAAAGAACCCTACGGCGTTTCGTTTTTAACACTAGAAGGAGACGATGGATGGCGAATGAAGTTTCAGCGAAGATTGAAGGCGACGAACTAGTGATCCGGCTACCACTTTACAAGGAGGCCCGCGAGTCAGCGAGTGGCAAGACGCTCGTCGTGGCGTCCACACATGGCAACAAGACGACAGAAGCCGAGTTCAATGGTGAGAAGATCATCATCGGAGTGAATGGTTACATCTACAAGAGTCGGAAGGGAAAGTGAATATGCTCGTACTCTCTCGCAAGGTCGGCGAATCGTTGATCATTGATGGAGACATAAAGGTGAAGATTCTCGAAGTCCGAGGAAATCGAATCCGCATCGGGATTGAGGCTCCTCCGGATGTCAACATCGTTCGGGACGAACTCCTCGACCGAGACACGAAAATCGAAAAGCCAGTACCAGCAGTCAACGACCAGTGTTGAAAAGAGGTTTCAACAAATGACACATTCATTGGTGATTGTTGAATACTACGGAGTACTGAGCGCAATGTGGTGGCACTGGACGAACAACCAGGAGGTAAAAGCCCACCCACTCGTTAATAGCGATCGGTGGGCCTTCAGTGTTAAAAATGACAATCTCGCAGATCTCGAGAAACTATTGAGTGACGAGAGACGAGTCTACAAAGTCGTGAAAGAATCAGCAGGGTGAACAAGACAAAGAACGCTCACAGCAACTTCTTACCAATGCAATCGGTTAAGCGTTCTGTTTTATTTCCACAAGAAGAAAGAAAAGGAATCTCATGGGAGCAGCATCAAAGAAACGCCGAGCGGAAAAGCGTAAAGCGGCAAAGAAACAGATGAAAGCGGCGAAGAAAGCTCTCTACGCTTCTTATGCAGGCACAGGACGTCGGCGAAAGAAACAACCGAGAGCCGGTAGCGGCGTAAAGAAGAGCGGCCACGAAGGCTCAAGCAACTGCGGGAACGTTGGATGCAAGAGGTGCTTCCCGCAGTTCACCATTACGCCGCAAAACAAAAAGCCTCCGATGCGACGGTGTGCGTAACAAGAAGAGCGGTTAAAGCAACCACTAGAGAAGAAAGAGAAGAAGATCGTGAGTTACTTCATGAACGATCTGAAAGATGAGAACGCCACAAGGAAGGACGGGATGACATGGAACGGTGCCGTTTCAAACAGTGCAGTCGGCGGCGTCAACGAGAAGTACGCTCGATGTCTCGAATACTTCTCAAAGTGTGGAACTTACAACGGCCGCTCTCAAGCCGCCGTAGACAAGGACATGGAAGCGATCTTCCAGGACGATCGGGAGACTGCCCTGAAGGTGATCTTCGGGCTCCGACTGATCACGAGGAAGCCGAACAGACCGGAGGGAATCGAACCCCCAACCTGCCCCGAAGAAGTCGCTACGGGAATGGGCCGGCGTGACGAGTTCTACAAGTGCCTCGTATGGCTCGCCGCCAACGACGCCGAGCTGCTGCGACACAACATCGACCTCGTTCCCGTGTTTGGGTCGTGGAAAGACCTCCTCCAGCCGCCTCTCCTGACTGCGGTCAACCGAACGCTGCTGACTTCCCTGGTCGCCGTTTCACTGGACGAAGCCCTGCTGCTGAAGTATCTACCCACGATGCGGTCGTTCAAGAAGGCCAGGAGCGAGCGAGACAAGGCGAGAATCGGCTTTGCGAAAGACCTCTGCGCCTTCTGTGGCTTCTCTGAGAAGGACTACCGCAAGCTGAAGTCCGCTGGCCCGGCTCACATCTGGCAGCGAATGATGCAGCAGAAGAAATGGGACCTTATCGACTTCTCCAAGATCCCCGGCAAGGCGTTGATGAACGCGATCTCGCAGAAGGGGAAGCAAGACAAGAAGTCGTGGATCGAGCGCCACGGAAGGTTCGAGGATTTCGGTGTGTGGCTCGAGAAGCAGCGGAGAGTGAAGTTCACAGGTCAGCCGTACGAGCTTTGCAGGGCCGCAGAGCGTTCGGAGAACATGATTCAGAACATGCTCTACGACAAGCAGTGGGAGACGTGCCTGGAGTCGCTCAAGGGTCACTGCCTCGGAGACGTCCTGGTGGGCCTCGACACGTCCGCATCGATGGGATGGTGTGAGCTGATCAAGGGGGTCAGGCCGATCGACGTCTGCCTGTCGCTCGGGGTGGCCTTCTCGATGCTGAACACGGGGATCTGCAAGGACGCCGTAGCGATGTTCAGCGACACCTCGACGGTCGTGAAGCTCGCAGGGACGTTCACGCAGCGGCTCAGGCAAATCAAGTCACTGCCGACTGCAATGGGGAGTACGAACTTCCAATCGCTGATCGACGCCGTGTGCCGTGTAAGGGCCAAGAACCCCTCGGCTCCTATTGAGGCGTTTCCGTCAACGCTACTCGTCGTCAGTGACATGCAGTTCAACCCCGCCAGCACGCCGGCAAGATCGTATCACAACGCTCAGACGAACTACGAAGAAGCGAGACAAAAGCTCGCCGCTTGCGGTCTGCCTGGGATGCGGATCATCTGGTGGCACGTCAACGGGGCGAAGACGACCGACTTTCCGTGCCTCGCGACGGACAAGGGCTGCTTCCTCGTCAGCGGCTTCGATCCCTCGATCCTCAAGGGGCTACTCCGAGGAGAGGAGACGAAGACTCAGCAGGAGAAGAAGGATCAGACGCCGCTCGACGGCATGATGAACTTCTTAAGTCAGCCGATCTTCAAGCTGCTCCGCTTTACAGAGAAGGCGAAGAAGCAGGAAGTCGAATTCCCGTTTTAAGCGTGCTGAGTATCGAAAAAAAGTCCTCTCTTCTTCATCAAGGAGAAGAGAGGACTTTTTATTTACGCTCAACGACCGGGAGAAAGGCGGGGAGAAGTATGACAAACAGAGAGCTTGACGAATTGATTCGGGCGTTTGAAGGTTATTCAGTCAAAGAGGCACTGAAAGAGTTTAAAAAACTTCGCTCACTGGTTCGTAAAACTCCTGTCTTTTGTGAGCGGCCCAGCGGAAGATTTGCAGAGGATAAATGCGGTAAATGTATCGCTTGTAGGTTGCGTAAAGCAGCGGAGTAAATCGTGAACCGCTTCGATCAGTGGATCAGGTCGATCGTGGAGAACCCCGAGGACCTCGATCTCCGCCTCGTGTTCGCCGACTGGCTCGAAGATCACCCTCGACCAGGACGAGAAGTCGTGGACAGTTTGTGGGCGTCGTGGATCAGGGACGACATCTTCGCGACAAGGAGAGGCGAAGGAAGCGTGCTATCCACAGGGCTTGAGGCATGTCTAGCGATGTGTGGACAATCGAGGGACGATGAAGGAAGGTGGGGCCCTGAGTGGAGTGACGACAAGACGTCGAGAGCGAAGGTCATCAACGGCTTCGTCGAGGTTGTCAAGTGCCCGCTGAAACTGTGGATGGAACACGCGACGAAGATCCTCCCATGTCAGCCCGTGAAGTGGATTCGTATCGAAGATGTTGAGCCTGAAGAGTCAGTAATCCATAAAGGTTGCTACTACTATGACGATTATGAAAGAGAGTTGAACAACAGGAAAGAAGAACCCTGTAATGTTCCACGGGTCTATTACAAGCGGCTACGAGAAATTGATCGCAACGCAAGAAAGGCAGAGGGCGACAAATCAGAACTCGTCTATTTCAACAACGAGGAGCAGGCGAGAATGGCGTTAAATATCGTAGCGTTGAATGTTGAACGAGAGAAAGTCTCCCTCCCTCCTTTATGGACAGCGGAGTTGGAGAAGATTAAACGAGGAGAAACACCATGATCGTCTTGAAGCTTGATGGCGAGATCTGGGAGTGTGCTGAAGGTTGGTCGGAAGACTTCGCCAAGAGTATTACTGGCATCAAGCCCATCGACCACAACAGTAAGTACGCAAGCGACCAGAATGCATTAAGGAAAGGAATCACACACGTTCAAGGTTTCTGTATCGGCATTCCATGTCATGAGATTCGTAAGCTTGGTGAAGTGGGCGACGGACAGATCTTCAAAAGGATCGACGCGAAGGAGTAACTCGTGAGTGAAGAGAACATTGTTGAAATCGTCCGAGTGATAGCCGTGGTTGTGGTGATCTTCGGATTCGGCTGGTGGATCAAGATTATGTGTAAGGACTAAGAACATCGTTGCGGGATACGCAAACACTCTCCCTCAAAAATCAACGGGAGAGGTTTGCGCATCCTTGTGCCATCAGGAAGGCGGTAGTAGGAGAATCGAAATGACGAAGGCAGACTGGTATAAGATCATGGAAGATAAGTTCGATAGAAACAACCTTAGTCCACTAAAGGAAGCGCGAGAGTGGTTCAGAATGTGGCTCGTCGATGAAGAGGGCGACGAGGAATATGCCGACTTCATCTTATGGTGCCAAAAGAACAACCAGTTAGCATCGTACTACGAAAGCGAGAAGGCTATATACGGAATCGAAAACTGGTGCTGGTGGAAAGGAGAACACAGAGTCAAGGATGAGTACATATTGAACGCAATTGAAGACGACATTTGGGAAGAGTTACCTGAATTTCTCGGAATGAGTACAGATTACAATTTTCGCAGCTATAGAACGCTTCAACAAGCGGATGAAGCTCTCTTCAAGGCAAGAAATTCAGTGAAGAAAAAGCAAACAGAGGAAAGCAAATGTTAATTCAAGACTGGATGAAGCTCCTCTCCGACCCACTGAAATCTTCAGGCGTTGATATGCTCGCCTGCGCTGACTGGTGTAACGACAACGGCAAGCCTACAGAAGAGAAAGCGTTGCGGTGGATGGCAAAGTCTGCGAAACGTCCAGTGAAAGCAGACGACCGCCCAAAAGCTCGTCGTCACATCTGGATGAGGGGCTACTGGAGAGCAAGAAGAGCAGACTTCCGGCAAGACTTGAACCAGGAGAGCACCATGCGTCTGCCTGCCTCGCTGTTCCTGGCGCTTCCCGAGAGTAGTGGGAGCACATTCAAGTACAAGACCTACGGATCTTTCCATCAAGCCGTCTTCGCTCTCGGTAAAGGGCTCGAGACGCTCGAAGAAATGCTCGCGGGCCGCTTCAAACTCTAACCGCGTTCGCGAGAAGAAAGAAAGGAAACCTCAACATGACGATCAAGAACAGGTTGAAGGAAGTCTGGATTCGCTGGATGATCCGCCGAGATATGGACGAGGTGAACGAGATCGAGCAGTTGAGCTTCGAGCATCAATGGACGCCCGAGGACTTCTTGAGGGTCCTCCGTCAACGAAACGCGATTGGGATGGTCGGAGAAATTGACGAGAAGGTCGTCGGGTTCGTCGTGTACGAACTTCACAAACATCGCCTCGAAATTCTGAACCTCGCTGTTGCTCCTTCCTGCCGTCGAATGAATCAAGTCGTGATGAGGAGTGCGGGACGATCGAAGGAAATCAACGGAGGCGTCGGGGCAAGCATGGTGACGCTGTTAAAAGACAAGCTCGCCGACCACAGGAGAACGAAGATCGGCCTGTGCGTGCGGGAGACGAACCTCCAGGCCCAGAACTTCTTCAAGGCTCAAGGCTTCAAGGGAGTCAAGGTGCTGCCGGACTACTACGACCTCGACAATAAAGAGCACGGCGAAGATGCTTACCGGATGGAGTACACGCTGTCTGGACATCAAGAGGAGTTGCAAGAAGTAGTGTCAAACAACCGCATCTCTCATTTACTTCAATGAACGACTGTGAAAAAGACCAAAAAACGAAAGCGAAAGCGAAAAAGAAAGAGAGTGAAGATCGTGAAGACGCCATCGCCACTACCGGCTGACGAAGTCTCTTTCATCGACCAGAGCGGTTTAGAACATATGAGCTTGCTGGCGATCGACGGCGGCAAGTACAGGATCACGGGTGAAATCCATATGCCCATGACGAACTGGAGTCGCTACACGGCGACGAGGATTCGACCTGAGCAAGATACAAAGGAGTAACTGCAATGGAGACCGTCGTCGTCCAGGAGCCTAAAGAGAGTGTCGAAGAAACGGACTGGCTCGTATACTCGGACTTCTGTTTCGACCAGGGCGACTACGAAGGAGCGGAGAAGGCACGCAAGATCGCTGCCGGGATCAAAAAAACTGGAGGCACGCTGTTCTTATGGTGGGGCGGACTCGGGGGTGAGTTAGAAGTAAACGCACTCATTCATTACTCTGAACACCGAGAAAGAAACAAAGAAGCAGAGTTTTTAAAGGGAGAGGAAAATGGTTACAAGTGGCACGAAAGAAAAGCAAAAAACGATCCCCCTGATAAAACCCTTGGGATTCACACAGGGCCACTAAGCCCTTTTACTCACCCAAAGGCTTTCTTTCTGTCACAAAAATTAGTAACAGATTTCTGGAAAACCCTCGAAAAGATTGGAGCAAAAGAACTTCAATGATCATTTACGCAGTCCAGTTCCCGTTCAACGTCAACGAAGACGAAGAGCTTGACACTTTCTACTACCCCTCGATGTCAGCAGTGAAGAAGGGGATCGCCGCAGAGACGGAAGTAACTGGCGAGAAGTCGTCGCCAGTGTGTGCAGGAGAAATCATCGTCTTCAAGATCACTACGAACAAGCTGACGAAGGACGTCTTGTGTCGTGCCCTCAATTATCAAGGCGGCTTTGTGGGGGCAAAAGAGGAGGTCGCACGCTACCGTTTCATTCCTGGCAAGCGGCTAAAGAAACTCGACGTGGAGGTCAACGAAGATGGCGACACAGACGACACAGACACAAAAGAAGACATTGACCTCGGTGATGATCCAGTGCCTTGAAGACGCGATGGTCAACAAGAACGAGGCAGCAAAGATGGCTCTTCAGGACTTGCTAGAGGAGGCAGACTGCCAGGAAGCATTGGCGGCAGTACGATGGGCAATCAAGAACGAGAAGTACCCTGTTGAGTTAAGTAGTTCCTGGGACTGGTATTTATGTACTCAACGTTACCTGGATATTCCAGGAGAGAACACTCACGAAGACCTGGACGCAAGAGTAGAAGAAAAGACAAGCTGGAAAACGTTCAAGAAAGAAGCCCACAAAGAAGTAGACCCCTGGATCTGGCTGCTTGAGGAGTGGGCACCGAAGGTCAAATGGAATGAACCCCTACCGACAATCGCAAACGAAGAAGGCCCGCTTGATTGTTAGTCAGGCGGGCCTTTTGTCTGTCAGTATCGACCGAGAACTACCAGGCGGCGATGAAGCCGACGATCTCCTTCAACTGCTCCCAGCCGCCGAGTCTGTCAGCCATCTCCTTGAGTTGTTCCAGGTCGTCCAGTGTGATGCCCTTGCCACCACTGAGAGTTCCACTTCGAGAGACAGACGAAACACCAGCAGGCGTCCTCCTGGCGATTGTGGAGGGTCTGTCTGGCGACTTCTTGTTTTTCAGCCCCGACACCTGAGCGGGCGTGACGTCCATGTTGAACTCCGCCTTGACGATCGACACGACCTCGCTGGGGGAGGACGTCAGGCCGCGGTCGAGGATCGTCCTGATCGCATCTGCTTTCGACATGGTACGCTCTTGACTCGCAGGAGTAGAGGGCGAGGACGAACTGGACGTCGGGACTTCTTCATTGCTGGACGTTGGAGAAGCCGCGGGAGTTTCTGGTTCGTCAGTCAATGCGGCTTCGTCGTCGGTGAAGACAGGCTTCTTCTTTCGCGCCATCGCAGTCGTCTCCTTCTTTCTTCTTCGTTCTTAACTCTCTGGTGAATGAACGAACACTCAGCCGTTCAGGTTAAGAGAGTCGATGGTGCGTGTCAAGCGAAATTTTCTCTTTCTGCTCATTCAAAGGAGATCGAGTTATGAAGGTATCCATCACATTCAAGACGCCTGACGCCGTTGAGTGGGCCGTCGCCGATAAAGAAAACGAGGACGAAATCCGCGAGAAGCTGAAAAAGTGGATCAGGTATGGCGAGCAAATCATCGTTGAGTTCGATCTGGAGAAGATGACCGCGACCGTAAAGGAGATTCGATAATGACGATAGGCTCGGAGGCAGACTAATGACAATCGACGACTGGTACACAATTCTCGAAAAGGACCCTGGAGACTTTGCGGCTAGGGCGGCGTTGCGTGATTGGGCATTCGACAATGATGTTGAGTGGTGTTTAGTGGCCCAGGAGATCTTCCTGGCGACAGGCATAAGCCCTTTATTTCAACGTGAACAGTCGACGGTTCCGTTCCCCGCATTTTTCCAGTTAGGTAGAGACGACAACGATTTGTACAAGAAGTCAAAATGGACCTCATGTTTGCTCCCGGCCAAGAAGGTCAAGGAGGTATTCGAGACATCGCCGACTAAATACAGTTTTGAAAATCAGGAGTTGTATACAAGGTGGTGGTTTACGAACGGGAGCCTATTGAAGCTGGAGCGGTTCTTCGGAGAACAAGTCATTAGAACCAGCAAGGAGAAAGAGCAAGCATGACGATCGATGACTGGTACAAGCAAATCGAGGAGGACAAGCAGAACTGGGAGCTTCGCTCTGTGTTTGCTGACTGGCTCGAGGATCAGTTCACGGATATCACAGACGTTCTCGCTGAAACTCAACGCTGGTTAATCGAACATCAGTACGCCAGCTACGAACACTCCGACGGAGATAACGTTTGGGGTGATGGAGTGAAGTACCCAAATGCCAAAGACCCCAACTTCTGCATTAACAGAGATGTCTTTGAACAAATGGAAGACGGTGATACGACTACAAAAACGAAGTGGTTCAATTTTTTTTCGTCGATCATCAAGGCGGAGTTCGCTCTTGCGAAGGCGTTGATGCTTGCCGGTAAGATTAAAACCATTGCGTCAGATCGTCTGGAAGAAGTACTCGACGCCCTCGTTGAACGCAGTGGAGCGCCGCCATCCCGACGCAAACACAACGGTCGTCATGCAGAGACGGCAAGTGGTCGATCCTGAAGCCGTACCCCATCTGCTTGACGATCAACTCGATCAGCTCGTCGTCAAGTGAGTGCATCCTTCCTTCTTTAGGTATTCCTCCACAGTCCGCATACCAGGCGATCTGCTTGTTAACGATCAACGCACGCAAGTTAGCGGCGAGTTCGTAGTTCGACTTCCCCCCACGAGCCTCGAATCGCTCAATCGGGACAACACCTGTGTAACGCTGGATCGTGGACTCCATCTGATACGGGTCGATGACGACAGCAGCGAGACGGAACTTCGAGCGAACCTCATCTATCCACCGTTCAACAGCCTCGATCGACACAGGACAACCGCGAGATCCCTGCATGATGTCGAGGCGGTCAATGACGAGGATGTTGTCTTCCGGTCTTTGGTGGAGGACACAGAGGGCGGTGCGGTCCTTGACAGGCCCGTAGTCGATGGCCGCGAAGTGCTCGACGTCCTTGTTGTGAGGGGAATCTCGATAGGTGAGCTGTAGTCGCTTGCCAAGTTCTGAACAGCAATCGACCTCCTGGCGAGTGACGAACCCGCTCTCTTCTCCAGGGTCGATCCACTGGTTGAACAACACCCTACGAGCTGTGGCGGGCGGAAGCAGGATCGATTCGCGCTGGATCGCCTCCTCGTTCATCCAGGTATCGAGTCTTCCAGGTGCTTCGTAGACCCACCACTTCGTCTGCGGGAGGCGGGCGAACTTCTTGATCTTCTGGAGTTCTTCTTCTTGCCACGAATGCTTCAGCCCAGCGTTCGTGATAATGACGACGACACGATTACGACGCTTCTCAGCGCCGCTCATGATCGTGTCCCAAAGCCCCCGCGTCTCCCAGTGCGTCAACTCGTCCAGGACGATAAGGTCGCCACGAGCACCGAAGCTGCCGGCTGCGTCTGATGCTCCAGCCTTGAGAACGCTGCCTGACGCCTTCCCCGTCACCTTGTAGTTGGCGAACTCAAGCCGCCTCTTCAGCCACGGGTTGAGGTTTGCCTCGACCTGCATGGACTCGAGTAGGAAGTTCGCCTGGTCGCGGTCTTTCGCACACGCAATACAGTTGATGTAACGACGGGTATAAGCCAAAGCCCAGTTACAAAGTCTTCCGATCGCCCCCGTCTTGTCGTGACCACGGGCGAGGGTGATCCAGAACGACCGAGGCCCGCTGTACTCCGTGCGAACACCCGTGACGTACTCGACGGCCGGCAAGATCCGCTGGTTGAGGATCTTCTGCCAGTCCTTCGCCACGTCACCGAAACGCCTTGGAGTCGGCTCTGAGTTGATGACGACGTGGTTGAGGTACGCCAAAGCGGACTGCGAGGAGACGCTGTCAGCGAGTTCGTAGGCCCGCTTGATGCGGTCCACGAGGGGCGATTCACGAGTAACTACGCGAAGGGAAGACACTTACGAGGCGATCGATGAATACAAAAGAATCGAAAACTGACAAGGATGATTTGTGGGCGATCTTCCAGCACTTGAAAGCAGTGCGTCCATCAGAAAGAAAGTTCCGACTCTTTAGTTGTTACTACTGGGAAGAGTATGCAAAGCTAGGGCTTGACTGGGCTAAACAAAAGAGGCGAGAAGATCTGGAACGGACGACCTTCTATACCCATACGATTTCGCATTTCAAAAAGCTGATTAAGGCGACATGGAATGCAAAGAAATACGCAGACGGCTTGATCGATAAAGCGAATCTTGTAGACATCGCAAAAGGCTGGATAGTGTATGACGAGTCTGGAGTATCAGCAGCAAGCCAAACCATCGATCGAGCAGTGAAAGACAACAAACCAGAATCAGGAAGAGTTGTCAATGTCCTGGGGCTGCTAGAAGAACTCTTCGGTGATCCTTTGTGGACGGCTGTGCCATCAGTCGAAAAGAACTGGCTCACTCCTAGCGTTATCCAGATCGCCACGGAGTGCTACGCCAATCAGGACTTCTCAGGAATGCCCATCCTCGCTGACGCTCTCGAAGACGCCGGCTGCGAGGACGCTGACATCCTCTCTCATTGTCGTGGAAGGAACGAACACCTTCGAGGGTGCTGGGTTCTCGACTTACTTCTCGATAAAGAATGACTAGTGGGAGTTACGACGACTCCTGCGACACCACTCATCAATCTTCTCACGGTGCGACCTAACGACCGCCGCCTTGGTGAGGAGGTCGTGAGACGCGAAGTAGTTTTCCCAGTTCATCAGATCAGTGGAGTAAGCGACGTAGCCGCCTGGAGTCAGCGTCAAGGGCTTCTTAAGTCGCCCGAGGAAGTCGAGCTTGATGTCGGTCGGCGGCAGGAAGTCCTGGAACCACTGAGGCGTGACGAAGTTAGACACACTGACGCCATCGATGGCGTAGGAGTCGGCCTCTACAGGGTCAGCCGTCTCGTAAGCAACGGCGCGGGGCTTACCAAGGAAGTTCACAACGGCCGCAGTCGTGACGAATGGATCAGCGAGCTGCTCCAGGACCTCGTGCGAGAGCGTCTCCGACCACTGCCCGCCGCTCTTCTTCGTCGTCCTGGCGAATACGAACCCCACAGGGACGTCGGCGTCGGTGAGCGTGTGGTAGCCAAGCGCTCCTGCCTGGTCGCTGTCATCAAGGACGTACAGCGTTTCGACTTTCGGCTGGACGAACGTCGTCGAGGACGCCATGACGGGCGAGAGGACGCAGTCAAGCCCCCAGAAGATGACAAAGTCTTGAGAGATTTGCTTCTGGACGGCGGCGACGACTTTCAGGAACTCGTCTTTCGGAACGCTCGTGGACTGGTTGACGACCTGAATGAACCGCTTTGGTTGAGTCGTCGGTGTAGGAGATGGAGAAGGTGGTGGCGTTGTAGACGGCGGATCGACGACGTTCGCAAGCCCGTGCGACTTCAAGTAAGTCATGAGAGCCGAAGGCCCTGCACTCGCAACAAGACGGCGAGTGTGTTCGACAATCGACGCTTCGAGAGTGGAGCGGTTAATACGTTCAGCGTAGACTAAGACAGCGTCAACAAGCTGTTTGAGTTGGTCGTTGGTCATTGGTCATTGCAAGGAGAAGAGAAAGTGGTGGAAGTTAAAGAGCCACGGTGGGCAAAAGAAGATGAATGGCTAATCTACGCCGACTGGCTATTTGACCAAGAAGGCGAATCAAAGAGAGAGAAGAGGGCGAGAGCAATCGCAAGGGGGATCAAGGAAACAGGCGGACAATTGTGGTTGGAGTATCTGTACAACAATTCCAACCAATTTTTGAGTAGTTGTGTCTGCTGGACTACCAGACCCGACGACGTTTCAAATCTGGCTAGACTTTGGTCTTATAGGTGGTTGGAAGAGTCAAAGGAAAGAGGCAGAAAAGTAGAACCCGCCATGTTTCCAATCAGCTTCAAAAAGCGTCCAGACGTCATTCGTAGTTTTTGGAAGAAGCTTGCAAAGATCGGTAAGAAAGCGATGAAGAAAGACGCTCGTTGCAAACCTAATCATCAACGCCAACAAGCTTGAAACCTTTCGGCGGCGTCTTTGTGACGCCTTCCACAACTTCTTCTTTCGCATCCGTCACTTCTTCGACCGGCACGTTCTTCTTCTCGAACAACTCGCGTACGAGTTTCTCCGAATCCGCGTTGTAAGAACACGCCAGCTTCAACGCTTCCAGTACGTCCTCGGCGTCAGGGTAAGGAAGCAGTCCGTCAGGGTTGAGTTCTGCCTCGCCGAGACAACCTTCAAGAGAGTGCAAGCCGCCGCTGTCTTGCTCGTGACCAGGCTGGTACGCCATCTTGAGGACGTAACCGCCTGTGGTGAGAGGGCGGTCGAAGCCTGGGATGCGTACGCCGATCGGAAGGATCTGGAGGTCAACCTTCCCTTTCGTCTGCTCGGCGTGTTCAAGGATGTTGGCGACGAGTCGAAGGATGTGGCCGGCGTTCTTACTTAGCTTCATCTTCATGGACCTCCGCGAAAGGGGCGCTCCAGTTCGTTTGCAAAGAGATCTCGGCGAGGTTGAGGTGGAACGTCAGCCAGTCATGGAGCTTGTAAAGGGCTGCGATCTTGACGTCCTCCAGGTTCTTGAAAGCCTGACCTTCAAGCTTCTCACGATGACCAAGGAAAGAAAGCTCGTAAGAATTCTCTCTGCCGTGAACCTTCTTGATTGTGATCGAAACGTCGCCAATGCCACCAGCGAGGAAGGTCGGCGGTACTTTGCCCTTCTGGCCGGCTTCGTAAGGCGTGATGTCCTTCCAGACAAGGGGGTCTGTTTTGGGATTGTCAGGAGTTTCTAAAGTCATGAGTCTTTCTTCTCGTTCATTTCGAAATCCGCGTCTTGGACTTCTTGAGCAGGGTGGTTTGACGGAGATACAGGTACGGCAATGGTTTCGCCTGGTAATAGGCCGCTCACGATTCCGCCCTGACCAGACGCTGATAAGAGAGGTATTGCTTGAGGTTCAGCAGAAGCAAGAAGAACAAGACCAATCCTGCGTGCCTCCTCCGCCTGCTGTTCGGGAGTGAGATCCTCGACGGTGATCGCCTGTTCGAGCTTTAGCGGAGCGTCCAGGCCAAGCAGACGTGCCTTACGCTCCATTACCTTGAGGATGACTTCCGTGACCTTCGCCTGGCCGCGGTCGGGGTAGAGGGCCTTGAGGAGTGAGTCGCAGCGCTCGACCTCCATCCGCACGAGTTCGTCGCGTGTCTCGGCCGACAGCTTGTTGATCTTCTTCAACTCCGCAATCACCATCTGAGAGACGTAGTGCGGGTTGAGCCCAAGCTCCTCACCGATCTCCTGGAAGGAGTAGCCCTCTTTACGCATCTGGAGGGCGCGGAGGGCACGCTCGCGTTTGGCGATCGTCCTGGCGTTCGGGCGGTTATCGACGTCTTGTCGCCTGTTGTTGATGAGTGGGACGGGCGGCGTGTCGGCGTCGGGAGAGGGATCGAGGTTTGTGAGGCGAGTCATTCAACGCCGTTGAGGTTGAAGGCTTTGAGGACCTTGTTGACGAAGGGGTCGCGAAGGTTGTCTGCCGCCGTTGTGTGAACGACTCCGACTTCATCGAGCGTTGAGAGTTTCTTGATCACCTCGACGATAGGAGGTTTTCGGCTCCTGGACGCCACGTCGTTCTGAGAGGGGTCGGCGGTGATGATAGCTTTAGCTCCCTTGCCGAGCCTCGTCAAGAAACAGACGAGCTGCTTGAGGTTGCAGTTCTGCGCCTCCTCAAGGACGGCAATGCTCGGAAGTGTCCACCCCCTCAAGTAAGCGAGGGGGACGGCTTTGAAGAGCTTACGAGGGTCGAAGCCGTCAGGGAGTATCATGCTCGTCTTCAGGCGGTCCACGACGGCATAAGCTGGCTCGAGATAAGGGGCAATCTTGTCATCCGTGTCGCCAGGAATGAACCCCAGGTGTTCGTCGGCCGCTTCCACGACAGGCCTCGTCAAGACGATCTGCGGCACACCGTGAATCCACGAAAGCCTTGTAGAAGAAGAGTCCTCGACCTTGAGAGACGCTGACATCGAGTCGGCGTCTCTTACTTTTTTGTTCGTGAGAAGGGCCAGGGTGTGTTGTAGGGCAAGGGCGACTGCGGCAAAGGTCTTTCCACTCCCTGCTTGACCGAGGAGGAAGAGAACGCGCTTGCTCTTGAAAAGTTCCGCGGCCTTCTTCTGCGACTCGTTGCGAGGCTCGAAGTTGAAGTACCCGAACCACTCCGTCTTTAGTGACGAAGAATGAGCGTCGGCAGTCACGGATTTCTTGAGTTTCATTCTTCGTCGGCGTTCTTGTTCACGATGTTGTTTGCGAAAAGACTTCAACGTGAGTTCTCAGTCAGCGCCAGCGGCGAGGAATGATCCAAGCATTCTGAAGGCCCGTTGAAGAACTTCTCGAGTAGTAACGACCGTGATGATACGAGTGTTGTCCTGAAGGGTGAATTCAAGATTATCTAGTGGGGTTGCCGTGACGTTCATGGAAGCGTCGGAACTGAAATAGACGGTGGCTTCTTCTTTAACAACTGACATGCGGATCAAGAGTTCTTTGTGATGCTGCGGCGACGGAATAAATAAGCGGCGTCAGGAGGAAAATCGAAGAACGAGTCGAGGATCTTCTCGCAACGAAATCCCGCTTTCTTCCAAAACAACTGCTCTTTCAGGTTGCGTTCACGGACGAAGACAGTCACGATCTTACGTCGATATGCAGAGTAATCGTCTGGGAGGTTGTTGAGCTTACGCACGAGGGCAAGCCCAACCGCTTCATCAATATCCTCCGACGTAAGTCGAGAAAATACAGCCCAGTTGGACACGAGTATATCGTGTAGCCTGGTCCTTGTAGCAATGTACCCGAGGGTCTTTCCTGTCGAGGAACATCTCGCGATGAGGATGAGGGCATTGGAGTTCGAGTGGTGCCTCTGGAACGAGCGGAGCGTGAAGTAGTCTTCTCGGCTTGAATCTTGTTTCTCCATCTCTGCAAGCAACGGAAGGTCGTTGGCGGAGGCTAGAAAAAATCGGTACGGAGAAGCGTTCGACTTGTGACGCATGACAGATTTCGTCGAAGTGGGGGTGATGATTTCTGTCATGGCGTTACAGCGAACCTCCGCTGTTGCCGCCGTTTGTATTTTCGATGTTCGACTGGACAAGTGCGTGGATCGTCTGCTGGATCGCCTGGAGGTCCTGGTGGAAGCAGTTCGCGGCGGTGTTGTGGAGGTCCACGACGCGGTCGAGGACGTCGCAGAGCGTTTGCTGCGTCTTCCTGATGCGCAGCACTTGTTTGTTGGCCTTCTTCATTTCCTTTGCAAGATGATGAACAGCGGCAGTGAGGAAGCAAAGAGCCCCAGAGGCAACGGCGGCAGCGACAAGGAGGAGGGAGTGAGTGTCCACGAAAATCAGTTCAACTTTCTGTGTTTTCTGTTCATAACTTTGGTCAATTTCTTCGCAAGTGGAGGAAGAATAAGACTTTAGAAAGAATCAAACGTGTGCAAGAATCCGTTCATAAATCAGTTCAAGACGAGTACAGCTCGACTTTCGTGTCGTTCCGCTTCCCCGTCTTCCTGTCGAAAGTTAGCACGAGGCGGATTCCCCCTCTCCCTTGAGGCGGTAAAAGGGCGTCAGCGGCGAAGTTAGAGAGCCTGCCGAACTCCTTGAACTCCTGCGGACTTTGGCCTTCGTAGGTCTTGAAGTAGCTCCCCGTGCGGATGTTCCACTGCTTGCGGAGGACGGGCTTGTGGCCGCTCGGGGGGCAGGAGAGTCGCTCGACTTCGATCGCCATCCTCGTATGCTTGTGGGCGATCCAGAAAACGTCCGCACCTTCGATGAACCCCTTCTTCTCGAACTCACTGGCCGAGGATGCAAGCGAGTTACCGCCTCCAGAGCCGTGCCAGTAGAAGACGGTGAACTTCTGCGGCTGGAAGTTCTGGGGCTTGTCCTGGAAGGAGTACTGAACGAAGCCGGCGTACCCACCGTAAGCGATCTGGGTGTCGGGGAGTTGATTCAATCGCTTGACGAGCAAGGAGATGGGATCGACGTTGTGGTGCTTCTCTAGTGCTGACTCATGGTTTCCTGTTCCTATCATGTCGATGCGGGAAGCGAGAGGGGCGTAGTAGGAGTACGCCATGTCGATCGCTCCGTTGAGGAGGTCGTTCCTGCCCTGGAGCGACTTGTGCAACTTCGTTGGCTCGTACCGCTTCGTGTCCCGCGTCAGGATTGCGTCGAAGACGTCACCGTTGACACAGAGGCGGTCGCCCCGCTTCAGGACTTTCTTACGCTCCTGGTCGAGGAGGTCGTAATCAACGTCCGAAGCGCCAAAGTGAGGGTCGCTCTGGAAGAACAACCCAACCGATGACCCAGGAGAGTAGAGGAGGGGACAGGGGCGTGTGAAGAAAAGACCACCAGGCATTGACTAGCTAACTTTCATACTTGTGAATCAAACAATCATCTCAGCCTTATCAGTAATGATAGGCGAATAATCGCAATCGAGCTTGAAATCTTCTGCCTTGAAGTCGTCTGAAGTCGGGTCGTAAATCAGACTTGGCGTCTTCATGACATTCGCGGCCTCCATGACGATCTTCTTCGCCAGTATTTCGTGAGCCTCGTAGACGTGAACATCGCCGCCGATCCAGATCAACGAGCCGACTTCTCGTCCGCCTCTCTCCGCGAGCCAGAGGAGGAAGGCCCAGTACTGAATCCAGTTGTGAGGAAGCCCACAGATGACGTCCACGCTCCGTTGATAGGTCGTTAGGTGTAGACGGTTCTGGGGATCGACGAACGCTTGAATGACAGTACCGTGACAGTTCGTGATAGGCGTCTGTGTGTGAAACATCTCAGCAGTGTTCCAGGTCGTAATGACATTCCGGCGAGAGGAGGGGTGGTTCTTGATTCCGTCTATAAGAGCTTCGATTTGATCAAGAGTGATCATCTCAATCGAATCCGTTTCGTGATTGTGGATGCCCCCAACAAAGCAACGGAATTGTTCGGAGTAGTTGTTCTTAACAACTTGGTTCTCATCAGCCCAAGGAAGCCACCATGAGTGAACAGAAGGGTGAAGAGATCGGATGTCGCTTTGGCCGCTCATGAACCACTCCCATTCTCTAAGGGCGTTCTTCCATGCCGTCTTGCGAACGGAGATCAAGGGAGCGTGGTTGAAAACGACCTTCTCTCCGATGATCCTGCGGACGTTCGAGTTCCTTGTGCGAATCTCATCACCTTCCTCCAGGATCGTCTTGATCAAGGTGGCGTAAGTCAGATCGACAGTGTTCATGTAATCGCCTTCAAATAACAAGGGTCAACGGATATCGTCTCACCGTTCTTTTGCAAGACGAGAACGCGATTGTCAGGAGTAATTTCAGTGACAACCCCAGAACTCGCATAATGGTAAGGCGGTCTGCTGACATTGCTGTTGAAAGAAACTTCACGACCTTTCAGGAGAGGAAGGACGATCGTCTGAACGTTGTCGATTGCGTCGATGATGTCGTCGAGCTTGTCTTCCAGGTCAGAGATCTTCTCCAGCAAGTCTTCGTGTTCGCTCATGATTTAAGAGTGAAATCTTATTCTTTCGTAAGGAGGTGTGGCTCAAGGAGGTGAGCAGGAACGACAGGAGGCATGATCGCCTTCCTCCAGTTGTCCTCACCGAGCATTTCGCGAAGCTTGTGGAGTTGCTGGCGGCGATAGAAGTAATCGCCAGCACCATGAGCGGCGTACATAAGTTCCCACGCTTTCCAGAATTCGTCAAGATGATTCGCCAGCTCGAACCATTTATCTCCTTCGTAGCCACCAAGTACCTCGCCACGGAGTTTGAAGAGGTCAACATGATCCTGGTGGATGCGAACGAGGCGTGAGTGTTCGCCATAGACGCAGAGTGGAAAGCGATCGACTTCTTCGACGCGAGGGTAATGAAGAACCTCCCACGCCGTGCATTTCATCCAGTCGAGAAAGTGACGTGGCGGATCGCGGAAGCGAACAAAGTCTCCTGCTTCCTGGGAGTACTCCCAGCGATCGGTGAAGTCCACGTTAGCGATCTGGTGGTCGTGGGCGACGACGTAGAGAGCCTGCTGGAATCGGTTGTTCTCGACCAGGAAGTCGGGCGGCGACCACGGCGTATACGTCGCCAGGAGGGCGACGAGGTGATAAAACGCGATGCTCAAGGGCGAGAACGAATGACCAGAAGATCCAGGAGTAGTCAAGATTTCCATGTGTTGTTCTTCTTCAAGGCGATCTTACCGGAGCCGATCATCTGGAGTTCTTCTTTCGCTCCAGGCCAGTGAAAGACGGGGAGGCGGAGTTCGAGGGCGTACTCGTATTCAGCCGTCGCGCCTTTGGAGTCCATCCAGCCCGGCAGCATGACGATGAGGTCGCAACGCTTGAGCATCTCGAAATCGCCTTTAAGCCAGAGGTCGGCGTCCTTGAAGAAGTCCGTCTCGTCACCGTCGATCAAGGCTCCGTCAAAGTGTCTCGTGTTAGCGTGTGGGCACAAAACAGCAAATCCCATTCGCCAGAGTTCAAGAGCAACACCTTCAGCGCGACGGATGTTCTGCTCGATATGGTAGAGGCCCTTCTTGGAGCGAATAGGGCCGGCTGTGTAAACTAGGTACATTGTTCTGACAACGCCTTCTTGCAAGTTCTCAAGATGAAGTCGTAATCCTTCACAGGTTTGATGACGAAGAAATTGCCGTCACTTACTGTCCCCAGGTGTCGCACGATCGCCAGGTCCATCTCTTTAGCTCCGTTCAGGTCCTCGTACCTTCCGTCCGCTTGCTTGAAGACGAACGACCGATCGACGAAGAAGTCGATGTGCGACCACCGCTTGTCGAACGACGAGGCGATGTCTGTCAGCCCGCGAGCGAAGAGGAGGGCGGTGGACTTTTCTTTCGACCGCAAGACGTACGGGATCTGCATCTGAATCGGCGAGTCGGTGATCAGAGAGACGCCAAGCTTCAAGAGAGAATGCTCTGCGTAAAGCTGCTCACCGAATACCTTGCACTGGTCGAACTCGTCACACGTCTTTCCCTCCCACGCCCACTGCTTGATCCACTCCTTGACGAGTTCGAGCTTCTCGATCCCTGCTGCCTTGAGGTCTGCGAAGAGGCGAGCGGCCAAAGCAGATTTACCAACACCGCTACCACCATGAAGATTGATACGAAGAGGTAGAGTCATTACTGCATCCAACGAGAAGCGAAGTACGCCGCCAGAAGAAAGAGGAAAAGCACGCAGAGGAGCAAGGAGAGAAAGAAGCCTTCAAAGAAGTTCATTGATAGATACTCCAAAGAAGAAGTCCGATTGACGCCAACACACAGGCGGTAGAGAAACCGAGGATGAAGAAGACACACCCAAGGCTTTTAATCATCGGCTCAATGTCCGGAAACTTATCCATCGATGTTTACGAAGTTAGATAAGAGGGAGTACTCGGTCGAGAAGCGTGTTGAGCTTGTCAACAAACTTGTCGAGTTTGTGAAGTAGTTGAGTCGCGTCGGCGATCGGCGTGACTTGTTGCGCTTTGTGGAGAATGTAACAGACCGCCCCGAAACCGCACGCGAAGACGAAAGCGAGGCGGTTGAACGCGGCTTCGATCCGTCTCACCGCTTCGTCTTGTTCTTTGTTCATGGCGGAGCAGGCCCTTCCTTGATCTGGATGACGGGGTTGATCTCTGCGATCACTGGTAAGGGCGAGACATAGACTTCACGTTCTTTCAAGACGCCGAGGTCGTCCAGATCAGCCGGCAGGAGGCCCTTGAGGATTTGCTCCTCGTAATACATCAAAGCATAAGAGTTAAAAATCACAGCCGCCAGGTGGTCCTCTGAACGCTCTCCTTCGGCCCAGGCGTAGACATGGCGAAGGAGCGAGCCGAGAACGCGAGAGAAGGGCATCCCCTTCTCCCAGTTGCGGGGCTGGTACTTCTTGCCGCCCCGTGCGTACAGCTCAGCGACTCTACGGTGAGGACTGAAGGGGATCAGCTCGTACTGAGGCTTGTTCTCGTCCGTATCTCGAACGGCCCCTGTGTCGAAGTCCTGCCGCTTTCCTGAGTCCTTCGTCACGAACTGCTGGTAGACAGCCGTCAAGCGTTCTTTATCGTGCGGGTAGAGGTCGTCGTGTTTTTGGATTTCCACTTACTTGTTCTCGTTAATCCAGGACTTGAGGAGTTTCGCCCTGGTCATCTTCAAGAGATCAAGGGCATGATGAAGGAGTTCGGATTCGGTAGCCTGTTCTTTACGACAGAAAGAGCAAGTGCCGTAATCATCGTGGTCGGAATCGAAGAGGTATCCGTCTTCTTTCGCGCAATCAAAGCAACACCAGACGCGGTCGCAACGTTTGCCCTTGCAGCGAATGTAATCGCCGCAGTCGCAGATCGTGTTTCTGCAGCGATCGCAAGGGAAGAAATCGACTCCCATTAGTCTTTCCCGTCGAAGAAGTTCATCGACTGGTAAAGCAAGTTGGAGTATTCACGAACACCGTTCACGAATTCCTCGTAGTGGCGTTTGTGTTTGAAAGAGTAGACAGAGAAGTTCCCTTTACGGTCTGCGAACCCAGACGAGAACGTCTCGGCAGGGTGTGCTAACTCAGGCGCGAAACCGACGAACATCCGCATTTCTTGTTTGTGCAACTTCTGTTGGGGTGGGTAGAAACCCATCGGCAGATGATAGAAACACATCAAGGAGAACCAGACGAGCGAAGAAATAAAAACGCCCGCGAAAAACTTCTTCATGTAATTGAACTCCAATCATAGATAGTCCGCCCGTATTCAGCGATGCAGAGGGCGTCGGCCATGCCGTCCGTGAGTTGATGAATCCCCAGCTCCTGCGTCAAGAACCGTCCCCACTTCTGCTCACAATACTCTATGGCGGCGAGTTTCGTGTTCTCCTTCTTCGTACGAGAAGGGAAGAGAGCCTTCTGCCAGGTCTTCGGGTCCACGTCGGTGAAGGGGATCGCCAGGACCTCCAGGACGGCCCTCGTCTTTCCATCCGACCGCCCGAACGAGAACATCGAACTCCTCGATTCATAACCGAACGAGTGGACGTACTCCATCACTACTCGTGTTTCAGCGGCAACGAAGCCGGTCTGATCAAGCAGTTCGAGAAGCCAGGAGGCGAGAGCAGGCGAGGAGATCTCGTTGCGTTTATGCGAGTTCTTGAGGAGTGGCATCCTCGACACGCAGAGGACTTCGCCTTGTTCTGAGAGGGCCGCGAGAGCGCCATCGAGGCCAATGTCAATACCGACGTAGATCACTATGACTAAACCGCCGTCTTTCTAGAAAGCTCAAGGCCCTTAATTGCTTCGCCGTGTATCTTCACACCGACAACTTGATTTGTTTCCATCGAGATTTCCAAAGAGCCTATCCAGACTTTTAGCCCATCATCTCTTTCGTGGAAGATCGACTTCTCATACGACCGATCACTTCCCCAATACCAGTGAATGATATTGCCGGCTTGATTGTAGAAGGGGCGAGGGTCGGGCTTATCTGGAGGAGGACCAGAGGCTTTCAAATACTCAAGGAACGTCTGCGCTTCAGTGGTCATGGATCTGTCGAGGGAAGAGTGCCAAAGAGATTGCGAGATTTCTTGTAGTCGAGGTAGAGTTGCTCTCTCGTTGCGTCCACGGTAACGACAGACGTCTTCACGTCGAGGTTGTCTTTCTCAGTATGAAGAGGGTAGCGGAAGTAATCAAGACCGCCATCGACCCACACCTCGCCACAGTTGCAGTAGCGGAAGTCGTGACGTGCTCTAGAGTAAATCGACTGACCGCAACAAGGGCATGTCACGACATTCACAGCGATCATGTCGGAGTATCGCTCGTTGTCGCTGAAGAAGGTTCTTCTACTTCTTCTTCGTCTTCTTCTGACTCTGAAGAATAAGAGCCGAGCTTGCAGAGATCCGTAAGACAGTTCGTGACTTGCTCGAGGAGGATGACGGCATCTTCCACGGAGGGCAAGATGATGAGGGCCTTACACCCCGCCTCCTTCAAGGAGACGCCCGGTTTGCACGAGACAGAGTCGTCATCTTTCTTTTCTGCTGGAATAAGACAGATGGCGATCCCCTGTTCAGAAGAGTCCTCGTCGTGTCGATCAGTGCGTACAAAAAGGACGTCGTTGTCGTAGGGGTCGATAACGAGGATGCCGTCGTCGTCTGTATAAATTGGCATTGATGTTTTACTCTTTGCGGTTGATAGACTTCTCGGTCGAGAATTTCTCGCCGTACCGTTTCCTGAGCTTATCGATGTTATTCTCTGCGATTGAATTCAGAGAAAGATTTAACGTCGTAGCAATCTCAGCGATGTAATAGAGAACATCACCAAGCTCTTTCTCAATCACTTGAGCATTGAGAGAATGGCCGTGCGTTAGCCACTTTTTCAAATGCTCCGATACCTCGCCTCCCTCTCCAACGAGTCCCAGGCCGGCTGCTGCAAGGCGGGTGACGAAGGAGAAGTTCTTTTCTGGGGTGAGAGGAGGTTCAGTGTTGTAAAGCGTGAAGCCTCTGCGGGCGCTGGTGCGATCGGCGTGTTGCTGGTATTCGTCGAAGTCCACAGTCATTACTCCAGGTCTAGAGAAGAGGATGCAGAGAAGTTAAGAGGGCGGTCTTGCTCGTTGATTTTCGGGGGAGGTCCTGGCTGAGCGACCTTGCGATAGCCGAGCCAGTAGAGAACGTGCAGCACTTCTCTCCACGTCGGGAAAGGCCGCTGGTTCTTCTTCTTGTACTCGTGCATCGTGAGCATGAACTCCGTCTCGTCGGGCGTGTAGTCTGCTCCTGGATGCACTTCACAGAAGCGGGGGAAGTCCTGTGCTTCCCTCCGCTCCGTGCCGTCGAGGTCGCGTTTCTTTGGAGGCATTTACTTACTTTCTACCAGGCATTATCGAACAGCACATACACCTTTCGGGCAATCTTCGACAGATAGATCAAAGACAGCTCCAGAGAGTTTAGAGAAATCAACAGGCTTCAAGGAGTTCTTGTAAGACTCGTACTCTTCTCTAGTTACTACTTCCTGCGGCAAATAGCTGTGCCCTAGGTCCTTGGCAGTCTTGGTGGGGTCGTTCCTTCGGAGAAGAGAGACAGCGATGAAGCCGTTGTCCCAATTCGCGTCAATCCAATGAGCGATTTCGGGAAGTTCTTCTGGTGAGTAAGAAACAGTGACACTTACTGTGTGTTCTGCCCATAGGTTATTCCACCGCAAGTACCGATCTAGCTGCTTAACCGCAGGCTCGAGATTTACTTCCTTACCATTCGCTGAGTCAAACTTGATGCCGTCATACTTGACAGGAAAGCACACGAGTTCGTTATTCCTATCTTGCGGGTTGGTCATAACGCGATACCCCGCGGAGCGGAAGAGCGGCATCATGGGATCATGAACGCTGAAGTTAACCCAATTATGAATGTATCGACCTAAAGGACGATGAACGCCTTCAGCAATTTCACCGACGTCCGACGATCCCATGCACTTCGACCCGGTGCCTTCAGGCTTGATACAAGTGACAGCCTTTGGTCGCGGCAGACTCAGTTCGTCTGCCATTGAGTAAGCCCCAAGAACGGCCGAGTTCTTCAGCTTCCGCACCTGATAGTCAGTCATCCAGTCGGCCTGAACTACACCAGTCACGGAGACGCCGCAAAGCCGCAGGGCTTCGTTCGTCTGGTGCCAGTGGGGTTGGAGGATTGTATCGCGAAGGTTGACACACGCCTGGCGATAGTTCGCCCTGGCGATGATGTATACAGCCCGCTCAAGTGCAGAGAAGTCCCGCTTGAATCGGGGAAGTGAGTTCGTAACCAGATTGCAAAAACGCCCTAAAAGGATCTCAAGGCACGGATTTGCTCCGGTGAACCACGGAGCCTTTCGTCGAGCGGCTTCCGCGTTCATGATGCCAGGATCGCCTCCGCACTCGTCAGCCGCGTATACCAGTTCCAGGATCTTCTTCAACGACGGTTTGGACCAGAACATCTCCGTGTTGTTGGACTGTCGGCGTTGAGGATTGTGGAGCCAGTACTCGTGCTTCGCCCTGGAGAATTCTTCGGCCAGAGGATTCGAGGCGTCGAGAAGAGCGATCTGAGCGCTCCTCCGGGATGACAGAATCTCGCCAAGAAAGTTCACGAGGTCGAGAATGTCGATCTCGTCGAGCAGATTCCCCGCCTTCTTAACGAGGAGGGCGTGGATCTTGGTGATGGCGTCGGCGAGGGGCGTATACCCGTTGCAGATCCAGCCGTAGCCGCGGAGACGCCCTCCAGGTCCTCGAATCTCAGAGAAGTCGACAACGAGTTTACGGGCTTTATAGGCATAGCCGGCGAGAAGTTTACCGAAGAGCTTCGCCCACGATTCCGCGGAGTCTCCGACCTTCAGCGTCCACGTCCATCCGTTCGAGTCATTTGGCTTTGTCTCTACGTTAAGCGGATTGCCCTTCTCCTGGGCCTGCTTGAGTGAGGGAACAAGGATCAGTTCAGGGGGGCCACCGACGTAACCGTGGAGAACACCGACTTGAGGGCGGAAGCCTACACCGCAGCCGTTAAGGAGGAGCCAGGCGACGTCAACAACGTCATAGATGGACTCGACAGGAGAGTAACAGCAGTTGAAGTTGCAACAGGCGCGTTCATAGGCATAAGGCGTACCGCCAAGGAAAAGCGTACGGCCGGCGACGAGGGACTTTCTCTGGAGTCCGAGTTGCGTTAGCTCCTCAAGTTCTCGCTTGACGGGCTTACCACCTGCTTCTTCCCAGAGACGGAGGTGGTGGTCGAACGTCGAACGACGGATGACCTGATTCCACGTCTCGAAGCCTTTTGACTCGTCGTCGGCATCGAGTTGACGACAGTACGTCCGGAGCGTGATCGCCGCCGCCCTCTCCGAAAAATCCGCGAACGGTTGAGTACGCGAAGAAGTCGTCGAACTAGAAGAAGCAGAGGACGCGCTCGACGAGCAAGTAGATGGAGAAGATGCGGCAGAGGTCATGGGTGGGGGTGGACTCCGGAAATAAGGCGGAAGGGAGAGTGGTTTAGCAAGACGTCAGAACGACTTCCTCGCCCTTCTCGAGCAGACGAACGGAGAGAGTATGGATATTCTCGGGGTTAACCCAGGAGCCAGTCTGCGGTGAAGTCAGGCTGATGAGCCGATCGTAGGTCCGGAGAAGGATGTGACCGAGGAACTCACCATTGCCTGCGAGGAGGACGGCCAGGTCGCCTCGCTTCATCTGAGAGGCGGGAATGGACTTGGGAGGGGTGTTGGTCTTGGCGTCGAGCGTGTACATGGTGTTGTTCTTTCTTGTTAGAAGCTAAGGGAATCAGGGAAAAGCGGCTTGTTGAGTAACGACTTGAGCTTGTCCCAGTCGATCTCTAAAGAAGAAACTTTTGCAGCCGTAGTTGTGTTGTTCGTGACGGGAGGAACTGGAGTAACCTTCTCACTCTTGATTGTGAGCAAGACCTTCTCCCCCTTGTCGAAGCGCCGGCACGTCCAGTTCTGTGCTGTCGTGTCTCCAGGGCAAACGAGGTAAGCCTTGAGCGAGGGATCAAGAATTAGCAGGCGATCGTAAACTCGAATGGCGACGACGCCCGCATGAGGCCCTTCGTGGAGTATGGCGAGATCGCCGATTTTCAGGTCAGAGACTTTGAGCGGCGGTTGGGCGGGCGGATGAATCTTTGTCGTGAGGAACACAGGAGGATTACGCTTTCTTTTCTGAAGAAGGAAGAACGAAATCGAGTGGTGTGAGCGTCAACTCGTCGCCAGGGACGTAGAGAGCGACAAGGAGATCAGGTCCGTTACCAGGGAGGTTGCTCGCGTTGCTCCATGTGCGCTGTGGATTGTCCAGGGAGACGAAGAAGGTCGGTGTGCGAAGGATGATGTTGTAATCAACCTTATCGCTTGTCGCACTACTCCAGAGGATAAGGCCGATGTCCCCGTCCTTCATGTCCTTCGTGTTGACGCGAGGCCCTGTGGGGATCGCGTACTTCCCACTGACAGCGGGAGTCGCTTTCGCCTTGTCGGTTTTGTGTTTGAGCGTGTACATGATTCTTTCGTTGAAGACGAGATTAAAAGAAATCGCGGGCCTTGGAGTCGCACCAAGCATTTCGAGTTTATGAGACTCGATTGAGCACTACGCCCTCCCGCGTTAACCCGGTTTCCTTTCATCAAGCTAACGGATAATTACGCCGCTTACTCTATGAAAGTAACGACAACGGAGTTCCGGTTTCCGTCTTCTCCACATCACCAGACGGCCGCGACCAGCAAAGGGAAGAGTCGTTTATTCATCAATCGGTACAGAAGCAAGTGTCCTGATCATCGTTGCAAGCAACAGCCGCAGCGAAGAGCGGAAGCTCGACCTTCTTGTTTTTGAGGTCGGTGTAAGTCGGCCTGTCTCTACGAAACGTTTGCCCCGTCTTCTGCTCCATACGACTCCACCACTCGAGTCCTTCAGGGCGCTCCTCAGCCAGACGGAAGATCTTCGCCTTGCTCTTGAGGAAACAGAAGTCGCAGTTGCCCTCGTAGGACTGTAGCTGAAGGTCGAAGGGCTGTGAGGCCCAGAAGTTCATCACGTCCTCTTCTGTGACCTTCGCGGAGTTTAGAGGAGCGACGTACTCTTCTGTCGAATCGTTAAGGGCCTTGAGCTTGGCGATCCTCGAGTGTTCGTCATGGCGAATACCAATGGCGACGGTGTACTCATCGAAGCCGAGGGCTTTCATGAACCGCTTCATCGACCGCTGCTTGAGTTCGGCCGTGCAGTACCTCTGTGGCACGTTCGGTAGGATCGGCGGCTCTTCCTTGTAAAGACGTCGATACTCTGCCTTGACGTCGATGATCTGCTCGAAGGGCTCGCCGTTTCGCGAAGCTGTGTGGAAGTCTACTTCCTTGAAGCCATGACAGCCGATCTTGCCGCTCTTCGTAACTACAGGAGCCTGTGTGCGGCAGTACTCGATCCAGCGAACAGAGACGTTCCACCTCTTCTGGCATTCGTGGACGAACTGTAAAGTTTCTTCCCTCTCCTTGCCTGTGTTGGCGAAGGTAACTAGAACGTCGTCAGGTAGAACTCCTCCGAAAGCCTGGAGGACGTGGTAGAGCATGTACCCGCTCGTCCTGCCGCCAGAGAAGGCGATGCGCGCAGGACGGTCCAGCAAGTAGCAGTTACTAACATCACTCATAAAGAGGAGTCCGTCGTGATTGAAGTGGAAGCGTGGGTCGAGGACGAGGTCGGCGGTTCTGACGCCGCTTACGATCTTCTCGGAGAGTTCACACCAGAGGACTTCTGCAAGGAGTTGCTTGCTTTGTTGAAAGACGACTGGGGCTTAACACACGCAGTCGGAGATGTCACCCTGCATATTCAGATTACCAACAAGCAGCCAAAGCGCAACCTCGATGTGGACGGAAAAGGTTACAGAAAGTAAATCGAGAAGTCGCGCTCTTGAGATTCACACTCAGATCTGCTTCTATGCGGCGTCGTGGGAGGAGGTGTGGACCACTCGACCGCAGCCACGCGACTCTCGCGTCGGCGTGAGTGAATCAAAGACTCACGCTGACGTTGTCTTCTGCAACTCGTGGCGCAGCCCAGCAAGACTGATTGCCTGGGAGAGCGTCGTCGAGGCGATCATCATATCGCCGTTGAGGTACTGGAAGAGGGCAACGAGGGCGAGGCCAACAGCCCCGATATATGCCTTCTTGCCACCAAGGAAGGAAAGGAGACTTTTCATTAGGTCTTTCGCAATAGAGAACAAGAGAAAGAAAAGAGTTTGGTGGAAGGAGTTGAACCTTCAAGCGGCGATACTTCCCGACTTCTAGGCCGCTCCGGGGTTAACATGTTCGTTCGTATTCGTTTCTCGTCGTGATCGGCCGTGTCACGATCCTTTGGGCTCGACGAGAAACACGAATGAAAATGAAAGTCGGTACGTTTACGTTTTCCGTTTCGCACACCAAACTCTTAAAGCGGGTAGGGGGAGTCGAACCAATCTACTTGTGAGTCATATGCCTCATAGTAGCCGCCTAGATTCATAACAGGTGATCAATTCCGTTATGGGATCAGCGCCCGACCTCGTGATTATCAGTCACGCGCTCTAACCAACTGAGCTATACCCGCGTAAGTAAAAGACGTCCGATCGGAATTGCACCGACTCACAAGTTCATGAACATAGTTCTTGTGTTGTTGTTTTGGCAAGTAGTCAGATTCAAGCTCGACATGAGAGTCCCAGGACTGCTTGATGACCCTGCGATCAATTAGCCCAACTACACTACCGCGTGTACCATTCGAGAAGGTCAGAACTTCTCGCTACGCTGTCCACGCCGCAGACGTCTACTCCGCCGCCAAAGCAACGGAGGGGATGAGTTTAGTCGTCCAGGAGTGCCTCGTCGAATGAACGAACGGAGCAGTTGTGGTTAATGGTGACTCACCTCAATGTCACAATCTTTTCATCTCCTGTTTCTTGCGACATCTTATCAACCGCCGTGAAGCTGTTGACGACTAAAAGAACAACAGAACGCCGTGGGCACAACATTGGAGATTGTTTTAAGAAGTTGCTGTTGGCGTTCTAAAAATCGTGTGTATCGTGCCGAGAAGAGGTGAATCAACCTCTGAAAGCGCTCCGGGCCTTCGACGACTTCTTAGAGCTTGCGTTTAGTCGCGGATGGAAACTTGTACGCGAATTACGCTGTGCGAACCTGTTCTCGGGAACGAACTTCGTCAATCTCAGAACATCGACGGAGTAGCATGGAAGGGATGCGGCGTCGAGTTGTTCGTATTCGCGGTCGAGCGAGCGGGGCGGGCGGTTCTTGCAGCCTTCGCACGCAGGCGGATCAGCCGGTTGACATCAGACCGCTTGTAGAAGATTGCACCGCCCTCGTAGGCGATGGGGGTGATGCCCTCGCGCTCGCAGATCCGCTTGAAGGTGCGAGTCTGGACGCCGAGCATCTCCGCGGCCTGGGTGGTGTTGACCTTCGAGGCGCGAGATGCACGAGTCGTCGTAGAAGTAGAAGTAGACACTGTTTGAAAGACCTTTCTTTCGTTAAGTAAAATTGTCGCTTGCGGACTTCACTTAGTCCAGCAGTCAGCGACGTGAAACTCTGTAGAGATGGGCACAGTATGCCCAAGAACTTCAGACATGGAATCCTGCATGAGCTTCTGTACTCGTTCTGCGAGTATGTCGGCTCTTGAGGATTCCAACTCCACAACGAGTTCGTCGTGGATCATGGCAACGATATTGAAGCCTTCTGAAAGAAGCCGCCACATCGCCAGTTTGATACCATCAGCAGCGAGGGCCTGGAACCTCGTGTTGCCAGTGATGTAAACCTTTTCATTACGACGAGCAACGAAATAGGTATTCGGAACCATAGGGCACCAGATAGGACGCTTATCAGTAAACTCACGACGTTGAGAAACGGTAATCTGAGCCTTATCTCGCTTCAGTACCCTTACATACCAGTAACCAGTCATGTTAGGAATGTTGTTTATCTTAGGAGAGCGAGGAGTATACATAGACATGTCTCTCCAAGTCGCCTTGCTTGCGTACCCACAAAGAGTACATAGGAACTGGAACATGTCTGATCGTTCCTTTTCTTTGCAGGCAAAGGTGATTTCTCCACCCGATCGACACCCGTCCCCATCTATCATGGTGTTTAATAGGAGATGAAGTTGCTCCTTCTTCAGAGATAGAAGAAAGTCGGGAGTTAAGGTCCTGTTTGGAAAGAGAGTATGCAGTTTCTTTGCCATAGAGGATTTCAAATACCAGACGACCCCTCCTTGCGACTGTCGATACTTAGAGGACAGTATATCCATGCGAAGAATCAAGTCTTCAATCCTTTTGACTTTCTCTGGATTACCTCTTTCGCTCTGGCATAGAATCACGCGAGGTTGATGTTGAACTCTCTTTCGAGGAATTAGAGAGCAACTACCGTCGGTAAGAAACCATCCGGCAAGCTCAACGAAATCATTTGAAAAGCATTCGACGTAAGAGCCGAAATATTTTCCAGTCCGGTGAATAGTATGATGGCCGGCAGGTGAAATCTCAGATGTTAGTTTGCAGACGTCTTTTCCTGTAGTCTTATCTGTTACCAACCATCGATGATCGGGAGTTGAAACAGCACTCATAGACTTGGAAGAAAACTCTACGAGTGGACCTTCGTAGTCTGGGTAGAATTTTAAGTCAGTAGGATGTTGCCATTCCAGTTCT